TACACACAGACAAATATGACCGGGAAGCTACATACATCCGTTGTTCTGCAGTCTCCCGATCATAATCTTTCAGTGACGATATTATGTCATTATGACATACTGTCAGTGATGATATCCCGCCATACGTCTCTTGTAATCATCTACTTTATCCCTCAGTTTGGTGTAGTCCTTTTCCTTGATCTGCCCCTCCTCATTAAGCTTCGTAACCAGCTCATCAAGTTCCTTCAAGGCTTTATGCGCCAGATCCTTGTAATTGTTCGCCAGATTCATATCCAACTCATTCACAGCCGAATTCACCTGCTGTTTTACCTTTCTACTCATCATAATATATCACCGCCCATTCATTTCAAGATCTTATTCCCACGTATACCAAAAGAGCCTGAAACCCTTGATTCTACTCAGGTTTCAGGCTCAATATAATGCCGGCTGCGGGACTTGAACCCGCACTTAAAATCATCTAAAAAGCCATTTTTCGTTGATTTTACAAGGTTTCTAAGGTTCAAAATGTAATCTCGTTTTGATTACTTTGATTACTTTTATAAATGCTATTACTGATTACTTTTCGCCATCATCTTCTTATTTGCTTTTTCAAGAATATTTCTCTTTTCCTCAATTTCTGAAACATCATAGGTGTAATATTGGCTATTTACTTCTGGTGTATTTCCTATAATACTAGAAGCAACAATAGAAGATGTCCCATCACATCGAATAGTTGAGTTTATGGTTCGTCTATAACAATGTATACTAATACTTTTATCGACACCTGCTTGATATGCTTTGTTTCTGGCACAGTCTCCAATTTTTCTCTTATTTATATGACCATCTTTGTTCATAAAAATATAATCTCCTAAGAACCCAAATAGTTCTTCGGTGGTTTTAATCTCTTCTAACAGTCTTTCTATATCTTTCGTAATTGGAACTATCCTTGGTTTTTTGTTTTTTGAATAATTGACAATATAATATTTATTTTCAATTCTGTCATAAATTTCTTCTTTATTAATTATTATTACATTGTCTTTAATAGAGTCCCAAGTTAAAGCAGATATTTCTCCGACTCTCATACCTGTGTACATTGCTAATTCTACAGCATAAGGCACTATATAATCAGGTTTTTGTTTGTAGTCACTTCTTAATTTTTTGACTACTTTTGCCACTTCAATTTGATTTGCAATTCGATCTTCTGTATTATAAATCTCATATACACAATTTCTCAAATAATAAGAAGTAGGATTTAGATATATACATGGGTTTTCGTTTATATATCTTCTAACTATGGCATGTGTAAATATACTTTTTATATAACCTATCAATGCCTTCGCTGCTTTAGGTTTAAGTTCCAATTCTTTGATGGTTTTTTGAATAAATATATCTAATCTATCGCCAGTGATTTTAGTAATATCAGCGTTTTCAATCCATGTATCTTTAAAATATCTTTTATAATCCGTATCATATTTGGACAAGGTATTATTAGAAACTACTTCCGATTTAAGTTTTTTATAAGACGAGAAACAGTCTTTGAATGTGATTACTCGATTCTCACTCTCGTTCTCATAGAAGTCAAGAATAGCCTCATGTATTTTATCCAAACTTTTCTTTTTTATTAATCTTCTTCCGTTTTTCTTTGTATTATCGGATAAATATGTGTACCAAAAGCCATTATCTCCTTGCCATATTTTGTATTTGTGCTGTGATATTATATCATTAATTTTACTCATATATAATTGTTCTTGCACATCTGATATATTGATTATACCTTTATCTATAGCTTGTTGCAATATACTATTCATATTGTCATTTATATATATCACCTCTTTAAACAAGGGATAAATTGATATAAATATCAGTTTATCCCCTGGTATAAAATTTTAGTATTACTGTTTACCTGTCGATCCAATGCCACCCCTATCAGTATCATCAAAATGTTCAACTTCAACAAACTCTATCTCTGGCTGAATCTTCTGAATCTCAAACTGACAAATCCTATCATTCTTATGAATAACTGTGTCTCTCATAGCAATTGCTGGAAACTTCCAACAATCATTATCTCCACTATAACTATTATCAATCTGACCTACACTGTTTGCTAAAATGATACCAAAATTTTTATATGTACTACTTCTCGGATACACATTAGCCTTATATCCATCAGGAAGTTTTATTCCTACACCAAGAGAAATGAGTCTAAAATCACCCTTCTTCATTTCTACTGTCTCTGCTGCACGAAGATCTATCAAATCACCTTTACTAATCTTTTCTATCTTATCTATCTCATCGTCAAAATATTTTATCTTAATTTTCTCCATTTTTTTATCTCTCCTTAAAATCTGTTACTCGCCATCCAAAAAATATTTTCATCATTACCTTCTGAAATTTATTAAAATGTTGGTCACAATATATGGTTGCCGAGTATACATTACCTATCTGTAGTTTTGAGCCGTTCTTTATCTTCCTTACGGATACATTATTTCCCCAAGGCATAGAAATAGCCGTAACTGGTGGACTTAATTTGTCTGCCACTTCATATGCTTTCTTTATAACATTTTTGTCCGTATATTCCGTACACTTCTGATTAATATCCTTTATGATAAATGGTTCTTGAACACCGATGCAAACATAATCGTTTGGCTTAGACATAAACCATCCACGCTTACAACATTTGCAATTTTTACAGATCATGTAGTCTCACCTCTCTTTAGTTTTTGATTTCGTATCTCTCTCGATTTTTCTTGTTTCGCCATATACCATATCTACATTTTGTGATGCAATAATCTTTGTACTTATTGTTAGCGAATTGGCAACCAGGACAATAAGAATTACTTAGATATTTACTTTTTTCGATTTCTTCAAAATACTCTTCTGCTCTAGCTTGTTTCTTTGTTTCTCTTCGCTTTTTATATTCAATTATTGATCGTTTTATGTTCATAAATTTTTCTCCAAATATTTAATATATCTATCCCAAAGTCCAATACAATGTATATACTCCTTACCACGTAACCCCTTTAGTTTCATATCAGCCTTAATACTATCAAGAGGTTTTCTTCTATTAGCCAAGGATTTAATGAAGTTATTTGTGGCGTGGGAAACGGTTAAAATGCGCTCTGATGGGATTTTTTCAACAATATTTTTATACTTGATTAAGTCTTCATCTGATATCTTATAATCCTTATTTTGAGGTAAATTCCTACTTGAAAATGGACTGATATTTGAACCACTTGTTCGTGGTTTCAGTAATGGGATAATTTTGCCAGAATCGGCATATTTGAATTTGAAAAGAACTTCTGAATCACTTTCTTCTATGTCATATACATTACCAAGATTTTCTTCTTGTATAGTATTGATAATATTATGTCCACGCTGAAGGCTTGGAATGTAAGCTAGTAATGTACTACCTGTGTCATGGAATATCATATTGCCGTGTTGACAGGATATATACATATCTATATCCTCATACTGACCGTTTGGCTTGCGTGGAAAATCATTTGTATTTTTATCAATAGGTACTTTCAGACGATAGATACCCTTAAACTTGTCGGTTAAGTATGACATTAATTGCCCCACTCCCTCTCTTTATCATCTGGATATCTAATGTTATCTCGGTGTGATGCTGCATTGCAGAATGCCATAAGTGTGCCACCTACGAATACGCCTACTATAAATGAGATTGTTGCTGTTATCATATTGAAACTCCTTTCAATCGCAGTATAAAATTATTTTGTCTTGAGCAAGGGATTGCTGTACATCAATAACTCTTTGATTTTTTGAGCCTCTGAATTTGAGTGTAAGATCTTTTTGCTCATCTATATATTCTCCATCTACAAGAACATCTACATTACCTACTATTTCCCAACGCTTCTTTAATATTTCTTGTAAATGTGGTGCAAAATTACTGCCAGGTAATAATCCATCTTCTGAGAATGGTCTACATTGTTCAAAGATGTATCCTGTATATAACCAAATTATTTTGTCTGGGAATCTTCTGTTAATTTCTTTAACAAGAGATAGAACTTCATCAAGATTTTGTTCAGCTAAACATTCGCCACCAAGAAATGAAACTCGTTTAATATATGGTCTGTCAATCAGTTTTATAAACTTTTCTATTATTTCTTCTGTCCACTCTTTGCCACCATTAAAATCCCATGTCTCAGAGTTGAAACAATTTTTACAGTGGAACGGACATCCTTGAACGAAGAGGGAGACACCAACTCCCTCTCCATTGGAAATATCAAGATTGCGCATACTTGCATATCTCATACTATTCCTCCTCGATATCGTCAAGGTGTGGTACTCTATCATGAATATCACCAAGTCTACCCTGATTCCATCCATTACGTGCTGTTCCTTTATATCCGCAAGTTCTACGAGTAATATCCATAGTTCTTACATCTCTATTACCACAGTTAGGACATTCCCATACCAGCTTTCCGTCTTCATCAATAAGCTTGATTTCTTTATCCCATCCACATTTTTGACAATAATCACTCTTGGTATTCAGTTCGGCATACATATTATTGTTGTAAATAAATTTTATTACTTCAAGTACAGCAGGAATGTTGTTTTCCATGTTTGGACATTCTATATATGAAATACTTCCTCCTGGGCTTAATCTCTGGAATTTTGCTTCGATACGAAGCTTCTCGAATGCGTCAATATTTATAAATACAGGAATATGATAAGAGTTTGTAATATATGTACGATTTGTAACTCCTTTGATAACGCCAAATCTTTCTTTAAGTTTCTTTGCAAACTTTTCCGTGGTCGCCTCTAAAGGTGTGCCATACAAGCTATAATCAATGTTTTCTTCTGCTCTCCACTGGGAACATTTATCATTTAATGCTTGCATTACTTCCAGACCAAACTTCTCTCCAATCCCTTCATCACAATGATAGTGACCTGTCATATATTTTACACATTCTGCTAGACCTGCGTAGCCAAGTGACAAGGTTGAATAACCACCAAAAAGTAACTGATCAATGGATTCACCCTTTTTAAGTCTTGCAAATGCTCCATGTTGCCAAAGAATAGGTGCAACATCAGATTTCGTTCCACGTAATCTCTTGTGTCTAATTTTTAAAGCTTTATGGCACAATTCTGTACGTTCGTCAAATATTCTCCAAAACTCATCAACATCCCCACCTGATGATAACGCAATATCTGGTAATGAGACTGTTACGACACCAGTATTAAATCTTCCATAGAACTTTGGTTTATCATTTTCATCATGCCATACTGTTAAGGCACTTCTACACCCCATTACAGGATAGCAATTGCCATCTTTCATTTCTTTCATAACCTTTTCCGAGATATAATCAGGGGTTAATCTCTTCATAGAACACTTGGCAGCCATCTCAGTAAGATACCAATACTTATCTCCTTCATGAATATTATCTTCCTGAAGTACATAGATAACTTTTGGGAAAGCTGGTGTGATATATACACCTTCTTCATTCTTTACACCAAGATAACTCTGACGAAGTTCTTCTTCAATTAACATGGCTAAATCGTCTTTTTCTCTCTGATTATGTGCTTCATTAAGATACATAAATAAAGTAATAAATGGTGCTTGCCCATTTGTCGTCATGAGAGTCGTGATCTGATACTGAATTGTTTGGATTCCTTTTTCAATCTCTTTCTTTAATCTTTTTTCAACAACTGTATCAAAGTCCTCTTCTAAAATTGCCCCTCTTGCACATCCCAACAATCTAATTTCTTCATTTAACTCTTTACGGATTTTTTGTCTTGAAATGTCTACAAATGGGGCAAGATGTGCCAAAGAAATACTCTGCCCCCCATATTGACTTGAAGCAACCTGCGCTATAATCTGAGTTGCGACTGTACATGCAGTTGAGAAACTGTGTGGCTTTTCTATCATAGTCTCGCTTATTACAGTTCCGTTCTGTAACATATCCTCAAGATTGATAAGACAGCAGTTATTCATATATTGAATAAGATAGTCAAGATCATGTACATGAATTAAACCATCATCATGAGCCTGTACAATCTCAGGTGGCAAAATATATCGTCTTGAAGCATCTTTACTTACAATTCCTGCTAAATAATCTCTCTGTGTTGTATTAAGTCTTGGATTTTTATTGGAGTTCTCATTATTCCAATAATCACTTTCTCCACTTAATAATTCTGTTATTTCTGTATCAATCGTATTCTCGTTCTCTCTCTGAAATTCACGAATACTTCTATACCCCTCATATGCTTTTGCTGTTAATCTCTGCTTCTTTGAAATTAGTTTATCAAATACTATTGTCTCTATATCTGATACACTCAGCTCATCTTTGTCGGCATACTCAGTTTCAATCTCATTCGCAATATCTTCAGCAACCTTCGGCTTGATAATACCCGATCCGTTTTTCATAGCCTTTAAAATCGCAGAAGAAATCTTTGCTTTGTCAAAATCAACTTCTGAACAGTCTCTTTTAATTACCTTCAAACCTTATCTCTCCTTTTCTGTCTCTACTTTGTTTTTTTCTTCGTTATCAACTTCGTCATTGATTCTATGTAGAACTCCCAAACCTTTATAATACCTTTTATTTATAATACCTTTTAAATGAGTAACTTGATATACGATCATACTTATACCAATTGTTAAACACATACATAAAATCGAGACTAACACCATAAATATAGCTATTGTACCTGTATCCATAATTCACCTTCCTTTCACCGTTGAAACTATTCTTCAAATCTCACTTGAAAATGAAAGAAAATATATCATCGTCTGCTAATAATCCAGCCCTTTTACACATATTATTGTTCTTATTAACATTTTTCTCATCTTTACCTTTGATTTCAATCTTGTAGCCAAGAGCCTTCTCAATCTCTTCCTTGGTCATAACCTTTGGCTCAACCTTGAGCGACCACATATCTTTGTGAAAAAGATCATATAACATATCTTCAAAATCATTACTTACTCCAAAATTCTTAATCTGGAAACCATCTTTCTTACTGTAAGTGCCATATTCACACTCATAGGTCTTTCCATTCTGGTCGGCTAATCCAACCATCTGATAACAAAACATATCTTTATCCTCCTATATAATATTGCCACTGCACTCACTGAGATTCAGTGTCCAATAGTGCAATGTATCATCATAATTAGCATCAGTGGCTATCCTCTGATAACTACTAATCTTATATTCTCTGTTATCACGAGTTTTTGCTGTAATGTAACCATCAGGTCTGCTTAATAGCTCTTGCGCTAACTCATGACTTGTCATAATGCTCACTAACTAATATTTCCTCCTTGTAAAAAATCTTTTATGTCGTACCAGTTATTACATCTGACACCCTTCCAATTTTTATTCCATACATATTCATCGCCGAAACAAATATTAAACATGGCATTTGAAGTAATCAGGTTATTGTATGAATCATCAATGAATATACCGTCTTGCATATCTATATGGCTCTTATCCGTATGCTGTTTTAAATTTACTCCAATAAAATCACAATATGGTAAATTCTCTCTTATCCAAATTGACTTACCATATAAATTTGGACTATACCCAGCAGAGACAATAGTTATCTTGTATGTTTCTCTCAATTCGCCTAATACTTCCTTTGTCCAATCCATATAGGTAATATATTTGAAGAATCTCGGCTGATTAAAATATGTATCTATGTATTCAGGTTTGGCACAATTACACTCTTTAAAATTCCATGTCTCAACTTCCCACCACTTAACAGGCTTAAAATCCTTGTAATATTTAAAATCTTCATTGTACATTTGACATATAGCTGCAATGGTGTTGACCACACATCCATCAAAGTCTATATATAGTTTCCTTATATTAATCACCTCACAATCAGATCAAGTAAATCCTTGTAAAATTTGGATAATACATCTTCATTATCGGTATGTATTCTTATCTTCAATGGCTGAGATATATCTAAGCTAAATATCCCAAGTATTGACTTAGCATCAATTACATACCTATCTCTTAGAATATCTATGTCTTCCTCGTAACTTAGCGCAATCTCATTTAATTTTCTTGCTTTTGCGATGCTACTTATGTCTATCACATAGGTATCATTAATCATTTCTATGCTCACTTTAATACAACCTCACTATTTGATTTATTTCATACATTTCATCGACTGCTTTGGGCAGTTCAAATTGTGTCCCACACTTAATGCATTGACACTTGTATATTTTCTCATTTTTATTACATTCAATTATTCGATAAGTTTTATGTTTGCAAAAATTCTTAAACATTTTCTTTCGCCTCAGACATATATATTTCTTCATGTTTTATGACTGTTATGATTTGTTTCATATGATTAATTGCTGCCGATATATATTGATTGTTATCAACATGCCATGACTTGTCATAATCTATATTTGGATATATTTTTGTAAATTCCGTCTCTTCCTTATCATAGTTTGCCTTCCAATTGTCAGAATTTGAACGACTTTTGGAACGAGCAATTAATTGATCTGAGTTACAATCAATCCATATATCTACTAATCGAATATCGGGAATATCCTTTGTAGATTCAATTAAATCTGAAAAACCGCTTGGATTGATAATGTATATATCACTGTTCATCAACTGCTCCTTAGTGGCAAATGAACAATAACCTGCTCTTTCTGTATATGCCACCATATCATCTCTATACTTATCTACATCATCGGCACCGATAAATGTATGGTCACAATTGTCTCCTATTTCACTCTGCCTTCTTCCTCTTGTCGTATATGACTTTAGAATTTTCAAATTCAAATCTTTGGCAACTGCATTAACAATAGTTGACTTACCAGATGCAGTTCTACCAATGACACAAAAAACTGTATGCATTTCTTCCTCCTTATTACCATGTAACAGCAATATCAATCTGATATGGATCACTATCAGCAAATCCACCAGTATCTACCACGATTGCAGTACCAAGGCTTGTCTCTACTAATGATCCTCGTGGGTATACATCAAGATTTGCTGCACACATAATATAATTCCCAAGCATTTTACAGCCATCTTCCCTTACCCAATATTCATCTGTATTTCCCATGCTGCGCATAATATCTATGCAACCTGACATATCAAGGTTATAATATGTCTCTCGTTGAGAACCATAATAATTAACACCGCTTGATGCAGTTAATATCGAACCATTATAAGCAGGTGTTGAATACTCTTCAGATTCAAACACAGTTTCAATAAGCTCATTTTCTTTAGAATCTGAACTTGTGTCTTGCGAGTCATCTTCTTTGTTTTCTTTCTTGCTATCAGATTCAATAGCCATTACATTCTCAACAGAAGGTGGATTATTTACACGGTCAATATGACCTATATAAAAATCCACTACTTGTTGTTCTACTTTTAATCTTTCGTTTTCTTCTTTTGTTTTCGTATCTATAGTGGTTTCAAGCACTTTGATGTAGTTTGACTTAATATCTAAGGCTGTTTGTAACTCATCGCACTTATTTTTTACAGAAAGGTAATTGTAGTGCATTGCGCAAACACCCAAGTACATTACTGCCATTAACCCTATAGACACACGTTTATAGTTCAGCTTAATTTACTTCACTTCCTTTGTATTTATTTGTGCCACTTATATATTCTCTTTTTTGATTGAAAAAATTTATGAAATCATTGATATAAACTGATCTTCTGATATAATAGGAATATTTAATGATTGAGCCTTCTTGTTCTTGGATGATGTAGAATTCACATCGTTATTTATAAGATATGAAGTCTTACTTGAGATAGATCCAGATACTTTACCACCATAAGATTCTATTTCTGATTTAAGAGCATCACGGTTGGAATAATGTTCGAGTGAACCAGTTATAACAAATATCAAACCGTTTAGTAATTTATTATTTGACGTATGCCAAATAGGTTCTTTGAATTCAAAAATAAATTCTTTTGATAAATCAATTATCTTTGAATCATTCTTGTTCCAATAATCTATGATAGATTGCCCTAATGTTTCACCAATACCATTAATGGCTGTAAATGAACTTTTCCCATCGACCTGTATATTGTCAACAAACACATCAAAATTATAATCACAAAATTCGGCTATGTCTTTGCTGGCTGATTTACCTACAAGTGGAATTGAAAGTGCATAAAGGAAACGCTGAAGATTAGTAATACGAGATTTCTCGATAGAATTAAGAAGTTTTTCAATTGATTTCTTACCGAAACCATCAAGAGATTCTAGTTCTTTCTTGTGATCCGACAAATGGTATATGTCCTGTATTGAATTAAGTAATCCTAGATCAATGAATTTATTTATTGATGCTTCTGAGAATCCATCAATGTTAAGTGCATCTCTTGACACCGCATGACTTAGTTTACCAAGAAGCTTGCCATTGCAATTATCATTAGTACATACAAGTATTTCTGAGTTATTATCTTTTACTATCTTAGTAGGCTGACCACATATAGGACATTTATCTGGAATATGGATATAAGTCTTTTTATATTCGTTATCTTCCTCTGACCATCTTATCTGAGGTATTATGAGATTCGCCTTAAATACGCCAATATGCTGACCTTTCCAGCTTCTTCCCATAATTTCTTTCATAACAGATATATTATGGAGTGAAGCTCTTTCAACAATTGTACCTTCAATCTCAATTGGCTTGAACACTGCTGTTGGTGTTAATATACCAGTTTTACCCATCGTGTACTCTATGTCAATGAGTTCTGTTTCTACTGATTTATTATATACTTTATAAGCTATACCGTTATTGAAGTAATCTGTTGTTCTACCAAGTGATTTACCATACTCAACATCTTCAAACTTAAATACAACACCATCTTGAGGAAGATTTTCTTTTTCTGCAATATTAATAAAATTATCAATATGTGTCTGTAACTGATTAAACTCATTTATTGTAATATTGTAGCAAGGAACTACATTGAATCCTAAATTCTGAGCATTTAATAATCTTTTGTAGAATGAATTATCACTATCTCCTTCAACCACTTCCCACGCATACCAATACAATTTCCTATCTTTTACAACCGATGTATCAAGACTTCCAAGTGTACCTGACGCAAGATTACGTGGAGTTTTGTATTCGCCATTCTTATTTAGTTCCTCAAAATCATCTATTTTAATAAGTGCTTCACCATCAATAACATAAGTTCCTTCCTTATTAATATGTAATGGGATATTGAGGAACTGCTTTACATGATCCGTTATAATATTTCCTATTGTGCCATTGCCTCGTGATTCAGCCTTTATCAGTTCACCATCTTTATAGATTAAACGACAGGTCAAACCATCGAGCTTTACAGAACCAACTAATGTATGTCCTTTTGCAAACTGCTCAACCTCTTCTGCACTATGACATTTTGCAAGCGATAACATAGGTGACTCATGAGTAACTTTCTTAATATTATCCAATACAATAGCACCAACGTTATGTGTTGGACTGTTAGATAACACAATACCAGTCTCTTCTTCCCACTGTCTTAATTCTTCAAGCTTATTATCAAACTCAGCATCACTCATAATAGAATTACCTGTATTGTAATATGCATCAGACGCTTCATTTAATAACCTAACTCTTTGTGCTATGTCAAACTTATCCATTATCTACTTCCTCTCCACAATACTCTTTTAAATATGTAATTGCCTTATTCTCCTCGATGAAGAATGGATCTAATTTCTTTTCATGTGCAATCCACCCAAGAAAATTCATCATGAGCTGACAATATCTCCAATCAGGAAAATATTTCTTCCATATTCTATTTAATTCTGCCGTAAATTTATCTATTCGTGCTGGACTTCTAATTTTAATCACCTCACTTATTTCTATTTAACTTCAACATCTGGAATAACTCTTTCTGGATAGAACACTAATTGATAATGATACTTATCTGTGCTTGTCGGTTCTGTCTGTTCCATAACATAGCATGTCCAATCATTTAAGTAGATATAATCTTTATAATATGTATCTTCGCCTGTCTTGATTGTAACTACTAGCTCATTGTTACTATTATTGCTAAGGCTCATATAACCTTCAGCTTCCAACATAATAGTGTCAGTTCTTGCGTTAGTCACAGTGATCTTTCTGTACAAATTAAATTCGTCTCCATCTTTTGATAGATTATGGTTTACTATGTCTGCTGTTCTACAACCAGTTAGACTAAACACCAAACAAATCATGAGAATTATTCCAATTATTTTCTTCTTCATTTTTTATTATCCTCCCATTGAAATGAACATTTACTTGTGTACTTCATAAAACCATTCATTGTATAAATCATATCTATTTTGAATATTAAGCCAATTAATTTCCTTATTATTATCCTTTGCCCATTTAATAAAATCAGTAATCTTTCCACAACAACCAAACTCAGGGCAACCTGCACGATAAATACAATGAGGAACTAACACATCTGATTCATAAGGATGTGTCTTATGTAATTCAATTTTGAAGTCTTCTGCCAATTCAACTGCTTCTGGTGTAGCATTGCCACACAATCTTTTTCTCCAACTATCAATAAGGTTTTGCATATTAGCATAGCCATCAAAATTAACCAATGCATCTTGTGGTTTCTTACCTCGTGGAGTATCATCAACCAATCTATCATCTCTTTGTGAGCTAATAAATTTTTCAAATTTATGTCTCGACCACTCCGTACTCAACCAGTAATAAATACTTTTCCACGACCAATCAAATTCAAGTAATCTAATTGGCGAATGTTCAGATATAAGCAACTTCTTTTTAAAAGTGTCTGTTGCTTCATTCTCTGTAAAATCTTTATTATCCGTGGTTCTACAATGATTTTTTACTCTCTTCCAATCATCACCGAACCAGTTAAAAACTGTTTTCATTTTAATTCTCCTATTTTTTTTAATCTATTCATAAGAAATAATGGATTCTTGTTATCTCTCATCAACTAATTCTTCTAACACACCACCAACTTCAGCAACAATAATTCCTACTGCTAATGGAATAATCGAACCATTCACTAATGTTACAATTCCACCAATTACTCTGATTGCTGATTTTCCCAAACTAATAAATAAATGTCCTTTACTGTTCATTTCTAATTTCCTCCATAACCTCTTCTACTATGTATTCACAATTTGATTCTGTAGAGGCGATCTCTTCATATTTAATATTGTACTGATTTAACTTATCAATAATTTCTTTTCTCACTTCTTTTGCTTCGTCTTCATTCTGGAATCTTCCTTCGTTCTCATAAGAGTAATATCTTGTGAGTAGATAATTTCTATTATTGTATGAATTAAACACATTCAGTACAGTCTTATTAAAGTCTTCTCCCAACACTTCGTCAGTGTTATATACGGCACTTAATATTAAAGGAGAGTCAACAATCATAACTTGTACCTTATCTTTCACACGTCCCATTTTGAATGACTGTTTACCAAAAATGTATTCCTGATGCTTAAATATCTCACCATTATTTTCATATACCTTATCCTTGGCAAATTCTGAAACATATTCAGCATTGATACCGTGTCTTTTTAATTGTGCTGTAATATCCATTGCACAGGTACTTTTACCTGCTGATGGTTCACCAAACAAATTTACAACAATTGTGTCCATTTTTACCTCCAATCTTCCAAAGAAACTATCGAATTCTTGCTACTGTATTATTCTCTATTCTCTACAAAACTTCATCAACAATTCCATACTTGACTGCTTTATCAGAATGAATATAGAAATCTTTCTTCTTTTCACGAATCTCATTAATATCATCTTTTGTGAGATTGGTTCTGTCGATTACATATTCTTCAATCTTTTTATTCAGCCAGTCCATTTCTTCTCTGTCTTCTACCAAATCCTGATATTTACCACTTCTCCAACAACTCATTTGATGATACATAAATGTTGAATGTTTATAGCAATATCTCTTATGACCTGCTAAGAAAATCTTAAAAGCTGCACTCATTGCATATCCTGTGCAATATGTATATATTGGAGTTTTGCTATTAAGAATGACATCAATTAATCCCCATATATCATAAACAGATCCACCATACGAGTTGATATATAGTTTAATTGGCTCACGCTTATAATTTTTCTCTTTTTCATCTTTCTCATCGTCTTCTCGAATCTGTTGTAAAATGCTCCATGTTAATTTACCAATAGATTCGTTGTCTACATCATCAGATAAAAATAATGTCTTTTTGTCTGTATTTGCATATGAATTGTCTTTCGAACTCATAAATCCTCCTATTTTTTGTTATTTTATTCATAATATGTGGGTAGGGATTTTCACCCTACATAAGCCGTGCACTGCTCACATTGGAGGGAGTTGAACCCATAGGTGTCCTACCGAGTGTTTTTAATCATTCACCTGTCTACTGCCCATTTGCGTGTCTACATATTCCACCACCACATATTTTGACAGACATAGAATCCGTCTTTCCTTGGCTTTTTGAGTCTCTGAAACGCCCTATTTATGGGCATTCCAAGACTTCAGTTTTTTCTACCACGCCATTTTTAATTACGTTTGTTGGCACATTACTCTTTATTATTGATGTCATTAACATCATCCAAGTATTTCTATTGTTATGACTTGTTCTAATGCACTGTAAAAATGCTTCTGGTTCAGCTAATAACAAACATCTCTTCTTTGCTCTAGTCAACAATGTGTAAAGCATACAGTTATCAAGAAGCTGATGATGTGTATTATCAATAATACCAATTACTGTCTTTCGACCAGCACCCTGTAATTTATGTACTGTCATAGCATAAGCAAGATCCAAAGCAGCTAACTCTTTCTTTGTGTATTCAATGATTTTGTCTTTTCCAAAAATATCAGTGTAAGTTACTTCACAATACTCTTCTTTTTTCTTACCATCATATCTTTCACTGATTTTTGTCACATAACCAATCTCGCCATTAAATACATTTTTGTCATAATCATTAACTGTTTGCATGACTTTTGCACCAAGTTTGAAAGTTGTATCAAACCCTTCAATACTCTCTAAAACATCACCAAGTAATTCATTTTGAATAACCTTATTAATTTCATTGGTGCTATTCAAACAATCTTTTCTACGAGGTACTGCAATAACCACATTGTCGATTCCATCTGATTTAACAGATTTAATAAATGTCTTAATAGCAATATTAAATAATGACTGTCGATTTGTACGGAACATATAATACATATCCTGTAACTCACCATGAATAATTCGTGGCTGTAATTTCTCAGATATAGGATTTATATTCTCACGAATCTTATTTGCATCAACAAGAATACCTGATTTTTCAGCCTGTCTCATAGGTTTTACTAACTTACTCACAACTGATTCATCGAACATTTCAATTAAATCTGAGAACACGTTACCAAATCCGATAGGTGGTAACTGTTTATGATCTCCTGAAATAATAATTCTTGTATTATCTCCAATTGCCTCAAGCCAATGTAAAAATAAACTGGCATTAACCATACTTCCCTCGTCAAGAAATGCAACATCTGTAATCAAATGATTATCCTTATTGTAAGTAAAATCATTTAAACCTTGGCATCCAAGTGTTCTATGAATAGTCATTGCAGGGAATTCTGTTGCTTCTGTAATTCTTTGAGCTGCCATTGCTGAAAGTGCTGAAGCTGTCATCATATAATTATTCTCCATATAAGCCTTAACAATTGCTCGCATTATTGATGTTTTACCAGTTCCTGCTTTTCCAGTTATCAAACTAACAGTTCTATGTAAGCTCTTATGAATCGTGTCTAACTGTTCTACTACATAATTAAATCCTTGTTCTTCTTCCGCATGTTTAATTGCTTTATCAATCGCTTCATCAGAAATATTGATTGTTGTTTCAATTTGAGATTTATTCAGAATCAAATGATAAATCTGCATCTCAATATCGTAATAATATTTCAGACCAATTCGACCATTATCAATATGAAGAAAGTCATTATTTTCTAATAGCCAATCAACCTTATTGCAACATTCGTATATATTATTACTTATGGCTGCCCTTAAAATCTTTTCAGAACACCATGTATGACCTTTACTTTCTCCTAGATCTTTGAAATAGTATTGGATAAAAGCCACAAGTCTTTGTGTAGAATCAATCAGTTCAGGTTTTAACTTCAGTGCTAAATCATCACATTTACGAAACCCAATCCCATCAATTTTTGTCATGATGTATGGATTTTTTTCTAACTCTTGCTTTAATAAAACTGGATTTGGTTCTTCTGAAAGCAATTTTTTAATCATTGCATAAGTAACACCAATTGGTTTTAGCATTGAGATAATGTCAGAAATGAGATAGTTATTGATGATTTTTTCCTTGATTTTATTCCAAGTAATTTCTCTAACACCTTTTACAAGACTGTAATCAATAGTTTTTAATGTACCATTCGCTACATCATTAACTACATTTGGATATGCATTTATTAAATTATCAGCCATCCATTCAGGAATCATTGACTTCAAAAATAATAACTGTGTTTCTCTGCTTTGTGGAATAATGGCGTATATGGCAATCGGTGTATATTGATCGCCATATTTTTTATCTTTTTTATATTTCGCCTTAACTACATATTCTCCACCCACAACTAAATGTTGCATCTTTCCTGCTAACTTACTCATTTTTCTATCATCAGTATCATTTGCAGAATTATTATCACCAAACGGATCGAATGTTTTTGTAGATTTTGTAAAGAATGGAATATCATCTTTTGTTGAAAATCCAAACACACCCCACGTTGAATCATCCGAATAGTATTGCTCATATGTAATTATCGCTGTGAATTTATAAATCTCATCTTCATCCAATTTAGACTGATACTCCTTTCTTTCTCACATATTCAAGCCATTTACTATATGGCTTTAATTTTTCTACAATTACCTTTTCTTCGCTATCTTTCTTACAAAGAATTGCTACTTGCTGTCCTTTTTTTACTAAATCTTCATATTCTTTTAATTGACTATGCCATACAATTCCTTCAACAAGTCCAAAACTTGAATAGATGTTTATATATGCGAACTGCTTACCATTCTTATCTTTCTTCTTTTGAACCTTTGCTATAATTCCAACTAAAGTACATTTCTCACCATCAGGTACATCCTCAAATGGTGTCAAGAATGTATAAGCTGCATCAAATGGATTATCATTGATAAATACTTGTAATGTTTGGAATTCCCAAAACTGTTCGTCTTCAAGATATTTTTTGTTATCATCTATGTACTTTTGGAATCTTACCTTCTGATTTTCTTCAAACTGTATCTTTTTCAATCTGTTATATTCAGTAAGTAGTGCTTTCTTGTCATATACAATTCGTTTTCCAGATGAAGGAATCACGTACTTCTTTAAGTTAATGTTCCAATCTTCTTCGAGTTTCTTATAGGTAGGCAATGATTGAACTTCTGAGAATTTTAATGGTTGATACTCTGATTTAAGATATGATATAAGTTTTTCACGCTTATTTTTACAAGGAATTGCACCAGATTTTATCAGTGCAATAACAGATGCCTTACCTAAAGAAAGTCTCTGAATCAAATCATCAAACGATTTGTATATACCATTATTCTCTCTTTCTTCGATAATTTGCTTAGAAAGTGATTCACCAATTCCACCAATAGCAGATAATCCAAAAAGAACCTTATCATTATCGACTGTGAAATTCATTCCAGAATGATTGATATTCGGTGGCATAATATCCACATTAAAATACCTTGCATCAAGAATATATTTATTAATTGCACCTGCTTTATCTTTATTCTGATTGAATAATGCTTTGAAAAAGTAAGTTGGATAATGAGCTTTGAACCAAGCTGTCTCGAAACAAAGGACTGCGTAACTAAATGAATGACTTTTATTAAAAAGATCCTTTAATACCCTCGGTTTCCCGATATTTATTAGGGGAGTAGACTATACCATTGCCGTTGATATTATCTCGGACACCCATTGGTAGTCGTTGCGAGCTTACCTTATTATTATATAACTTAGGTCTATCTCTCAGGATTATCCAATCATTAAAATTATTACCATACCATTGTGATTAGCAATGCCACACTTTGATTTCTCTTGTGTTTGGTATTTAATGCTATAAGGACTTCCCCTGATATTCTGGGTTTTCTATAATTATCACTAATTACAGGGGCTGTATATTATAAAATCTATTGTGTTTGTATGTTAGAAATACTGTTGAATTTTTATATAAATATTCTCTGATTTTAATTAAATTTTTTATTCCTCTATGAGATATTCTTGTTAATCCTTGAGTATGATTAACATCATGTAATTTAGTTTCTTTTATATGGCATTCTGAACATAATATTTCTTGAATTTGTAATAGAAATTTTTTCGTTCCCAAGATTTCCATACAATATCTTTGTCGATTATCATATTTATCATACCAACTACAAATTGATCCATCTCCATCAAAATATCCTCTGATAAAATGATTCATTAAGTTTTTTCTAATATTAGGAACATATTCTAGTGTTAAAGATTTACAGGTATATACTCCATTTTTATTCAAATCCCTTACTATCTTTTCATTAGAAAATTTGAAAGTATATTTACCATTTCCATCTTTATCAATTGAATGATATATTAAATCATCTATTTTTAACTCGTTTTGAAACATCTTTAATATTCGTAAATTATCATTAACCTTATCTGATAACGATATACAAAAATCATTATGTTCACCAACAAAGCCATCTGCAAATATAAATCCTAAAATATATGCTTTAAACTCTGAATCTATATTTTCAAAATAATCTTCATTTTTTATAATATATCTATTTTTTAATTTTGTGTTTACACCAGACTCTCGAAGAACCCTTGAAACCGCCCTATTAGAAATTCCTATTAAATTTCCAATATCTCTAATTAAAATATCTTTATGTTTATAATAAAAATTAATTATGTATTTCTTATCTTCATTGTTTAATTGATTGTATGACTTAATATTTTCTCCTTTCCAATTTCTAACATACTACACTTTTTTTTATTTTTTAACCCACCTTTAGAGGCTAATTCATCTGCTATTGTATTTGCGATATCTTTAGAATATCCATTTGTCATTATTTCTCCACGAAGTTTTTCCGATTCCTGTTTTACTAATTCTGGCAGTTTTTTTCCTATTGCCTTACGAAATAAATCAGCTTGCCCATATGTTCTTCCACCAAACTTCTTAACAATATCAAGAAGCTGCTCCTGATAAATCATACAGTAATTTGTGTCTTTTAAAATTTCATCCATATCTGGATGAATTGATGGTGGTCTACTTCCACCTGTTGCCATTTCAACATACTCGTCAAGTGCTCCCATACTATCAGGTCTATATAATGCCAAGATGACAGATATAACCTCAAAGTCTAGTTGTTCAAGCTTTGGTTTTAATCGAATAAGCAAATCTTTCATTCCTGCTGATTCAACCTGGAATACACCATTAGTCTTACCACTTGCCAATAATTCATATGTAGGTCTGTCATTCTCAAATTCTGGATTATTGATATCATAATCCCAAGGATTTAAGTGTAAATCATCCTTAATTTCCTTTACAAGATTAAGTGTTGCCACTCCAAGAAGGTCAAACTTTACAATTCCAATGTCTTCTACATAATGTTTATCAACTTGAATTACATGCTCGCCCTTAGTTCCTATTTTCATTGGCATATAGTCATTAATTGTTGTATCAACGATTCCAACACCACCAGCATGAATAGAAACTGTTTTAACACGACCACTTAAATGCTTTGCAATATCAAACAAATCAGCATATTGTGGATTGTCTGCGAGTAAATTTGGATTTGCTTTCATACAGTCATCCCATTTATCGAATGTAAATTTCTGTGAAAGTTTTTGCATCTGATTATATGGAAATCCAAGTATCTTACCAACATCAGTAATTGCAACTGTTGGAGTAATATATGAGTAGTTAATAATCTGGCATACTCTTTCTTCTCCATATTTGTCTACAAGGTAATCAATGATTGCATCTCTGTTACCAACATCTGTATCAATATCTGGAAGTCCTACTCGTTCAGGATTTAAGAATCTCTCAAAAATGAGTCCATATTTAATCGGATCAATATCCGTGATATGACAACAATAACAAACTAAAGAACCTGCTGCACTTCCTCTTCCCTTGCCAACTTCAATTCCAAGCTTCTCGGCAGCTTTGATAAAGTCCCATACAAATAAGAAATAACCATCAAACCCCATTGAATGAATAATACCCATCTCGTAGCTCAACCTAGTTCTTCTTACTTGCTGTTCATCTTCACTGAGATTGTCATACCCTCTATCTTTCCAACCTTGTCTAACTAAATGCCATAAGAATTCATTATTATCTCTATATCCATCAGGTAATGGGAACGTAGGTAACTGTGGTTTCTGAAATGGCATATCTACATTTTCAATTAAATCTGCTACCTTATTAGTATTCTCCAATCCAAGACATACATTTTCATATCCAATCTGACTATCCATAATTTCATGGATTTCATCTTCAGATTGCATATAGCAACCTTCATATATCTCACTATTTTCGATAGCATTTTTGTCGTTGTTACTACTTTTTCTACCAATCTGAATAAGTTTGTCCTGATAATACAAATCTTCTTTTTTAGGTGCATGACTATCTGTTGTAATGATAAATGGGGTATTTGTTCTTTTTGAAAGTTCTAAGATTTTCTGATTATATGAACACTGATCCTGATGAGAATGCGACTGCATCTCAAGGAAGAAATAAGGAAAAGCTTCTTTATATTCATTAACATATTCAATACACTTCTCAAAATCTGACTCTCTCGCTAACTTGCTTGCTAAACAAGCAGAAGAAATAACAAAATTCTCGGCATATGGCTTAATATCTTCTACTGTGCATCGTGGTTTAAAATAAAACCCTTCAAAGTTACTTTTTGTAATAACCTTATTTAAGTCTTTTCTGCCTTGTTCATTTCTTATCAAACAAATCAAATGAAAATATTTATTGTCTTTATCCTTAACAGTGATATCTTCACATTCGTATAACTCACATCCATATATCATTTTAATATCTGGATAGTCTTTTTTAATAAGGTCAAAATAAATAGAGCTATACATATTGCCGTGTTCTGTGGCGGCAAATGCCTTTACACCTATTTCTTTTGCTCTGTCAAGCATTTCTTTTGGACTACCATATCCATCAAGTAATGAATAATATGTATGGTTATGTAATGAACTATACATAATTCACCTCCTACCAATTATCGTCTTCATCGTTACTATTTGTACTAATAACAGCTACATCTTCAATGATAACTTGCGGTGTTCTAATGCCGTTGTACTCATTTATTGAAGGTTTACCAACAATAGTAAATGCAATACTATCATTATCACTCCATGCATCTTGTATAAAATCATATAGCTGATTACCTTCTTTACATTTGAACTGAATGTATTTAATATCATTCACCATAAAGCTGATAGTATCTTCATTCTTGCCAAATACTTCAAAACAATCTCTTGTCAATGATATATTCTCTATTGCAAGCATAGGTTCATCAATTCCTTGGCATATAATATCTTCAAATTCAGATAATTTTAAAATCAATGGGATTGTGACATGATTTATGTCTAAGATAAAATCTACACGATATGTTGAATCATATTCTGTATCTTTGAGAATAGTATTTATTTCGTCAATTGCTTTTTTCTTGTCATCTATAGGTAAATCAACAATACCAAATGCATTTGCATGACCTTTACCATTTATAATTCCTGTCGAATTAACAATGTCTTTGAAACTATCAATCGGGCTATGATCAATATTTCTTGCACTACCACCGAACACAGACTTCTTTTTTTTCTTATCATAATGCTGCTTTAGTAAAATACATGGCTTATTGTACTGTTCAGCTATTTTAATTGCTACAACACCAGTTAGTCCACTATCAAGAACTTCTGTAACATCGACCATAATAACTTTATCATCGTTTGGAAGTTCATCTACGATTTCTGAAATGGCTTTAACGCCTTTTTCTTTCATCTTATCTTGGCGAGACTTTGCATTTTTACATAGTCTTGCAGCTCTATCATAAATACTTTCTTGAATAGTTTCTGCTGGTTTATCTTTGGTCGCTCTCTTTTTATATTCAAAGTATTCGTCCTGTTCAATAAATGCTCTGAATAATAATTCTTTTTCATCATTTGAACCAATACGCAAAATTGCATTAACAAGTGGAGTCAAATACCATTGCACATTATGAATATTTAACTTTCCACCCAAACTGTAATCTTGTGCCTTTATTAGTGCTTGTAAAAATTTATTTTTTATATTTAGTAGTCCACAATTTACTAAGTATCTTGTTTCGTATTCTCTTAAATCCATTACATCAGATATATTTGAAAATGCAACCAAATCTAAATAATCGTCTGCAAAATCATTCCAATAAAAATCATCTAAGGCTTGCATCCACTTATATACGATTCCACCGCCACACAACTGTTTATTCATATAATTTTTACTACATTGATTATTCACGATAAGAGCATAATCATTTTTATCTTCTTGTTCATGATGATCTAGTATCAGTACATCAATGCCCCTTTCATTCAATTCTTTGCATTGTATATAATCGTTTGTTCCTGCATCTGGAACAATAAGTAATTTTATATCATCTGGAACAACAATATCATCAAGTCCATGCGCTTTTGCATTTTGATGATATAATATTGTTATCGGATATTTATTGTCCATTTTTTTTATATATGAATAAGCTTCTGATGCAGAACATTGACCATCAACGTCAGGATCAGGTACAATTCCAATTCTATCTCTACATTGAAAATGTCTATCGAATAATTCAACTGCTTCATGTATGTTATCCAAATTTTCGTATGGAATTAAAACACTTTCATCTAAGTTGAGATATTTTTCATAATCATCAACTCCTCTATTTCTTAACACTTCCTCTAATACATTGGAAGTATTATTGTCGCTATTTTCATATAATTTATACTTCAAATACACACCTTCCTATCTTAATCTGTATATATTATTCTCTACCAAGTACCTCCATTTAATAGGATCATCCGTTGGGGATTCTTTCTCGCCAAGAATATTATCTTCATCAAACATATAATAAAGCGGAACACCATCAGGAAATCTTTCTGCTAGTTCCTCTAATTCTTCTTTTTTTACATCTTTGTCTAAACATAAAATTATATCTGTACTAAGTCTAACTAACATATCAATTTGATATTGTGAAAGTTCCTTTCCACCTGTACCACCAGTGTTTTGATAACCATAACTCCATGCTTGTTCAACAAATTTTTCAGATTCACCAACATAAATCCTTCCTGTTCTTTTTATATAAGGAAGAGTTTTATACAATCCATATATAATTTTTGATTTTGCACATGGCTCTAAATAAATATATTTATTCATTCCATCAGGTACTTTTCTGTCAAAATATCTTGCTTTTACACCGACTAAATCTCCTAATTCAGAACGAATAGGAATTGTGTATCGGTTTGTTTCTTCATCAAAACCTATCTCAAACTCTCTTTGTGTTTCATAATCTATATGATCTTCGTAGAATAAATCATTTACATAAGGCTTATAATACGAAAGTATTTTCTCCGAAATAGGTTGTAATGGTTTTTCTTTCTCTTCTGATATATTAGAATCCATATCTTCTAACATTTTCAGTATTTTAAAACTATTTGGAATATCCTCTTCAAAATCGTGATAATAAGACATTCCTATTTCTGAGCATATTTCCTTTAATCCTTCTGGAAATGTAAGGTCTTTGACATAACACACAAGATCAATAATATCTGTTTGTCTGTTACCCTTTATCATTTGTCGAGTTTTATTCAAGCAGATAAGGGACTCATTATTGTATAAAATAATTGCTCCTTTATTATCTCCATCAGGATTACCAGCAGTCCAATATGCTCCAACTGAATGATATTTGATATGGTGGCAACCAACGGATTCTAATATCTGTTCACAATAATTATTTTCATATATATAATTCTTCAACTCTTTTACATCCAAGCTGCCACCCTCCAATTAGTCACTATTTTTTGGTTTTTTAATGATATAACCTATATTTCTCCAAATATTTAAGTTCAAATCAATCTCAAATAACATAATCTTGTCCTTACTACCTGCTCTGTTTTTATCTGGTTTAATACAAAAATATTGTTTACTTAAATCCAAATCTTCCGTCACTGGCTCACCCCAAGAATCACATTCTAAAACAACTTGATATTTATGGTATTCTTCCTTATTTAATTTTTTACCAATATTCAGAATATCAGCTACATGCTTTATCTGCTTTGCATTGGCAATGTTATTACTACTCAAACTAAAAATATCAGTAAACACCGTATCATCACTTAACTGGAATACTGCATATCCACTCATACGAAGTTCTTTTGTTAATTCTTTCAATTTAGTTGCAAATTGTTTAATCTGTGACCAATCATCAGTGTTATAACCTTTTAACGTGTCATAACCATAATATTTAATATTCTGAACCATCTTTGCTTTACGCAATTCAAATTCAATTCTCTCAGGGCTATAATCATCTCCAACATCTTTGAACATAACTTTGCCCTTACGATCACTACTATCAATCCAATCTGTAACTTTTTTTACATTCCAATATTCCTCTGACGTATCTTTTATTCTCTTTATGTAATCTTCATTACTTTCAAGATAAACACCATTATCATCAATTTTTCTTCTGATAATGTCACCATTTTTATCATGGTAAACACCTAATACAATCTCTTTCTCAGGCTTTGTAATATATACGCCATGCAGCTCTTGAAACTCTTTGTTATTAATAACAGTCGTAATAAGACAACTACGAAGGTCTTCTTCATCCATCTCATTACTCATAAGAAAAAAGTTCTCATTTTGCACAAGTGCCACATAAGCTGCTAAAAGTACAAGTTTTCTTGTTTTACCCTCATTAGAAAGGAAGCCTTCAAAGAGAACCTTTGTTTCTCTAAGACCAAGAAAAAATTCGTTATACATATACCAAGGGAAAGGTAAGCCGAAATTTGGCTTTTCAAGATATTTGTCGATTTGAGATGAGTTTTTATCAGTAAGCTCAACAGCTTCTTCACCAGCATTAATTACTGTATTTATCTTATCTGCTTTTGTACGGATAATTCTGTAAATGTCATTTGGTGACATTTTATCAAAGTTCCTATGAGATAATATCTTCTCAACTGGAAACCCATTTCTTCCATACTCTCTTACTAATGAATATTTCTTAACAGTATCAAAATAATTTTTCACATCATTTTCATCTGCCAATGTCATAAACCTTTGAAGCGTTTTCCAACCTTTATACTGCTTATATAATTTAAGTCGTTCTTCATTCTGACTCATAAACACATTCATTTTTGTTTCATCTAATGTTTGTGAAAATGTAAGAAAATAAGTTTCAAGATTATCATAAAAGAATTTTGTCGCAGGATCAGAGAAATCATACTTGCTTCTCATAAATGTGCTGTAATTTACAATTAAGTCCAAATCTTTTGCTATAGAACCAACAAACAAGATTTCTGCTTGCACATTACAGTCTTTTAATTCATGTTCATTATCCAATATTATCTCCTATCCAAAAATATCATCCACTAAGTCTGAAATATCATCTGTATCAACCTTACTATCTTTGGACACATTAGTATAACCAATTGATTGACTGACAATATTCTGTGATTTTTTTGTTTCTTTCTCAGCTTCAAGTATTTTTTGTTTTTCTTTCCACCTTAAATAACTGTCATATTTATTAACTAAAATGGATAAATCATACGAAAGTCGTTGTTCTGGCTGCATATGAATACCTTTTACTTCATTCTTTTTCGCAATACCATTAAGCATATCTATTTTTCTTTGCCACATATCAAGTAAGTCTGAAGGTGGAATACCTACCGACATTCCCTTAAAAGTTCCATTATAAATGTTACCCAACTTTTGCCATACGGTAGTAGGGATAATTGTCAAATCATATGCTTCTTTAATAAATTCAAATATCTCATCTTGCTCTATTGCTACTGCGAGATGCGAATATGTATCTTTTTTTATAGAATCAATGTGGTCATATATCCAAGTCCATTTTGCTGATATGTCTGCCCTTTTATTAGCAATACGCTTCTGACATATATTGATAAAGCAACTACTATGATATGTTTTTTTATCATAGTAGATTGCATCGTCAATATTATTCTTGTTTATATAAAGGTTTTCTCCGCAACAACCACATTTTCTTTTAACACCATTTTTATTGTTAGTTGTGTATCTTGCCATAATCCTACCTTTACATAATCCAAATTTAATCAAACATTGCTAATACTTTGTTAAGAATTGCAACATCAGTTACATTCTTGTATGCTGTAGGGAGTCCTGCTGCTTCAAGCTTTTCCTTCATTGCTTTCTTCTCTGTAGGTGGAAGTGCATTTCTCTTAGCAATAATCTCTTTCTTGATTGCTTCAATATCTGCACTATTACCATTATCAGATGTACTTGTTGTCTCCGAATTATCAGGCTCTCCGACCTTACCAAGAATCTCCTTGCTGTAGATATCCTGCTCAACATCAACTGCCTTTGTTAAGTCATTCTTAACTACAAAAGCCTTCTTGTCTGCTGTCTTATCAATAACTGACTGCCAATCAAGTAATGTAGGATCTTCGATAATCGAATTGTCTTCGTGTGTGTGTGTTCTATCCTTTTTAACATGAGCACATACTGTTCCTTCTTCATTTCTGTACATACGAATTTCAGTCTTAACATTGTATGTCATACCTTTGAATCCATCAGGAATTTTTCTACCAGTTACAACACTCATAGTTGAACCATCAGACTGCTTAATTGTTTCTTTTTCATCAGTCTCTCTAGCAGTTACAATATAGTGAACGCCAGATGCCATAAGATCAAGAATTAAATCCTGTCCCTTGAAGTTAATTGTCTGATAATCTTTTAACTCCATTCCTGCTCCCTCAATCTTAACAAGTCTGGCATCACCAACAAGTCCATCCTTATCAGCCTTGACCTTATTTCTCTTTTTAGAGAATTCTACTAATCCCTGCTTTGTTGTTAAGTTAAGAATTGTAGTACCATCAACAACAATTGCATCTGCTCTAAATGGTTCTCCATCTGCGTCAAGAACTACATTGTCTGTCTCATCTCCGTCATCATCAAGCTCATAGAAATCTTCTCCATTTTTAACTTTTGCAATATACTGTCTTACTTCTCCAAGTGACTGAGTATATACAATATAAATATTTTCAAGGTTTACACCATTCGCTTCTAAGTCACCTAAATAATCATCAATTGAACCAGTCTCAGGATCAAGGTATAAAACTCTGAAAGGCTTTCCATCAGGACGCTTAAAGTACGCAAGCTGCATAGCCATTGTTGACTTGCCTGTAAACTGCTCTCCATATAAAATCATACCTAACTTACTCTGTGTGACTGACGCTTTTCTTGCTTTTGCCATTAAATAATTCCTCCGTAATTCTATAATATTGATTTATTGGAACGCCATTTCTGACGTTCCACTTAGTTATTCTCTAGTTGCTAAAGGATTAATCCCAAGCCTCGTCCTCGTCTGATCCGTCAAGACCATCAGCACTTCCCCAATCGTCATTAGAATCAGAACCAAAACTCTCTTCTGCCTTATTTGCATTCTTAATCTTTGCAATAGCCTCTGTTACATTCTCCTCTGTGTAAAGTTCCTTATCAATTGAAGAACCCTTTGCTCCTGTGATAATAAACTCTCTCTTTGTAGGTGCAGATACTTTCTCCATACTGTCCTCTTCACCCCAATTGTCATCATCATCTGTTGCAACTGTCTCTGTCTGAGTAGAAGAAACCATATGTCCACTTACCTTAATTGCATTGTAAGGATTAAGTGACTTCTTAAACTTATTAGCGAGAGCCTTATCCTCGATGATAAACTGAACATCTTCAATATTGCTATATGTAACAATCTTTGCAAGTACAATGAATCTACCTGTTGGCTTATCGTTATCATCATTTTCCTGCTCGATACCCATGAAAATAATCACCTGGTTGAAATCATTCTGCTTCTCGAACTTCTCATCATCAAAGTTGACCTCTGAGCAAAGTGAAATCTGATTTGGAACAAGCTTTGTAGATGTTCTCTTATTACCCTTGTCATCTGTGAAGCTGCTATAATCAAGATTTCCACGAATAAATACGCTTGCACCGTCCTTCAGATTCTCCTTAACTTCCTTGCAAGCATCAAAATCTGTAAGAATCTTCTTGTCATTAACTGTCTTGCCCTCAGAATCAACCTTCTTCTTTACACCAATATTCTTACCAATCATACGATAGCCTTCACGGTTATAAGAGAATCTATCAGTCCAAGGTACTTTTACAGTATCAGCCTTTTCGCCCTTCTTCTCAGCTCTCTTAGAGAAATAAACATTCTCCTGCTCCATTCCCTGAAGATTGACATATAATGTCTCTCCATCAAGATAACTTGTACCAAAATTAAGCATTCTCATAGGCTTGCCACTCTTGGTCTTAATTTCCTTAAATGCTGTATCCTTCTCCATACCAGATACAACTCCCTTTAACTGGAACGCACCCTTTGTCTCAGGTAAATCAAATAATCTTCCTTTTTTCTTTGTCTCTGCCATTTAAAAAATGTCCTCCTTATAATATGTAATAAAATTTTTTGATAACTATATTTGAACAGTCTTGCGACTGGAACACAGAAGTTAATTTATATAAACATCTATGTATAATCAGTGATTTTTGAGTATAAAAACCCAAGGGTATGCTGTTCTTCCACCCCTACAAATGTTTTCCGCATTTATTTGCTCTCTTGCTTTGTCTCGATTTTTATATAATTTTCGAGACATCTTGTTTTGGAATTTTTTGAACTGATTTGTTCAATGAAAATGTTTACTGAATTGATTGTTGATGTAATCTTCTACAAAGGTTATCGTATGAATTACTAATTGAGTTTCCCATAGTAAACAATCTTGAAATATAACATCTGACGGTTTTGCAAATCTAAATCCATCTCCATATTTTGAAGCATGTCCCATTGTTCCGTCTCTACAATGAATAACAATAGCAATGATTACTCCAATTATATGAATGATTATTAGACAACTAATTGTCGTAAAATACTCCACCTTTTTTCATACCTCCAATCGACACCACCTAAAGTTGATGATTTTTATCTTCTCTCTGATAAAAGGCTACCATTCATCTACAAAGCTCATATTCTTACCTCGCTTATATATTCTCTAAACTATCTAAGAATTGTTTCATCCACATATTTTTATCAGCAGTTCTCTTCAATTCTTCCTGCCATCTTTTATATGCTCTAGCAACATCATTTTCATGAAATTCATTAATATCATTCATATACGAATAAACTGCTTCATCGCTAACATCCAAGTCTTTGCTTAATTCTTTATTACAATATTCTCTTATATCTGTATTTAGCGATATATCAATTTGATTTAATGCAAACTTTTTAACATTTTCATGCTCAGATGTTGGTGGAATCCACTTTTCAATTTCATCTCTAACTTTCATATATCGCTCATCTTCTGCAATATATTCATCAAGAGATTTTCTTGTTGATTCTATATCTTTCTTATGCTTTTCAATAAGCTCTTTCTTCGCTTCCTCAAAAGTCATTTGTCTATATTTATTACGAACCTCTACCGTTTCCTCATAATCTTTCTTGTAATAAGGATTGGGTTCAAATTGATTTGGAACTGGTTTTGATAATGGCTCATCTCTCATATTAATAGCCACACCAAAATTTCTAAGACAAAGCTTTAAAAAGTCTTTTCCTGTTGTAATATCTCCATCTTTTATATATGTTGTATAACCTGTTGGCACTTTCTCACCTCCTCGAAATCCACAGGAAACAGTGAATTACTGCGACTGCTTCACTTATATATTCTCTATTTGGTTTTCATTTTTATTGGAAATTGTGATTCGAATGAATCATAGATTATAAACCAATTCTATATGCAAGTTTTTTCGTAATAAAACCTGATTGGTGTAAGATCATACAAGATAGATGAATGTCATCATATATTAGATCTGTTATAGAGCAATTCGATAAGATACTGTTACCAGGCATAGTCTTTGACTTGAAATAAACAGCTTTACCATTGTATTTTTCAAATGCTTTGCAATATGTATCCCAATCTTCAACTTCAACAATTAGTGACTGATGATCTCTTATGATATTATCATGATCAATACTCAAATTTGTCTCAATTACTTGAATCATATTCTCACCTCTTACTTTTATTCTTTTATTTTGGAAAATTGTTAGCTGAATCGCTAAGACTAATTATTCAAGAAATTTCTAATGTCATTCATCATCTGTTCTGACTCATCAAGATAATATCTGTGAGTATCTACGCCATCATAATATTCAAAATACGGAATTGGCTGCTCATCATTATCATACATCCATCCAAGTTCTGAATATGCATCAAAATATACTGACACATGCTTTCCTTTATAATCAATTACAAATCTGATAATTGCACCTGCAAATGGTGGAATAATCGTCACATCCCATTCTTTATCAAAGTGAAAAGCAGGAAGTTTTCTTGCCCAACCTCTAAAATCATGCATCTGTTCCACGTTTGATAACATTAGTAACTTATTTACATTTTCCTGTAAGGTCATTTGTTTCTCACCTCCAACTATATACTCTCTGTTTTCTTTCTTCTCATTACTAATTCAAATTCTGTACTAGGATATGTGATCTGATATTCTTCTTTCTTACCTTTAGAGTCTTCCATATTACCCATAAACCATTCATATACAGCAGCTATCGCATCATCCGTAACATCTATTTTCTGTCCAACCCACATATGTTTTTCTGTATCCTGTGTTCCATAGTAGATTGTATTTGTTATCGGACTTACACCAAAACCTTTCTTTTTTGCCATTTATTTTTTCTCCTTACTGCAACAGTTCTGGATAAAAGTCATACAAATAATCTCCAAAATCTCCACTTCTCTCTGAGCCTGTTTGACTCTGCCAAAAATGTTTCCACTCTTTACCTCTTTCAGTCTGAATAAACTGTTCGTATTTAAGTCTTAAAGCTTCTCTATCTTTATAAATATCGCTCATTTTATAATTCTCCTTTAAAATTGCACCAAGAAATGTCAGTTTCTTTCGACTCTATTTCTTCACTGTTACATTGAAAACTGACTTTAAAATGCAGATAATCAGCCAAATACCAGTTGCAATAGACCACTTAAATGTTAATCCAAAACACATTGTAATAAGCTTAATGATTCCACATGTAACAATCCAACTAAATCCATAACATACAGCTAAAATTATAATGACAATAACTGCTGTTACTCCACCTTCCGTTAATTTTTGCTTTAAATTACTCATATGTATATTCTCCTTTACGCTTCAAAATTGAACTCATCAGACGAAATCTTCTTGTTAATAATCTTCTGATAAATATCTACATACATCTCATCTTTATCTCTGTTATAAGTAACTTCCGCATACTTGTTACCCATTGGCTGTCCCCAAATAGTACATTTCTTATAACCTAACTCATGTGCAAACCACACAAGATCCAACTGGTCAATACTGATATTTTCACTCAATGTCTGAATCACTGCATTCTTTGCAGCTTTTTCAAATTCGTAACTTGTCATTTTAATTGTCCTCTCTTTGCTTTTATATTCTTTTAACCGATTGTCAAAATTGCTGGATTTACAACACCATTGCCATCATAGTTGTATTCCTTATTGTGCCACTTTCTTAAATACTCTCCGTATTCCCAACATTGTGAAAGAATACTAACTGCGTATCCGTACATAACCCCTGTTATGCCCTCTGTGTCTGCTTCATGGCTTAACTTATCAGCATTATCAACAATAACTTTCATAGCATCTTCTGTAGAAGATTCAATCTTGTTCTCTAACATTTCTGCCCATCTTTCAGCATATGTAAAACAAGCTCTACCATAACCGTCACTATTCTTATCATACCAATCCTTGTATTCTTTTTCGTGTCCTTCTAAAATTTTCATATTTCCTCTCTTTCTAAACTTCGCAAGAAACCGATATTTCTTGTCCTTTTTATTACTATATATAGTAGTTTAAATTTATCTAACTACTATATATAGTATGTATTTTTATAAAATATACTACCTGTTGTATTATTCTCTCTTTTACTTCAATAAAGCAGCAATCTCATCAATTTCAAGTTCTGTTTTCTTATCATCAGAAAGTAACTTGTCTAGTTTGCTCTCCATTTTCTTCAAATCACACTCTTCTTTCTTCAACCCAGATACCTCTAACTTACTTTTAATATCTTTAATCCATGCTGTCACACTGTATCCTGAAATTTCAAAATCAGCCATATTGAGATCCTTGGCAGACATCAAATATGAATTCAATCTAATCAAAAGTAACAACAACGCATCATCTGAACACACGTTGAGATTAATTGTCATTCCATCCATATCAAGAACACAATTTGTTTCAGGAATAAATCTGATTTTCTTCTCAGAAATTGATTTCTTCTTTGTCTCAATCTGTTTCTTTAATTCTAAAATTCTGTCATCGTTTTTACTCATTTAATTTCGTACTCCTTTTTATATTCTCTACCATTTGCTAAATATTTTTGAATATACATTGGCTTCATCACTTCAAAAATCTTTTCTAGCGTAACTGGAATCATATGCTTTTCTTCTATGTCTTTATATGGGTAGTGGTTTGATTTAACCATTTTAGATGTAGTAGGAAAAATATCGGTTACTTCAACATATTCTGTATAAGAACCCCAATAAGTATTATTTGATATATTCTCCTTTTGACAAACAATAAATAGATCTTTACCTTTTTCTATTTGACGAACATCAAACTCATATTTACAACCATTGTAATATTCGCTTATAAAATTCCCTCTTCTCCAATAGTCTGTGTTTGGTGTTTCCTTAAATTCATCAAAAGTGAAATATTTATATTCGTTTTTTGAACTGTCGTATGGAGAATACTCACAGTTTCTTTCTAAATTATTGTAGATATTTGCATATTTTTCACTGCATTTGTTATCAATACATTTGATAAATTTATTTTTGGGCAAAGATTTATAATGATAAAAAATACCATTATACCAAAACCAAAAATGCTTACCTTTATTTGTTCCTTCCCAATAGTCAAAAGCTTCAAATTTACCCATATAAATCCAATTCTCATTATCTTTTGTAAGATATGTAGCACCGATAATTAAATCTTTTGCTTTAATGGTTTCATTGTTATGAATAATTTTATTAAACTCACTAATTTGTTTATAGTCAGGTGACTCAACTGGCATAAGAACCAAATCCTTACCATCCCATCCATATATAAATTCTCCTTCAAGTCCCTTACCCTTGATACAATTCGCATTTTCGAGAATATATAATAAATTTTCAATGGTAATTTCAAACTCAAATCCTCTTGGATCATATACTCTACAATAAGCATGTCTGTGATCCCATCCTGTAGAGTAATCACCAGCTTTCTTATTTAGTACAAATCCTTCTGTTGGAACATTCTCAAATTCATCATTTGGGATTTTATCGTCACGCCAACTATTCCATGATGCTTCTTTTCGTAGTTTACCTTTTTCGTCATAGTAAATGACATAGGCAAGTTTTCCTGTATAAGTTCCTGAACGGTTTTGATATCCAACATTTATCGTTTTAGGAACAAAAATGCTACTGTTCAATCTATTGCCTTCTCCTTTCTTTACGTAAATCTTATGTATATAAACTATTAATATATAGTAACTATCTGATTGATTACTCTTTCAGAATACTTTCTATATATTGTTATTCATCAGCCTTCTCATCCTCGCCTTTCTGTAATAATGTGACGCTCATTTTTACGATAATATCTGTTCCTGATAAATAGCATCCAGATAAATACACAATCGGCATATTGGCATCATCATAAGATCTGTTGTATAATTCTTCTTTGATAATATTCTCCATAAAATCATACACTATTTTATATGTACAGTTATTTGTTGGAAGAGTATATCTTTTTCTATTTTTCCATAAATCTATTCTCTCTTTTGTATACGGATTATATGCTTCATCAGAATCGCCTAACCACGTATATCTACATTCCAAGTGTGCAATTAAATTCTTATCAATTTCTTCCAAGGCATTTTGAATTGCTTCCTGTACAATGCTTTCAATCAAATTAGCTCTTGAACCTTTATCGAAAATTATATTCTTGCTATCCATTTAATCTCCTTTTACATCGCCTTTGCAATCGACTTAACCTGGTTATCAATGTATTTTACAATCAATCTTTTCTTGGCTAGATTTAATCCTTTATTAAGGTCAAAAGTATCATCTTTATAACATGTGGTTTCTACTTTAAATGCACCACTTCTAACTTGAATTTTCTTTCCATTATATCTGTACTGCCAACTCAAATTTTTAGGAACACCAAGTACATCTGTTAAATGTAAAATGTGGTAATCGCTCCACTTACTCCAAGTCCTCTTTGTAGGTATCTCAACTTTCTCAAAATACTTCTCGTACTCGTCATACGACATGCAACCAAGATGGCAACCACCGAACTTAAAGCAGATTACTCCACCTTCCTGAATATCAGTTACTTCACAAATCTCACCAATGTTATCAAACACACCCATTTTCTTAACTAATTTAATTTTATCACCTTTAATCATGCTGCTTTATCCTCCTTATTCGCAAATTTTTTATTAAATGCATCAATAGCTTTCTGATCCTCTGCTGTTACATCATCATTAAATCTTCGTCTAGCCTGTACGATATGATTATTTCTTACTTCAATCGTTACCAAACTCTCGTCTTGTTTGTTCCTCTTTCTCAAGAAAAGAATGTGGCACTTACCGTCAATAACCTTATCTATGTATGAAGCAACGCAATTTGACATCTGAGCAGCTTCATCCTTAATATCTTGTGTAGATTCTGGATAAATGAATATGTAATCACCAAAAGAGCATTCATACTGTTTATTTATTCTCTTTTTAAATAACTCTTCTGAGAACTCTTTCTTCATTCTGTCATAATTCCTACAAGCAATCTTATGTGTAGTTAAAAAATGTCTTGGATACTTGTCAAATTTAGGACTAATAGTTTTCATCATATTTGCATAGTCATATAATTCTTTAACCACAAATCTAACATCTTCTAACGCTTCAAATGTTTTTAACTGGTCAATATATAATAAAAGTGGTTTTGCAGTATATCCATACTCTTCAATCAATTTATTAAAATAAGACCAATAATGTCGTTCATATGTATCATTATCGAAGTCATAATTATCTGTTGACCAAATTTTGTAAATATCATCATCCGTCAAACTCATATATTCCAACTTATATGCGATTAAATGAGCATCAGGATTCTTCTTATAATATTCAAGAATGCTATTCGATAATTTTATCTCTCTGTTTTTACATAATTTAATTAACGCTTTGGGGATTTGATTAATTGTATATCTGAATTTGTTCCTACTATCTAAGATCTCATCTATTCCTGCTGAAAATAATTGTTCATAGTTTGAATATCGTGGTACACGATTTAGAATTGTTCCTATATTATATATTGGATAATAGCCAGATTCTTCTCTCTTTACAAATCGTAAAAATTTTGCATATTTCTCATCATCGCAACAATCAAATAATTCATTTAGAGTAAACCCACTCAACTGACTACATAGATTTTTTACTGGCTTACCCTTAATTCCAATAGCAGTCTTTGTTGCAAAATCATATTTTACAGTACGTCCATCTTCGTAATCAAAAATGAGATACTGCTTATCTTTATATACTCTCGTTCATATCACTCCTATCTGTTAAAATAAAAGATATTCATTCTCAATCATGGATATCAAGCACTGTAATAAATCCATCCATATTATCTGTTATAGCCTGTTTATATTTTTCATCAAATTTTTCATCTTTGATAATATTTTTACCATTCCATGAATCTCTTGCAATAGCTGAACCGTCAGGAAGAATACATATATAACATCCAAGCTTGTTAATATTTAAAACATCACTTTGCTTTGCTCCATCAACAAGAATATATCCATCGCCAAAACCCATATTCATAAACCAATCTTCCTCATGATACATCCATTCAGGTGCAATATTCTCTTTCAATGTTGATAAAAGGCTTGACCAAAACAATCTGCCGTTTCTATCTTGTCTGTCATAATAACCCCAATTATAATATTCACTGTTTGCAGATCCTTCTTCATCTACTTTTAGTTTTAATTCAGCCTTGTACCTGCCACCGATTCGATAGTAATCCCATGTAAAAACTGGATAATCAATCTGCTTGTCTTCTTCGTCATCTGATCCATATACAAGCTCTGAATTGTATGGCTTCATAATTGCTGCAATTTTATTCTCACTTGGTAATTCTTTTGTGAGTAAATGAACGCAATAATGCATTTAATTTTACCTCCTACTCTTATATTTTCCTTTCAAAATTCGTAAGAAACGAATCTTTCATGTTATCTGTATGAACATTCCATTACAGTCATGTTTTTTAATAAAATCTGTAAAGAATGTCGTTCCTATATATTCATCTGCAATTTCACATTGTTGCTCATTTAAAATACAAACACTGTTATAAATATCCAAACATTTACCACCGATATACTGTTCGTAATATCCAATTGTATTAACAGTAAATGGTGCATCATTAGAAAACAATAATCTCTCACAAGCTACAAATTTTCCACTATCCTGTTCTTTCATATCTGGTGTATATAAATTAAAACAATAACCCATTTTAAATACTACCTCACAAATATTTATTCTCTGTTATTCCTCAGAATATTCACTCCAATTAATTTCTACATACTGCTTATAACATGGATAATATGTAGTAGCTCCTGTCTGATCTTTACACCAGGTATCTAACAAATTTTGCAGACCACCAATATCACACTGTTCATAAGCATCTTCATGTAACTCTTCGCAAGCATTGTCAACTACATTATCAGCATCAATATGAATCTTCTCCACGCTGCACACCCATAATCTCTCAGGTCTGCCATCATTATTAAATTCTTCATCTGTATAACGCCCAAAATAATCGTCAAAGAAATCATCAACAGTATCGTAATACTCATCAAACTCTTCACAGTAAAGCATCGTGTTTACATCTTTTTCATCAACTGGAACTGCTTTAGATACTTTATCATTCCACTTCTTTATTCTCTCTTCTTCGTCAGCTTTCTTCTGTCCTTCGCAGTCACAATGCATATATCCTTGATTCTTATATGGTTGTCCACAATAAGGACACAAACTCTGTACTCCATTGAAACAACTCTGACAAAACGAAAGTGCTTGATGCTTGTATGGAAAATGATATTTTCTACCAGCTTCAGAACTATCGCCTTTGATTCCATAAATATTGTCTTCTATTCTCATTCCAAGACCATTGCAGACAGGACAAATTCTTTCGTATTCTGTAAGATCCTTGATTAGAATTTTAGGAAACGATTTTTGAATTGTTTCATAAAGATTTACTTCTTCTCTGTGTGTTAAATTATCCATATAGTTATCCTCCTATTCGTAATCTTCTGGATGTTCTTTATAGTCATCTACTACACTTTTCATATAGCTATAATAATCTCTTACAGTGTCGCTGCTTTCAGAAAATCCACTTGTCACTTCATATCCATCATCGAATACTGCAAAGGTTAAGAACTCTGCACCACCTCGTTCTACTTCTATATCACAACCTCTATATTTACCTTTTATAGTGTTATCCTCCAATCCATTGTGCGATTTTTTCATCAATATATTTACTGTAATCTACTCCTGGAAATCTTGTACCCTTGCATACAAATGGACATAATTTGTTATTATCTTTCTTCATTATATGAAATGTGACATCCATATTCGTTGGTTCAAGATTACAGTGTGTTGTCACTCCATATTTTCTCTGTACTTTTGATGTATATGGACATTCATAACAATGCATAACTACCTCCTAATCGTACTCATAGTCATCAGGTTCCACTTCCTCACCACATTCAGGACAATCACACCAAGCACCATCTCCCCAATAATCAGTATTAAAATCGACTTCTTCAAAATTCACTTCAACTTCTTCATGACAAAATGGACACTCAAATGTGATATAAAAAGGTCTACTGATGATTGTGTAATTTACTCCATTGTTCATAGCGTTATTCTCCACCGTCTAATATCTCAACATCAATACAAAATAAATCATGTAGGTTTTTAATCTGCTCATTAGTTGGTTTCTTCCATGCTATTGTATCATCAACATTAATCGTTACAGCACCACCACAGAGCTTTATTCTTGCAATAACTTTTGGATTATAAATAGCTGCAACTTCTGGCATTGGAATACTACAACTCGTTTTTGATAATTGTATCATGTATTTATTCTCCTAATCATCTTTGTCTATAATGAACCAATATAAAGAACTTAAAAATGTAAAAGTAATTCCAAGTATTTTATTTTCTACTTGATACGAATACATCGTTACACCACTACAGAACCATACCCAAAAAAATGCGATTACTTGTCTATAATACTTTTTCATTTCACACCTCCAATCTTCATAAGAAAGAAAAATTTCCTTTGACTATTGAGGTTCTAAAAGCCTTATTTTTCAGGGCTTCGTGACCTCTCAATTTGTTATTCTCTACTTTTTATTCATTTTCTTTACAAATTCACGATACTTCCTTGTATATTCGTAAGAATCGCCAAAGATAAAATTTACAGCTTTATATAGTTTTGGTTCATATTTTTGAATAATTTCAAGCTCATTCTCAAAATCTCTTCCAAATGGACAACCTGCACAACCTGTCCTTGGTAATCCATATACTACATAACAGTCTGAATGTTCTACGCCATAATTATTTTCATAATCTACTTTATCTTGGTCTTTGTACCAAAACAAAGGTCTATAATCGTCACATCCATTATCGCCTTCACTAAAGCACGATTTATACGAAGTAGCTCTTACTCCACCTTCAGCACGTCTAACTCCAATAATATTTAAATCATAATCGTTTTCTTTAATAAGTTTATGCGAAACATCTTTTTTTGCATATTGACAACACTTTGATGAAATTTTATATTGAGGAGGATTGGCTATAATGAATTCTTTTAACCATTTATTGTTTGCGATGTTAAAAGCATTAGATTTTTTAAGATTGCACCACCATAATAATGCAGCTTTACATCTTGGATATTCTTTATATAATTCTTCAAAAGACTTATCTTCCCATTTAAAGTTGTGCGCTTGAAGTCTGGATATGTATTCGGCAGCTTGTTTGTTTATAAACGGTTGACCATATTGTTTACACGATAATGGAATTGGTTTAATTGCTTTATATGGTTTGATTTCTATATTATATTTATTCTCTAAATACTTTAAATGGTCTTTTGTAGCTTGATACTCCAAGCCAGTATCGAACCAAACATATGTAACCTTATTATCCTTGTCACATCTCCAAACAATATCCAACATTACATCACTATCTGATCCACCTGAAATGGAACAAACTATTTTCTTATATTTGGGACTGTTAATTTTCGACCATGCTCTAACCAAATTATCACCAATAATTTGATTACGTGGACATGTATCTAATAATTCATCAAGAGTTTTTGCTTTTCGTAATGAATTAGTATTTTTATTTACATCATTCATAATCTCTTATTTTTCATAGAGATTGCGCAATCTAAATTACCTATAGGTTTACTATTTTCACCTTTCTGTATTATAAAATTATTGATTTTCCTAGTGTTTGCAACCACTATAAGAAAATACTATTTCTTTTTGTTACTGGGATTCCCATAGCCGAATGGCTTAGATATGATTAAAAATTTTCAAAAGAAAGATTGGTTTACTGTGAAACTGATTTTTGAGTTGAAAGTAGTTGCTTATATAATTCTTCTGCTCTCTCATCCTTAATCATGTTTACGATATTCAATGTATCTCCATCTTTTCTACCAATAGACATCCAAGTTTGTTCTCCCTTATGTTTATCAAATCCAATAATCAAACAATCGCTAATGCTTTCATTATCTATTGGATTATTGACAAACGCTTCATCATATAGTTTTGCAGTCGCCCTCAAACCTCTTGATTTATTTGCATGTTCAAAAGCTCTTAGTTCATCTTTACCAAGCCATTTGATCCATGCTCCGCAATCATCACAATAAAGTCCTGTATTATTACCTTTTACTTCTGTATGTAGTGAAATGCTTCCACATTTCTTACAACAATTCTGATACATAATTTCACCTCCAATTTATTATTCTTCACTTACAATCTCATAAATAATATCATCGTGATATTTACCATTCTTATCTTTAATCGAATCTTTTAAAACATGTTTCGTTCCATTATGTCTCTCGATAAAGCTATCGTATCCTCTACAAGCAGGATTGCCACCAACAGCTCTCCATTCAACTCTATGTAATGTTTCAATTAGTTCTTCTAATTTATCGAATACGTCCCTACCAACCAAGATATTCCCTCTGTCAAACGAGAACAATCCAAAGTTATACGCTTTAGATGCATACCAATTAACGGAATATCCTAAATAGCCAATGAGTTTTTCGTTCTTATCAACTATTGCATATTGGAATTGACTCTCATTTGGACATTCTGCAATTTCAGGACTCCAATTACACATACAACCTGTTTCATATAACATATCTGTTGTATAATAATATTTTTGAAATTCTTTCTTGATCTGTTCTTTGTATAAAATTGCAGGTACTAACACTTAATCACCTCCAAACTCACAAGTGTCACATGTCGAGAAATACTTATCGTGGTCTATGCAGCATTGTGGTCTATTGTCGTCAAAGTCAAAATTTGATATATATTTCTTTCTATCAGTTACTACAATTGCATCAACCGTTGGTTCACACATGATTACTTGATCGAATTCAATTCTCCCTCTTTCAGATAAATTTCTCCACTTTTCTAAAAGTGCATCACCGTCTACTATTCTCATATATCACCTCTATAATCCAAGGATATGTTGCTTTCTTGTGAAGTTACTCCCAACTAATTACAATATTTCTCAATACCTTGTGTCATAATATCTCTTAATTCATCTTCCTCATATGTAGAACCAAACTGCGACCAACTACAGCTATATTCTGTATCATTGTGTATTAACGCAAGTTTAAATACACTGCCACCATAATTCTTATATGCATCTAATTTGATAGCTTTAATATGAGGAATTTCTAAACGCCAATTATGCTCTTTATATTCAAACTGAATATAAGTAGCTTGACCAAAATTATAGTCAATGAATTTAACATTATTCATGTACTCAACATCAAGAAGCTCTTTTATATAATTAATATACCAATCATATGTTTCCTTTTCCTTATACTTCTTTCTTTTATCAAGTTTGTTGCCATCTGTATCCTGATTCTTTGATAACATATTTAACCATTCTCTACACGTTTTAAGCGTAGAAGGTTGATCAAGCAGCATATACTGAATATTCTCTTTATAAATGTGAAGTGCCTGTTGTTGAATAAGGTCATATTCATTCTTCATATCATCTAACGCCTGCTTCTTTGCAGATAATCTTCTTTCTGCTTGTGCAAACTTATTTAATGAACCCATTTCATATTCGCCATTATAGTTATATGTGTTATTTTTATATGCCAAAGACATTAATTGTTCACCTCTTTTATCTTTCTTAGTTCATAAAAATCATTGATTTTATCCTTACTTCAACATTCTCTACTCGATGGTCAATTTCATGTTTCTCCCATGATTTCTCCAATTACCTTCTTGCTTTTCCTCTTTGATTAGTGGAAACTTCAAATCAACCTTTCTAACAATATCTGTTAACTTTTTATTACCTTTTAAAACTGAAATAGAATGACTTCTTCGATATGTATTAATTTCCAAAGCTCTTTCTAAAATTTTTTCATCTGATTCATAATCACTATTATATACATAAGCAAAGCAGTACCCTTCTTTTATATCAGTATTACCATAATCATAATCTTCAAAAATCACTTTTTTCTTACCAAGATATAAATACATTTCCCCTTGAGTTGATTTGTAAATTCCACCTACTTCTAATTTACTTAACGGAATTGTTTTTAAATTTGCTTTTCGCTCTCGCTCTTCTGCTTCTTTCTGAAGGAATATATTTATTTTATCTCTAATTTCTAACTCTTTTTTTGTTGGATTTTCAATCAGATATGTATTGCTTGTACAACTTTTATTGATATATTCTTCACTAGATCCTAAATAAACAACTGAACTACCTTGAAAAACTCCAATATGCATTCCTGGTGAATTTCTACCTATTGCCATTCCAATGCACATATCGCCATCTTTAATCTCTCTACCTAAAATGTCTTTCAAATTTTCACCTCCATATTACAACCAAGAAACCTGAATTTACTTTTAAATTTATTCTCCTAACTTCCTGCCACACCAAGGACAATACGTAATATATTCTCTTTGATGAACAAATCCATCATCGTATTCATCCCATTCAGATGTTTCAATGTCTAAATAGTATTCATTCGTTAATGGATCTTTATATATTTGATTGTCAGGTGAATCATAATTACAACGGTTACACATATTTATTCTCCGCTCTTAATGATTTCTTCTAATGTTCTTGGTGTATAGTTCATATAACTTTTCATACATCCGACATTCCACATATTGCATGGCTTATCATATAAAGTTGTCATCTGATACTTGACTTGCTGCATCATATTATCTTCAAAACCTGTATGTACATGACCGTAGAGATGATAGCTTCCGTAATAATGATTCTTAAAGCATGGAATTGGATAATGACATAAAACTACAATCTTATCATCACCAATATCGAGTTCCTTGTAATCAACAATCTCACAAAATCTACTCTGCAATTCCCTGTTCTTTAGCAACTTACCATCATGATTGCCCTTGATTAGATGTATATTCCCATTCAAATTGTTAAAAATTTCAATAGTTTTTGTTGTGTTGTACCACGAAATATCTCCAAGCAAGTACACATCATCATCAATTTCTACTGTGTTATTCCAATTTTTAATAATCGTCTCGTCATTCTCTTCAATTGATTTAAAAGGTCTATTATCAAAAGCCAAGCAATTTTCGTGTCCAAAATGTAAATCTGATATAAAATAATTCATCTTCTTACCTCGCTCTATCACATTCGTTAAAATCTAAAAGCATCTTATATTTATATTCTCCAAATCTTTCTTTCCAACGCAGCTTCGCTTTGTCAGTAATCCAGTTAAAAGGCATCATATGGTAATTAATAAGGAAACAGATGTCTAAAAGACCATATCTATATTCGCCAACTAAGTTTTCTAACACCAAATACGAACCGATTGAATTATGATCGTAAAAATGCGCTATGCCATTTTCATCCGTTGTTTTACAAAATAGTTTTCCATAATCATGCAATATTGCAGCTATGTTAAATTCTAATGGATAATTCTTCTTACAAAATAACTCATATGTATTTTTACAATGTTTATCCAGCGTCATTGTATGATGAGGATTCTGTTGATCAAAATTGTCCATCTGTTGTATCATTTCTGGCACGGATAATTTATGTTTTTTATGTATATCATAAATTTTAATGGCATCGAAATTTTCCTCATAGAATGGAATCTGAAATTTTCTAATCTGCTTATCCAATACGAAATCAGGTACAGGATGTTCTCTATGTAAATTATCTTCTTTGCACTGTGGAAGAATATTATTTACCATATTCCAATAATCATAAGTATCTGAAACCATACTAAATGATGTATTTGGATATAACTCTGTTAAAAGTCTCTTAACGAACGTAATCTCATCTCCATCAATTGAGAAATTAGCACCCATTACAGAATGCTCAGTTGAGACAGCACCGATTCCAATACCATTATTCTTACAATCGGCATTGTAATATCTATCAATATAATTAATTGCTGGAATTGTAGATGTCTTATTAAATGAAAGTAACCATGATGCCGAACATCTTGTAGCTTCATCCATACAAGACATTCCTCTCATGCCAAAATCTGCACAAGCCATATTTCCAGGCAATCCGTCTGTTGTCTTGTTATACCAATAATCTGCAATCTCACGATACATATGACCAATAGTTGCATGACAACAAGGTTTCCATAATTCTACCTGAAGAATACATTCGATCCACTGAACAAGCCAAGCAAATTTATCATCCGTATTTGTAATCTCAATACAAGGAACACCCATAGGAACAAGTGTGCCTTCTGGCAATGCTCTAATCTCAAGTGGTAAATATCCTAATCTGTGAAGCTCTACAATTTTATCTAAATCATAGTTGTCTCTACCAATCTGTACGTCCATCGAATCTGTATAAAGAGTTAGCATCTCATCTTCCGATAAATCGAAGAAATTTTTCTGAAAATATCCCATTAAATATTCTTTGATAAATGCCTGTAATCCAAAGAAAACCATTTCATTTTGATTCTCTAACATTGATTTTCGAGGCACCCAATATGATACTAACTTAGTTAATCCCTTCGGATACATACGATCATGACACTGTTTATAAGTATCTGATAATAATAAAGCCATTGTCTTATCCATAATTTTAAACCTCCATAACTGTAATTTTTTCATGATTACCATTAAACAAACTGTTTGTAGTAAATAATCTGTTCACTGTATTATTCTCCAAAGATTTGATCAATGTTCCTTTTTCTTTATCAAGAATTGAATTCTCTGTATGAGTGGCATACGCATAAATCTCAGTTACACCATGTTTCTTCAATTCTTCTGCACTATAATAAAGTGAACCGCCATATGCGATAATATCATCAATCATTAACACAGTTTTATCCTTCAAATCAATACCATTTGTTCTAATGTCTAATCCAAGGATTTTACCAGTCTTCCAATCTCTCTTCTTTTCACCATAACAATACGGTAACTCAGGGAATAAATCTGAATATCTCTTAGCTGCACCTGCGTCTGGGAAATAAAGTACAAGATTTCTCATACCAATCTTTGAAATAGCTTTATCAACATACTCTTTTGGATTTTCTTTTACACAGTTATTAAGTAATGCAGTAGAAACATCACTGTGAGCATCCAAAACATAAACTGATGAAAATCCTAACCAATTAATAAAATCGCAAAAATACTTCAATGTGAATACTTCATCATCATTTTTTACTCTATCCATTCGTGCATTAGGAATATATGGAAGAGACAAATAATAATCCACATTAGTAAAAAATCTTTCAAGATGCTTCCTTACTAACATCAGATAAAACATCTCATCGTTGCTCTCATAAATCCATTCAATCCAAATACAAGGAGAGCCATCATAAGAGTCTTCCTCAATGTTGTTTGTATCAATATTTACCCTTGGTGTTCCATCTGGGAACTTATTGATTGTTACAATATCGCCATTAATTTTAATCATATTCTACTCTCCAATCACTTCAATCTGACACATCTTCATAGTTGCTAATGCAGCCTTGTGAGTATCAGGTGTCACACCTGCGCAACAGCTTGCATCTACTGTAATATCAATTTCAGGATAATTTGCTCTGATAATAAGTACATTTGAAACCACACAGATGTCGGTGCATAATCCGCAAACCTCAACGCTTTCAAATCCAAAATCCTTCCAGTTTAACCAACCAAAAGTAGGCTTATCAACCAGAATATCGTTCTCAATATCAAAATCTAACTTATCTGAAATCTGCCAACCAACAGTATTCTTTACACAGTGAGTAATAGGAAGATGTACGCCTTCATATGTTTCTAAATAATTCTCAGGGTGTGTGTCTCTTGTAAAGATTACCTGTTTACCAGCATCCTTGTACTCCTTAATTTTCTTTGCTACATTTGATACAATTGCCTGTGCTTCCTTTGTACCAAGTGTTCCATCAATAAAATCATTCTGCATGTCTACTACAATTAATGTTTCTCTCATTTTGTTACCTCTTTTCTTTGTTCTTTCATTACTAAATGACTAACGTTTACTGCTTCTCTCATAGCTTCTGCAAACTCATAAGCACAATCAGAAGTAAATCTTTCCTGCACTTTTGCAATATCATTTGTATCAACTTCGCTATGAATCCTTGCATCAATAATATATTTTCCGTCTTTACATTGAATATCTACCATTTATTTCTCCTTATCTGAATAATCATATCGCCAACTTGCAATATCCACATCACTTCTATATCCATCACACCCATCTGCATCAAATATAAATTCATAATATGTATGTCCCATCCACTGATGATATTTGTGTTCTGTTCCATTTTTATCTTTTACAATTATCCATTTTCTCTCTTCTGGATAATCGTCTTTGTTGTGCCATACGTGGTTATCTGCTTCTAAGCCTAACCATTTACCATTTTTATATCGAATACCTGTAATTTCATATTCCTTATCATCTATAAATACAACTGCTTTTGTATGGTTAAGAATGTAAATTGGCTGCTTAATAATTCTCTTCCACAAACGATATAAATTCATCTACACACCTCCTAAATTTTCATAAGAATTTCCGCTTTACTTGGAACTTTTATTTTTATACACAAACAGCTTTTCTCTTCGAAAATCCTTAATGTTATTACACTCTCTATTGCTATCAAATGTAATCTTAACTTGTTTCTCCCAAATGCAATCAAAGTCATCTGGCATTGAATATTCACTTATAATGACAACATTATCTTTAGACATTTCTCTACACCATTGATAAAATTGTTCATATGGAAATTCACCTGTTTTATATTTTGTTGTATTTTTATACGGTGGATCGCAATATATTACATACCCATGTAAATTAGAATAATCTAAAAATGAAGCTGTTCTAAAATGGATACCTTTAAGATTTGGAGCTTGCTTCATACATGATTTGTAAGAATAAATATCTCCACGATGTTTAGCATCGTCACGCTTTGCATAACCGCCAAACCACTTTGCTCCAAAACTAAGTTCATATCCTATATACCCTGTTATAAAATCAGAATACTTGTCGGGATTATTTTTTACATCAATATAAAATTCTTTCGATACTTCTTTTGGTGGTTCAATTCCTTGCTGCAAACCAATAAGCACAGAGATTACATATTTATCAATATCACTTCCTATCTTATTGTCACATTCAATTTTATCAATAATATTTGCACCACCTACGAATGGTTCTAAATAACCATTGCATCCCTTGTCTATGTAATTCTGTATAATCGGTACAATTTGTTTTGATAACCGATTTTTGCTTCCCATGTAAATCATTATGTATTAGGAGTAAACGCTGCGTTTTCGGTATACCAAACCTCTTACTCCTTTCTTTTATTCTCTTAACCCACTCAAAATCCATTCAACGGTAGGTTCATTCCATCCATTGCCCATCAAACTACATCTTTTTGAGTATGATAACCAACGATTGTTAAGCTGAATTTTTGTAAAATTATCAGGCAATCCCTGTAATCTTTCATATTCAACTTCTGTAAGTTTTCGTGGTCTACCACTATCTAATACTTTCTTTTCGTGATATCCACCATTGATACAAGTTAATGTGCAGCACTTAAAATCTGGATTATAAATTCTTCTATTCATTTCCATAGAATTAACTTTTAACTCTGCACATACACGTTTGCTCATATCTAAGATTTCAAAATTCTTCTTGTAGAAATATTTCTCTTCTACATTATTCTCCATAATATCTTTCAAAACTAATGGAGATTCATCAGGCAATTTACCTAATGATATGTTTGTCCAATAATATCTTTCACGATTTTGAGACGAAAATCTTCCTGAATCAATCAAAATAGGTTCAACACCAATACATTCTGTCATTGTCTTCAGATCTTCGTCACTACTTGGTATTACATTTTCAAACATGAAATATTTGGGCTGAATTGCCCTAAGACACTCAATTGCTTTAAAGAAAATTCCCGACTTACCATCAAGACCATTATTGACCTCTTTACTTTCAATTCGCACTCTTGAAAGTGATTGGCAACAAGTTCCTGCCAACAGTAAATCAAATCCTTTGAACTGTTCAAAATCCGCTTCATATAAATCGCCATGATGTACCACAAACGGAAAATGATACTGAGAAACTGCTATGGCTTCTGGCAAAATTTCATATGTATGATATTCTCTTATAGGTATTCCGAGCTGCTGTAACGCATACAATCCTGTTTCAACGCCACCACATAAACTTAATACTCGTAGTCCTTGAGAATTATTTTTTTCATTATTCTCTGTCAAAATACACTATTTTACAGAGGTTACGCAACCATAATTACCTAGGAGTTACTGCTTAATTCCTTTCTTCTTAAATATTTTGTTGTAAAATCCTATGGAACTAACACGTCTGCTAAAACCATAGGAAAAAAATATTTCATTACTTATTTTTGTTTTGGAAATACTTGAACGAATGTCCAAGTTAAGAAATATTCTCACTGATTTTAATTAATCAGCATATCTTCCAGTTTATAAATTTCATTTTTTAGAGTTCTAATTCTGGTTCTAATCAATTTGTTAAATCCCACTACAGCCTCTTCATATGTATCAGCAAATAATCTTGCATATATAGTTACACCATTCTTTTTTAAATCTCTACCATTTACTTTGTATTCATAAAAATATTTATCTTCTTTGATTCTACCCTTTACGGGCTTACACATAAGATTTAATGCTCTCTCGTCTTCCTTATATGCAAAAGCCCAAAAATCTTTATTATAATGTGTTCCGTCATCAATGTATTGTAAATCATTAAAGGTATTTCTATATATACTATTATATCTTGCATCTATATTGTTACAATAAATCATTTTCTTACCTCGCTTTGCTTGGAAAATTTGACTGACCAGCCTTTGAATAGAATTACTTCTATATTAGATTATTCTTTACTTAATGCTTATACTCTTTGAATAAATCACCATACGATTTACTTGGTGTTATAATCAGGTTCACATAATCTACATTGCCACTATTTAATTCTTTCTGAATAGCATGATAAATATGATACATTGCTGTTTCTTTGTCTATTCTATCTTCGTCTAACAGAAGACTAATTGTAAAATTGTTCTGTTTTATAATTATCACCTCACTTATTCGTTATCATATCCAAAAATAACAATTCATCTTTCTTCAATGTAATATCATAATCTTTCCACTTTTCCATAAGTTCTCTTGTGTCGAAACCATGCGAAACAATGATTGCATAACTATGAGGAGTCTTATGCAATTCATGATTATCCAATTCTGAATAAAAATAAATATCGTCAATAAAATCTTCTACTTTTTCTTCATCATCCACATCGAAATCAAACAACCATTTACTCTCATCACGATTTTGTACCTGCTGTGTAACAGATGCTAATGTACGATTAAGCTGTGTCATACTTGGTTTGTCTCTCAATAAACGGATAATTAACTCTTCTCTAATTTTCTCTTCATTCCTTGAGTTGACAGATCTATATAATCTCGTCTGTTCACCAGGAACTCCTTTAGCTGCGAAGTTCTTAAAGCCCTCAATCACTTTATCTTCATTTTCTTTGTACTCAAGGATTGTTTTGGCACGTTTCTTGAAGTTTGGAATGTCCTTGTTATCCTTGTTGCGAGAACATATTAAATATACATATAAATTTGACATTGTATTATTCTCTCCCATACTTTGTATAATCAATTGTTTCAAACTGATCGTATACATTTGGGATAAAAATACCAACCCAAAAATCTTTCTGAAGATTTTTATAATATGTTATATTCTCATTCCAATCCTGAATCTCATCAATTACTTCTTTATTCAATAAACCGAATTCATCACGACAAGCACCACTTTCTACTTTATATGTGATGGCATTGTATTGTTCTTTGTTTTTCTCTACTTGAGCGTTTACACCAATATAACTACAAGCAAAGACAATAAGCATAATTACCATTATAATTCCACTTATTACAACAGTAACCCAACCAGAAATTTCAATTGTGTAATCATTCTGATATAGAAATTTTCTTAACTTATTTTCATTTCTAGCATCAAACCACTCCATATTTCCAACAGTTATCAATCCAATTCCTACAATTAATACAATAAAACATAACCAAAATAACATAATTTTACCTCCAATTTTTCTAATGAAATGTGCGTTTCTTTCTAACGTAAAATATATACCATATATAGTATATATCGCTTATTTTAATACTATATATGGTATATTTATAACAATTACTCACTTAATTCTGCAAGTGTCTTGTCCAGTTCCTCATCAGACATGTTCTCAAGTGCTGCATCCTGTCTCTTAGCCTTGATTTCAAGCAATCTCTGTCTCATCTCAGCATTTTTCTTAGCGTCTTCTCTCTTCTTCTTCTCATCCAGCTTCACACTAACAATATACTTGACAATTTCAATCTTATTAGAAATCTCCTCATCTTCCTTTGACTTAGTATTCAGAAGACTTTCTTCCTCAGACTTCTTTGCTTCTGCATTGAGTGTCTTAAACACTGAGTCCAGATTTATGAGAGACAAATCCCACAAATCAATTACGTTAATCATTCCTCTGAATGGGAACTGATAGTTTGCTCTTGTTGCATTGATAAATAATTCGTTGTTTGTCATAATAATAATCTCCTTTTTTAATTAAAACTTAATCTTCATTACACGTTCTGTTGCACCCTTAACCTTAACAACTAAATCTGCTCTCTTTGTCATGGAGAATCCAATTCCTGAAAGCTGATCATCAGTATCTTCTACATGACACTTAGCACCTAAAGCCTCAAATACTCTCTTGTGCTTTTCAAGGTCACTCTTTAAGAACTCATTGTAATAGCCATTAGGACTTTCGTTGTTAACACAATCCTTCAGGAAGAAGAATAAATGTCTATGACCAATTCCATCCTGCTCGTCAAAATAGTTTGGACTGTAACTAATTACTGATACAGGAACAAACTGATTTGTATTTACACCCCAAATCTCACGACTTGAGATAGATGAACTTCCAGACAGCGTTTCCTTAATTGAGAAGTTGCCATTCTCGTCAAGTGTTACCTTTGCCACCTGAACTTTCTCACCAGTTCTCATAGGATTGCTATAATCAAATGAATAAATCTCTCCATTGAACTCAACTTCTGCTCTGAATCCATGTCTTACTGCACCTGAATACTGATGTACAAAAAATCTATATGTTCCTGGTCTCATTCTTGATAAATCCTGCCAAGTAATATTCTCTACTGCAACTTTTCCACATGGATCAATTACATCAACATCTAACTGACCACCCATAGAAGTAATTCTTGGTGCTTTGTAACTACCATAATAGATTTCTGTTCCGTTTGGTTCAACGCAATGAGCATCAAGATCATAATTGTCATGTCCATCTTCGTTCCACTGAATTGAAAATCTAAGTATACCATCGACATTACCGCCAGCAGCTTTTACATTCTGCTTCATATCAGAGTCAGTAATGTTTCCTGAATAAGCCCAAGACAATCCATTATTCCACTTGAACATTGTCTTAGCGTCTGGATTAACAGGTGCAATCATAGAAACAAAGTTCTTCTCATGTTTATTCTCTACAAAAGCTTCAATTTCCTTTGCAGTTGGAAGTACCTTATCAATAAAATCCTGTGCTGAAATCTCTTCAACCTTAGAAAACTTCTTAGGACTTACAACAACATCTTTTTCCATCTGCCCAAAGATATCATCTGCACCAACCATTCTTCTTGCAGCACTCTTATTTGAGAACAATACATTATTTACAGTAATATCATTAAGATTAGCAAATCTTCTCTGTAATGAATCCATATATCCAAGTTCTGTAATGGTCTTCTTTGCTTCCTCAAGCATTTTCTTTGTAAAAATAGCCTTTGGTCTTTTATAGTTGCTCGGTGCAACAATCTGCTCATACTTCTTAACTGCTGTGTCAAGATCCATATCCTCACTTACATTGATAAGAAGTGTTCCAATAGAATGATTTCTAATTCTACCAATAGCCATACCTGCTGTTACCGACTTCTCCCAAGCATATAAATCCTTTTCAGTATCAGAAGTCAGCTTATCATATTCTTTTTTATACTTCTTGAACTCTGTGAGTACGCCTTTCCACTCTTCACCCTTGTAAAGTGTATTTGAATTGATAAGTTCAAGAATTGTGTCGAGTGCATCCATAGTAATTTCATCAAGAGAACGCTTAAATACGTTTCTTGTGTCTCTGAACTGTCCCTTAACTTCCTCATTTGAACGGCTACTTCTATTTACGAACTTGCTTGGAAGCTCTAAGAAAAAGTGATCCCACTGATGAGACTTTCCATTGATTTCCTCAAAGTTAAAATCTGTACCAATCTTAGGGAACTTAGTTGTATAAATATCTGTAACTGTATGAGCTTTTACAAAAGCATCAAGTGCATCACATACTGGCTGATATGTTGTATCACCAAGATTCAGTTCCCAAATCGTATGAATCTGGTTATCCTTGATAATGACAGCAGAACCAATATTCTTAATAAACTGTCTACAACAACTACAATCATGTTCTCTACGCTCTCTGAAAATCTCATTTGTACCAGCAGGGAAGCTATCAAGATATGTATTCCATAATACGTCCTTATCTACATTTACCTCAAATAAATGTGTTGCCTCTTTCTGCATTTCATCGAAGTGCTTCTGTAAAGCCTTCTTAAACATCATAAATCCATCCATGTTTTGTACCTCTTCTTTCTTATATTTATTTTTTTGTTAATTGTTTCTACTGTTATATTCTCCGTTTATAATCCAAAGGAAACGAAGTTTTACTTGGCTTTTGTTCTTTACCAAATTCCATTTACCGTCTTATCAATAGCTTCTCTCATTACACCACCAGTCATTTTATTCATTTTATCTGCAACAAGACCCTTAAATTCTGCTCTTATTCTCCTTTTATGACGAGTACATGGCGTTGAACAATAATTACTTCTTCTACATTTTTCACAGTTGCCATTCAATTTCCACTGTTCATTTTCCTGAATCTGTTCCATAATATTTGTATGTTCCTTTCAAAGTTATATATTCTGACTAATATTCTTCTGTCGCTTCGTCATATTCTCTTGATAAATATTCAACTAAATCCTTATAAATATCTAATTGATGGTCGTATAAATAATTACATAATTCAATGTCACTATCAAAGAACTCCTCAATAGCTGTAGAATTAGCCCATCTATCAAAAGCACTTCTTGTTGAAACTCTAAGCATCCATCTGTTTTTAGTTCCACTATGAGGTTCTACTACCATAAAAATAACTGTATCTGTTCTTGCTTCTAAATGACCTTCATATTCGTCAATCTCGTAATTCTGACCATTATTCATTTGATCATTCTCAAACCATCTTCTTATATTTTCCATTACTTTACCTCTCTTCCAAAGAAATCGAACTTTCTTGCTACTCAAATTTCTGATTAACCCAATGCCCCATTGGATCAACCCTGTATTCTTCAACCAAATTTATTTTTTCTAACCATGCACAGTCACCATTCTCACATTTAATTGGCAACCATGCAAATACAGTAGAATATCTTAAATCTCCATGACAAGGTTTCCTTTGTACTACCCGTTTCCATCTCATAGTTTTCTCCTCTCTTCCCAAAGAAACGAACATTCTTATTTCTATATTCCCTGAAATTCAAACTTTGTACCGCAACTACACTTCACATAGCCGATAGTTCCAACCGAAGTTGGTATGAATTCATAGCTGTAATTACCCCCACAACAACCTGCTCGTCTTAATCTATCGGTGTTATTTACTACTCCATGAGCTTCAACATCATGTTCTTTCATCCACTCTTTAATTTTCTGATTTTCGCTTTCAGTTATAGGAAATCCTCTATAATAATCTTTTTTCATCTCATCAAACTGTGACTTCATTTTTGCCATCTCTGCGTCCTTATAAGCAGCATCTTTCAGCTTTCTATTTTCTTCTTCCAGATATTTGATTCTATCTAATTGATCCTCATGTCGTTTCTTGAGTGCCAAAATACATTTATCAAAGTCATATACTGTAATACCACTACTCGTCCAATATTCACTCATATACACACTTCCTTTATTCCTTTATTTTCTTACCCTTCTTATCTTGGCAGCCTTCTCCTTCTCGATTCTATTCTGTACCTTAACAATAATACTCTTCTTCTTTCCAAAATCCTTTGCTGTTATTCCCATAATGATATCTCCTTTATTTTTAATTATTTTTACTATTCATATAGCAGTGTGCCACACGGGGTTTGAACCCGTAACCCCACGATTAAAAGTCGTGTGCTCTACCAATTGAGCTAGTGGCACATAACTAGGCTGGTGGGACTCGAACCCACAAATGTCGCAGTCAAAGTGCGATGTGTTGACCTTTTCACCACAACCCATTATTCGGGCGACCTAGTTGAGCCACCCATTTATATATTCTCTTTTCAGTAGATAAAGTTACTACACTCTTCTATTCCATATTTCTATTATTTGTTCATCAGTACAATCATGTCCCCAATATCCACCACAAGTTTCTTTCCTTGTACTGCATCCACATTTATTACATTCAATATACTTTACTGAATAATGACATTCTGCATCTTTTCTTGTATCCATTCTTATCCTAGCTGTTCCACCACAAAAAGGACATAAACGAATCCCTTGTAATCTCATATTTGATATTGGCACATAATTGCACATAGTATCTTCATTGAGATATCCCCATATTTCTAAACTATCGGGGTTTAGAAGTTTCCTCGTATGATTATCCACATAATCTCCCAGTATATATAACTGGTCGCTATAAATATTGTTTATTTTTGCTCCACTTTTTAAGTCCATGATAGTTGCCATTATTTATATAATCCTCCTATTATTGATTTACTAAGTATGATTCCATATCTGTACATTCTTCTCCCTAACATCTCGCCAAAAGATTAGTTATATGATCCTTATGCTTTCCAAAACTTACACTACCAGGCAATCTAATATATTTAGGTATACCAATCATATCCGTAGTCCATGACGTACCACCATTGTTCCATACAGTAGGTTTTCCTTCATATGTAAGTCCAGCATAATGAGCTGGTATCCACTCCTCTGATACACTGTTTTTGATAAGCACTTTTTCATCTATCTCAATGTTTTTCCAAAGCTTACCTTTCATTATGTCCTTTTTTGCAACTCTCTCTAATCCTGACAATTCACCTTCAATTGCTTCTATCGTAGTAATATTTGTTACGATAATTGGAGCTATTCCATTAGATGTCCTAACCCATATCAGATCACCATATGAGATTTTGCTTTTAAACTCATCCCAATTCGTATTATCTGGAACTCTCCAAGTATATTCCTTGCTATTTCCATTTGTATGAACACCATCAATAAGTGTATACACTACTAACTTATGTTCAACGCAGCAGTAACAATACTCCTCGTCCATCTCCTTCATGACGAGATACTGTATATAGCCATCCACTATCATATTATTCTCATTTAATATTATTGGCTTGACCTGACCTGCACATTTCTCATAAGAGTGCTTCGAATCTTTACCAAGACAATAAGCGTCTCTATATCTATTCATCTTCTCTGGTGATGGAACAGAATTACGGAAATTACGTGATACTTTGATATCTGAAATTTTAACTAACTTTAATTTCTCCATATGTATATTCTCCTTCCTATGCTGACTTCTTCTCTTCATACGTCTTGAAATCAGCTATCATATTTTCAAGGTTCTCTGTCTGATTAGTGCTATATGTAATATTGCGATTGGTGTAATCAATCAACCAATTATCCAAATCTTTATCAAACTTGAATGAATAAGCAATCATCCCTAAGAATGCTAACTCATTGTGGTAATCAAAGAATGGCGATGATATATTTACTCCATGTAATGTCTTGAAATCATCCATTAGAGTATAGTAGTCATCTATATCTTCCTCAGATACCCTTTCTGATACATTGTCCTTTATAAACTGTAATGGATCTGATTCATTTGCATCATATACTATCTCATTTCCAGTTTCTTTATTCTCTGTTATATCTTCGGTTATATGTAAATAATCCATCATTAAAGCTGTATATGTATCAATTTTAGCCTGTACAATTTTTTTATCAGATGTTCCAGGCTCTTTATCAAGTGCATCGTAACTCCACTCGCCAATAACCTTGCTATGTAAGTTGTTTACAAGTTCATTTATAAATTCAGCGAACTTATTATCCTCAAGACCAAGTTTTGTGAATTTATGAAATGTAGCAATCCAACAAAGTATATCTTTGAATGCGAATACATTCTGAAATTTGTTTCCACAAACTTTTGCAATACGATTTCCATATTCGTTTACTCTCTCAAATTCATCAAACGAAGATTTTTCTTCAAGGAACTCATTTCTATCTTTTGGTGATTTTTTCCATGCATCTAAGTGGAACGTTGCCATAACAGAATTGGCGACTGTCTGCTCATATGTACCATTAACTCTCATTGGTTTTGAACATGTAACACAATTCTTATAAAACTCATTATTTGCTATATTCTTAATTTTCCTTGCATATGTAGGAATCCATGTAAGGGCTTTCTGGTTAGAACCCATAGATCTGTTTCGGTTGTACCTCCTAACCAACTTACTTATCTCCTGCATAGTACAGTTCTGATGAATAACAATTCTGATCTGATAATCATCAAATTTCTTTTTTAATTCATCAGGTAACTGCTCATAAGTTTTATTCTTTATGTCAAACTCACAATTGTCCCAAAGAATACTTCCGTTCTCATCTTTAATAAGATGTCCCTTTTCATCTCTTCGTTTCTTCTGATACTGAATAACACTATTTTCAAATGACTTAGTTGTTTTCCAGTTCATATGCCTAAACATATTTAATGCTGTTGTTCTCTGAATGCCGTCAACTATATACTGCTGAGTTAAATCACCACCAAGTTCCTCTTCTCCAAGAATAATTGGAGGAATATAATCTTCTGTAAGAACTGTAATAATTAACTCATTGATAGCTTCATTGCCCCAGCAAAACATTCTTTGCACGTCCTGGTTTTCTGAAATATCCTCACTGTTCACACTCTTCAGATACGATGATAATGATAATGCCTGTTCTCTTACTTTCTTTGCCATTGTATATTCCTCCTATTTCTTTTACATCACATGTTTCTTATATGTTTTTCTTGTTAATATCCTCTTATTCTCATAACAAGTAATGGCAGCATAATTATTGTCATATTCTTTTTTGGAAATATGTAATTTATTCTGTATATCCTTTGCCGAATATCCTATATATAACATTTTGACTATAATTTTCTGTAATTCTGACAACCTATTCATATACTGCTCAACATTCGTTCCTTCAAAATGTTCTCCACAAGCTTCTTCATAAATATCAAAGTTAGAAGGAATTTTTTCACTTAACGGTCTGCCATCCTCTCCAACTAAATCATTTATACTTGACATTTGCTTAGACGGAATTCGTTTTGCTCGATTTCTATCTCGTATTTCAGTTTTGAATTTACGTTTAATATTACTAGCCAGGAAACTATCAAAATCGCAAATATTTGAATCGTCATATCTTAATGCCGTATCTGCTAATACACTTAAAGCGATACTATAAAAATCATCATAGTCTTTATCCGATATTCCACCGATTTTTATAATCATTGGATAACATATTTTCTTCAATTGATACATTTCGTTCTCGCAATACCAATTCAATTTTTCTTGAATATTCATGGTTTAAATCCTTTCAATATGTAATTAAAAATCAAACAGTTCATTAAGCTCCCTAGGCTCATATAAACGCTGATCCATTCCAGTCACTGCATTATTTATCTCATCAGTGACCGTTTCTGATATCTTCTTTCCAAGAATAATTTCCAAAACTTGTATCTCATTCTTAATTGATCTTCTAATTATTCTCCGTTCATGCTCCATCTTATAGGCTTTGTAGCCTTGTGCAGCATTTAGATTATTAAATTCGATGTAATGTGCAATATCACTCAATTCTCTATCAACTTTACTCAATTGCTCAATTAGTTCTGTCTTTCTATGTAATGCATCAGCAGCTAACCCATTCAAGTCAGCTATCTTATCTAGCCACTTCTGTATGTTTCCAACGGCTAACACCTTTTCTGTTTTCTCTTGTAACTCCTTAGTAGTTATTTGCTTAACATTATCGGGAGCGTCATCATCCAACTTCACTACCTTATATCCTCGTGCCTTATAGGACTTAGATATTGAACTTTTGTACACATTTTCTGCCTTATCACGACAATATATTTCTGCGATTGCAAGATTAGTCGTTATCGTGAATCTACCAAGACTATCCTTGGCTATGTAACCCTTGCCATTTCCAATAGCATATCTCGCCACATCAATCCCTCCTTTTTATTTTCAGCGCAAAAATAGCGCAATTTAATAGTGTGCCATGAGGGGTTCGAACCCTCGACACCTGGATTAAAAGTCCAGTGCTCTACCTACTGAGCTAATAGCACATACTTATTCTCTTTTTATTTCTTGTGAAATATAGCTGAATTGCCACGATAAATTGTCAACAAATAACATGTTGATTTTATAGAACGATTATGTAATAATAAAATATGGTGTGGTATTATTCTGCTACATCAAACCCATGCGTAGCCAAGATGTCGGTACTGCCAATACCGTCTATTTACTTGGCTACGTTTTTTCTTACTCTATAATAGAACATCTGTTCGAGCGTGTCAATATCTACCGAACATTTGTTCTATGTTTTATTTATACCTTATGGTGTGTCCGTTTTTCGGGTCATCTCTCGAAATAATATGGTATTTAAATATCCAACTGGTTCATAATTAATTGGATCTTTCTGTGTATCCGAAAATACTCTAAGCTGATTAGCAAACTCATCACAGATATTAGCAATTGTCTTTGCCGAACCAATTATGTCAGAGCACTCTCCAAATCTTTTCTTTACAAAACCAATGTTGCAATCTTGTGAAGCAAGATCCTGTGTGGCTACTAAGACAATAGCATCTTTCTTTGCATATTTCTTTGCTTCTTCAACCGTCATCATTACGTATTCCATACATTACACCTCCCCGAAGTTTGATTCATATACTCGTTTGACTTCTAATCTAGTCGCTCTATCGTTGACTGAACCAATCCTCTTTATTATTCTCTGTTTTGATACTTGTCTAACACATTCCCCTAACAACATTGAACTTTGTGTTAAACCACCAGTTCCTCTCATAAAAAGAGAATGTGTAGACTGATCTATATTTTTGATTTTTGTGGTAAACGGCATCACTATAGTTGTATCACTAAACCTATTTCCCATTGCATTTTGAATAACTATAGCAGGTCTGACACCAGCTTGTTCGCCACAGAATTCTATTTCGCCAAAATCGACAAGTAGAATATCAAATGTATTAATGTCCATATTCACATCCTCCTTTCCTTTGATTGTCATCATTATAGCAAGTTGATAGCAACTTGTCAACAGGTTTGTATCAGTTTTTTAAAATAATTGACACAAGAGTTATAGCAACTTATAATCAACTTGTACCAATTAATTCGAATAGAAAGGAGAAAAAATGGCACAAGGACAAATTAGCGATACCAATACAAGAATTGTGATCGTACTTCCAAAAGAGATAAAAATAAAAGCTGATATAATAGCTAATTCAGATGGGAGGTCACTTTCTGGTTGGGTACGCAATCTTATAACAAATGAAGTAAAAAAATATTATGAAGACGATGCCCAGTAAGTATCGTCTTTACATAATTTTACATCTTTTTCCACAGTTTGTATCATGGTAAATTATGGAAAATTATTTTACAAAATTCTCATTTCGTTTGCCATATCAATCGCTTTCTGATACTTGTCTACATCATCTGTGAGCATACGAATAATTTTTCCAAAATCATCGGATTTCAATGAGATAACTGGCATATTTCTAACTATCTCATCGCCCTTACCTGCAAGTACATTATGAATGAACTCTCCATGATCGTTAATCAACTGTCTATTTTTCTCTTCTGTTAACCCAATATAATTCATTGTAGTTTGAAGATCACTATGATTGAATAACTTCTGTAATGATAATAGACAATCAGAATCAAATGGATGTGTTTTGTGTATCCAATAGCCGAAAGACTTACGGAGGCTGTGGCTCGACACAGGTGAAGTTATTCCAATATCTTCAACCGCTTTTTTTAATTTCTTTCTATAATCATCTGTCTGCCATTTAACCACATCATTATATTCAACTTCATAATAAAGGTAATCTCCCAATGATGAATATTTTCTCTGCTTATGAAAATCATTAAATATCTTTTCCTTTCGCTTATCAGAAAAGTCTTTATTTAATACCCTACACCAAGCATCAATACTATTTCCAGAATACACATTTAACATACATCTATTAATCCAATCAGTTTTGGGCTGATACTGAAAGATATATTCATTATAATGCTCCATTGGATTGATTTTGACATGCGACAAATAATTATCAACTGCTTCCCATACCATATTGCTCACAGGAAGATTAGTGATCTTTCCTGTTTTCTGTTCTTCAATAGTATCAATCTCACTCTTTCGATTTCCATTCTCATAATACAGATCCGACCACTTCATCATTACTGTATCACCTATTCGTCTACCAAGAAGTAGTTCTAATAATGTAATAAGATATCCATCCCATTCGTTATTCTTCTCAAACCACTCAACAACATTCTTAATATCAGACATATTCCAGAATGGCTGTACTTCCGTTTTTCCTTTTTTCTTTGTTGCATAATCTCTTGTCTGCATATTAACCAACCTCTCTTTCATATTTATCCGTATAATAATTCTCTCTTTTTATCTTAGCTAACTCAAATATTTCATCGTAGGAATCACAATATCTAACCTCTTCGTTTTTTGTAACAAATCCGCATCGCAAACAATATAAATCTTTTACATGTCCTTTCTCACGTTGCTGCTTGCGTTGTATGCCAGTAACCAACATATTTTCTTTCATGCAGTGCAAGCATATAAACTTTGATTGTCGTTTTGGATTTCCATTTTTGTATCTGCTCACTTTATCACCTCATTTTCTGTATTAAAAAAGAAGCAGTTAATTTCTGCTTCTAATGTTTGTTATTATTTACATAATTGTTGTTTATGTTTATTTTTATTGACGTTATATTCCAGTTACTTCCTCATGATCTAACTTATATACTATCTTCACATTGTATATTTTCCCACACATACTACACTGCTTATCCGCTGATACCTGACAGATATCTTCACTTATATAATCAATGCATCTATCTAATATAGTGTTGTTTGTAGTATTTTTATTACAATGTGGACATTTGTATGTATTTTCCATTGTTCTTTCCTTATCATCCAAATATTTTCCCTTAAATTACACTTTATATTAAGGGGAAAGCAATTTTTCATTTACATTATAACTCTTCAATCATCTGTTTTACTCGCTTAATTTCTTCACTTGTATGAGGTGTGCCACCTGCATTCATATCAATATACCACTGAAGAACTTCTTTTTCACTTTTTAAATCATTTACATTCAATATTAATGTATTATCATTTACAAGCCTTAATTTATCCTCATATTCATCAAAATAAGACCCAAATACTTTAATTTCATTATGAACAAATCTTTGTGCTGCTGTTATTCTTTGTAAACCATCAACACATACGTAATCCGAATATTCTCCTTGCTTTGCTTTTCTTACACTATTCCAAAATGGATTATTCAAATAAATTGTATTACCAGATTTTCCGCCTCGTAAATGATATTCAAGCCATGCAATTTGTTGTTCTTCAGTCCATACATGACCTCTTTGAAATTCTGGATTAAGTTGCAATCCCATCTCACTAACTTCTTCCTCTATATACTTTACAAGACTTGTAAGAGGATAATTTACTTGATATGATCCACTAGATGTAAATTGAGGAATATCTTTAAATCTTGTTATTTTCACTTTATATCACCTACTTTCCATAACCATGAAATCGTCATTTAATCAGCTAACGATAAAATATCATTTCTATCAAAGCCAATCAATTCATCAGATTCTATAATATCAGCCAATATATTAACAATTTCTTTTTGTGCTTCAGATTCCCATTCCATAAGCTCCTCTTTTATTATCTTTGCACCATTTGATTTTGCAATATAATAATCTTCCAGTGTAGCAAAGAAAAATTCATATTGACTATCAAATGGTGGCATTTTACTATTCTTCATATCATTTAAATATTTTAATGTTTTTTTATTTTCCATCTACATTACCTCATTTCATCAATTTTTCAACTTCCTGCTTTATCATACTAATTTCCGATAAATCATACTGCTCAATCATTTTCTCTAATTCATCAGGCAATCTAGTCATTTGTGATAAATCCTTAATAGCTCTTTCCATATGTTCATAAGCAAGATCCAAATTATTCCATACTGACTGCAAGTTATTTTGCGTTTTATTAATTCGGCTCATTTATACCACCTCTTCCAATCTACCTATATAAAATTGACTCTAAATCACAAATATCTACATTTTTGTACAATATCATTTTATCAACTCCGCTTTCTATTCTACACAATATCATTCAACAACTCAATCACCTCATCTAGTTTCTCACTCGCTTCTTCCATACTATCAATTGCATCTTCAGAACACATTCCTCTATAGCTACTCTGTAATCCTTCGGGCATATTATCAAATGCTTCTTGTTCTTCGTTCAATATAGAATATAACTCACTTGAAACTTTCTTCAAATCGGTTTGAATCAAATCAATTTGAGTTTTGAGTTGCCTTATCTTTTCTCTTCTCTGTTTATTCATTACCTATCACCCCATAATGCATGAACTACATCATAATCACTTGGCATACATGTACATGTCAAAGCTCCAAAATTCAACTTATTAAATTCTTCTTTTGTAATTTCAATTCCCATATCGCCATCAACAGTAGTATTGTAATCAAGCTTTCCTTGACATTCTGGACGAAAATACCATACTCTATAGAACTCTTTACCAGTCTTACTATTTTTACCGCTAAACAAACAGGTAATTGTTCTGCCTGAACTAATTTCAGTTGTAACAGTTTTTCCGAAATATGGATTGTATTGACTATATACATTTTTTCCGTATTTCAAATTTTCCTGTTTATCATGTTCACTCATCGCAAATAACTGCTGTGTACCTCTTCCATAAGAAGTGTCGTACACCTTACTACTATTCACACCAACAGTTGAATACAACTTAACTCCATTTCTATCAGTTGTTTCAACTCTCTTTACTCGCTCACCATTGATGTAATCATTGCAAAGTCTATCCATGTAATGTACATTTCCATCTTTATCAACTGTACGAGTTGTCCTCTTCATATCATAATTATCATACGCTGCCTTTGCAGCACTTCCTGCATAAATTCCTAAAAACGCTAATAGTCCACCGAACATATTCATCAACCACCTTTCTTATTTTATATTACTATTTTCTCCACTTTTCCATTTCGTCTACAGACTTCTTATTTAAGTTATTATACATGTCTTGTCTCTTACGAGATTCTTCCTTTTTATTAAGATGATAAGGAATGCCAAATACAATAATAAAAGCTACTAAATATCCGATTAACTGTGCCATAATGATTACCTTCTTTCTGTAATGTTTGATAAAAGCCACCAGATTATATCCGATGGCTTGCTCTACTTTTATATTCTCTATTTCTCTTCAATAATTACTAATTCAACTCTATGTGCCTTCTGATCTTTATCCAAAGCATACAAACATGGACTTTCATTTCCCTGTAATACTTCGTTGAGATTATATGCCCAACCCCAAGGGGTTTCTATCATAGTCTGACCAAAATTATTCTCAAATAACTTCCAATCACAATCATCGGGTAACTTAACTTTTAACTCATCACTACAGACTCCGTTAATATGTGGTGCTCCATATGTATACACATTTCTTTTTTCAGCCCTAAGAACTCCATAATTTCTATATATTGTAAAATTATTCATAAGGTCTTTACCTCCTATTTTTTCTTCTGCAAGATCAAAGTCTGCACCCTGTATAAATTCTCCATCTTCGTCACACTCACAATACTCAAGAGCATATTCTGTTATATACACACTCTCGCCAGCATTGTAATAGTCACATTTATAGTTTACCAATTTTGCTTTTGCATCATTTATTTGCTCAATGTTCCATCTTTCCAATTCCTTTGGATAACAATCATTGCCCCAAATTGTATCTCCCTTTGCAAATTTCTTATATTCCCTCCGTGTTAAATTTGCTTCGCCCTTTAATAATATAATAGTGTTATTCATTATCTATTACCTCTCTTCCATCTTATTTTTCCACAATGTATCTATTATAAATTCAATTATTATTTTTTCATTTTTTTATAAGTTCCTGAATCCTGAAAAGCTCCTTTGTCATAATGTTCTGCTTTTCTTCCATATTCATATCTTCATTCAGCAACTCAATTACTTCGTTACAAGACTCGACACCAAGTTGACTACAAATTAGAATATAAGTTTTTAAAAAATCTTCAACATTATTTCTCTCCTTTGCATTCAATAGCTGCAAAAATATACCTTCGTGTCTCATATTTCCCACCTCCCTTCCATAGCATGTAATTATTATATCTTATTTAAGCTACCTTTTCCAGTGTTTGCCAACCTTCAAATATTATTTCTATGTCTTCATCCTCTCTATTACCAATCTGGTTGTAAAACATACAATAACTAATCACATCCAGTTCCTGATCATTTTCATCATATAGTGTAAAGTATATATCCTCTACTCTATCTGATATAGTTGTATCTATGCTACTTGCCGAGTCATTCTGTACATATCCATTCTCTTTCAGGTATATTTTGCCTTCTTCAAAACTCATATTGCATAATTTGTTCATATCTATCATAATTCTACCTCCATAATAATACAACCTGTGAGTAAAATTTTACCCACAGGTTGTTCTTGTTTTCTTTTTTCTCGGTGTCTAAATAAATTTCCGTTTCTTGCGATTATTTAATCATAATACAAAGAATTTTTGCGTTTTTATTACCATACCAATCGTCAAAATCTGCATATATATCACAATTTGCCATTAAAGTATTATTATATTCACTCTGATCCATCAACTCATATAGACCAACTTCCATATCTTCCGTGTAATCTCCTTCAGGAGAACAATTGCTAAGTTCCACACAATTATCTCCATGAAAATGATTCGGATAATAATACCCCTTACTTAAAGGCTTATAGACCTCTAAATCTACATATTCTCCCTTATATAATTCTTTCACTTCCGCAACAGTCATATTCTAATTCCTCCTTATATATAAAATATTTTATTAATTTTCTCTGTAAGTTTTTCATTTTCCGAATCCAAATGAGCATATATCTTTAAAATAGTATTTACATTTGAATGTCCCATAAGTTTTGCAGCTTGTTTTATTGACACGTCAGAATAATACAAAGTAGTAGCATAATTATGTCTAAATATATGTGCTGTTAATTTTGAATTTGCATTTATATTATTATCTATTTTTGCAACTATATATTTCCACATTTTTGTATATTCACTATCTTTAAGATATTCTCCATCTATATTAAAAAAGAGCTTATCATCAATTGTTTCCATATATGATGTAAGCTCTTTTAATAAAAATTCAGGTATAGGTACTTTTCTATTGCTTGAATGTGTTTTAGGATTTCCGCATATTGGGTTTCCATTGATAAAATGCAATGATTTATCTATAACCAATTCATTATTTATAATATCATTTTTCGTCAAAGCTAATGCTTCTCCTTTTCTTAATCCACATCCATATAATATATGAACAAATACCTTACTCATTGAATCACAATCAATATTTCGAACTGCTATTTTTTCTTCTTTTGTTAATGCTCTTTTTTCATTGGATTCATAGTATGGAGCTTGAATAAAAGTATATAAATTCTTATCAACAACCCCCTCTTCTTTCGCTATTTTAAATATTTGTTTAAGTGTCAATAAAATATGTTTACATGTAGCTGGATTAGAAATTCTTTTATTGATAATTTGCTGAAGATTGGAAATAGAAATATTATTCATTTCCATTTCACCAATTTCAGGAATAAGATGATTTTCAATTATATTTCTATACAGCCTCTGTGTATTATAAGATTTCATACTTTTAAATATATCAAGCCATTCTATTGAATACTCCTTAAATAACATATCATCCCTTCCTTCCATAGCCTCAGTAAATCATCGTTTCCTTCTGTTTTTAAAAGTAATCGTATCTAATGTTTCTCTGTCCTCATTGGATTGTAACCATTTCAGTTCATATTCTTCCGCTTCCTCTCTTGTATCAAAAATGCTCTGATCGGTTGTATGATATTCTACATTTGATCTATATCCGTTCATATACATAAATGCTTTGACATTCATTTTTGCCATGTCTTCAATACTCATATTTTTAATTGATTCGTAATTTGTCATAATTTCTTATTTCCTTTCCAAGTAAATCCTCAGTTCTTATGATTTTTTATTTCCCAATTTTCTTCCACATTCAGGACAATATTTTATTGGAATGTAAATAGAACCAACACCCTCTCCGTTAAAATAACCAGGACAAGTGAGAATTAATTCTGGAGTAGCAGTTTGATAATCATGAATAACACCGTCCCATTTTTCATTTTCTAATACATTTCCATTCAATCTACCTTCGTTTAGATTATTACTATGGTATGGAAGTTTCGGTTGTTCCCATCCAAATTTTATGTCTGTTCTTCTTTCACAATACATGCACATATTTATTCCTCCATTCTTCAAAAGAAACTCTTGTTTACTTGCCTATTTCACATCCCATTTCACTTCATAACCAGTAATTTTCTTTCCAAAATCACAAGCATGTACAACTACAGCTCCGCAATTATTGCACCATAAAGCAAAACTATTAACTCCTGCACCCATCCTATTAGCTCCACCACGCCGCATTTTTGATCCACACCAGATACAAGTACATTCGTTTGGAATCTGCACTCCATTATTTACAACATTTTTAATTTCCATTATCATCGCTCCATTTCTATATTAATTCATCGACTTCAACTACATCAGGATTATCACTAAACCATGAATCATTCTCTGCAATTTCCTTTAACTCAATAAAATCTCTTTCAGGATCAAAGCAATCGTTGTGTTTCAAATAAGCTGCTTTCACCTTTTCTCTTGCATCTTCATATGACTCTGCCTTTACAATTCCAACAGCCAACTCTTCAATCCTGTAAGCATATAAGTTTGTAATATCTAACATATTAAGCACTCCTTCCTATAATAAATCTCTTAACTTTTCCGCAAACTCTTTCAATGCATTTTCTTTGTATTCCTCGTTATGTACTAGATCGACTACACCAGGAACACCTTGAAATCCATTTCTCTTTGCTTCTAACATAAGATATGTTTCTTCCTCAACATCAAAGTCGTCATAAAGTTTCCACATTTTTTCGTGTAAAGTCTCTATTAATTCTTTCTTTGTCTTTGGATTCTTAATTGTAATTTCAGTACACCAATCCTCATTACAAGGGTTATCTCCCTGCATGTATAACTCAACTTCACTATTCTTTATCTCTGATATTCTAAAATCAAAATCTGTTCCATCTGATAACTCATCAAGATATTTTTCTAATTTATCTGTTTTTCATAAAATCAACCATCCTTTCTTACTCATCTACTTACATATTTTGCGTTTAATATTCCATTCTTCCAAAACGTAACAACTTCACCTATAATTTTCCCTGACCAATCAGGGCAGCAACCTTCGTATTTTCTTGTATAACCATAACTACCATCGTTTTCCATAATAATAACTTGACTATATCCATCTACTCTTGTAGCGGTGATTATTGCATTTTTAATAACTCTTTTTAGTTCGTTACACATATAATCAACCATCCTTCCCATTTGAAATTGCTTTTCTTATGTTCTAAGGTTCTTCGTCATCTGCGTTTAACCAGTCCATATATAATGCGGTTGCATCATATTCGTCCTCTGTTAAATAACTGTAACTTTCCAAAAATTCTTCTTTTGTAAGGATTTTAAAATCTGCCATTTTAGGAATATCTGTTATAAATGTCTTGTTCATATCAAAATCAATGTCAAAACTAGCTCGACATTCAGAATGATATGTATAAAATCCTTCGAGGTTATTTTCATCATGTTTTAATCTATACAAATCAAATTCTTTTCCGCAATTAGGACACTTTATTTTCATTTCCATCACTCCAATCTATGCTTCATAATCAAATTCGCTTAATCCACCACTTGCAGATACATATTCTGCTACATCTGGAACAAATATCATAAGATTATCAGGATATTTTCTTTCATCCTTAATTGCAAAATATCCTCTTTCTTTTACGCCATCATTTTCAAAGTAATAACCAAAAATCATTTCTATTAAATTTTTCATTGATGTTTCTGGTTCGTATTTCTGTTCTCTGATCCATGCAGCCATGTAATCACAATCGCACCATTTCTCTTTTGGATATTTACTATAATCTTTTTCTTCTGTCCATTCTCCTGTCCACTGATCTACCATAAAATCATACCTCCTCAATCTCAATACAGAAATCATCAGGATCATATTCACTGCCTTCAATGTCCCAATCTCTCATGTATTCTTCTTTTGCGTTATTGGCTTCTTCTTCAGCTTCACCATAGGAATCAAATAATCCCCACTCAAAATCGGAGCTGTCTCTTAACTGACCGCCATCATAACTGATAATATATTTGAACATTTCAATCACTCTCCCTTACAATTTTTTAAATAATCAGCTTTCTGTTTTTTATATTCTGCTTCAATTTTATCTAGTCTTTTCTGTTCTTCATCGCACTCTTCTTGTGATTCAAATACATCATAGTAATGTGTATCTCCATCCCAACGACATCGCACAATTTTATCTTTCTCTTCATCCGTTAATTGATATACTCTGTACATTCTAATCACTCTCCTTTATACATCTAGCAATTAAGTCAATTATCAACCTTCTATTTTTATATGTTCTCTGTTTCCGTGTCTTTTTATTGATAACTGTTACACTAAAACGCTTTTCTAAAATTCCTTTATTTAATCAGGGGGGTATCTTTTAGTAACATTGTTTCCATTTAATCACTCTCCAATTTCTACAATATCAAATACTTCCCATTCATTACCTGTATCAATTGTGTTGATGCAAATGTCTTCATCTATTAATTCATAATTATCAACCAGTTCTTGAATTTCCTTTTTCATTGTTCTTTCACATTCTTCATATGTGCCTTGATACCTAACTTCAAAATCAACACCTTCATATCCATGATGCCATATAAGAAGATGAGTTCCGCATTCAGGACAAATCTGTTTAATTTCTGTTACATAGAATGAATCTTCGTATCTTGCAGTTATTCTAAAACCTTCATCTTCAATTTCTATATCACAATTACTTTTTCCAATCTTTACATGACTTAATAGCTGCTTGCTTTGCTTCTTCGTAAGTTTTGAAGAATTTATGTTCCGCATATGCATAATCCTCATCATTTAATTCACATAATAAATATAATTTACTCATGCTAATCACTCTCCCTTCAGATTAGGACACAAACCAAGACCACCATCAATTTCTGGCACTCTTCTATATGCTCCTCTGTGTGGACATTCTTCCTTTTTACATTCAGTACAATCGCATTTCTGATATTCCTCATAACTCATTTTTCAGTTTGTCTCTGCAAATCTTTCTCTTGTCATCATATTAATCACTCTCCTTTATAATTCGTTTCCGTCTTTATCTGTTATAAAAGCGACTTCTGATAAATAAATACTTTCAAAAGCTTGATTTTCATATTCACCAGTTCCATTCTTCGCTATTTTCTTTGCCTCTTCTAAAGAAGTTGCTTCAATCGTTTGATCGACTTGTGCAGTATAAGTTACTCTATATTTTTCCTTAATACCTTTCGCTTTCTTGTATCTTGCATAATTTGCCTTATATTCAGCGGAATCTGGTGTGATTTCCTGAATAATATTGTTACCACCCATCCCATATTCTTCCATTACCACATAGATAATACCTGTTCTTAAATCATAATAGCTTTGTGTTTCACCATAATCTTCATATTGATCATATCTTGGATTCATAAAAATACCATCAGCTAAAATACTCATAATTTTTCCTCACTTTCTTTGTAAACAGTTCTTTCATTTGGTTTTATTCTTTTATAGCCATCTTATCAATCAGCCACTCAACAGACATTCCATTGTGCATTTGCTCTAATTCGTCAAATTTTTGTACTGCAATTTCTAACGCTTCTTTCTGTTCATAACCTTTCTTCTGAATCAACTTTGTAGCTTTTAATACATTATTATACGTTTTTCTCTTCATGGTTTACCTCCTCGAAAGAAACCAATTTTGCATTCATTCCTTGTACATGATAGAGAATATCTTTAATTGTCTTTTCTGCTTTTCGTAAGTCGGCTTCTGCTTCAATAAAAATATATTTTTCTGAACCATCATTACATTTATAAATTACTTTGTATACTTTCTTCATGTTATGCCACCTCACTAGCCAATCTAGGATTTATTCCTGCCTTTTTAAGAATTGTTTTTCTATTTCTCTCAACAAGTTCATTGAATTTATCTTTTCCGTTCTTATCCATATACTCTTTTAATTTCTGTATACATTCTGTTTTTGTCTTTCCTGACACAATATTGCATCCTAACTCTTCGTGAGATAATTTCCATGTACCACAATCACAGAATAAAAACATCTTAATTCCGTATTTCACAAATGGTTCTGCAAGCACCTTCTGCCAAGTGAAGTTGCCTAATAAGATATAAAATTCTTCTTTCTGTGTTTCTTCCTTTTCTTTTTTAATATGTTTACGTGTCTTATATCCAACTGCACCTTTAAAATCTGCACTTGTAATACTATCAAGATAAGCCATTCTATCTCTATATCCCTTTGGCAGCTTCAAACCTGTAAGACATTCAAATATCTTGATACTTGCCTTGTTGTCATTATGCAATCTCGCCTTAACTTCTTCTTTACACATAGTCTTATCATAATTATTAATACATACAGCAAGTGAATAATTCCAAGGATTTTCCTTTCCGTATAATGCCAAGAATATTGAATCAATTATCTCAATCTGAAAATCTGGAATAGCAGCAGATTCAACAAACAACCACTCTTTAAATTTTTCTTTTTCTTCACTTTTCTGTCTTTCTCTTTCTTCTTCAAGTCGTTTTGCTTCTTCCTCTGCTTTCTTATCAGCTTCCATTTTTTCAATATCTGCTTTATTTCTTGCAAGTATTTTCTCTTCTGTATCAATTCCATTGTTAATGAGATACTGGACAAAATCATATTGTGTCTTATTCAATTCAAAATACTGTCTTCCGTGTTCTCCATTATTCATAAACATATATAATATCTTTGGTTTAGTTCGCTCTCCATTTCTCTTAAGTGTCGTATAATTCTCCTCAATTTCAAGCCAGCAACCTTCCAATAATTTTGTGCATAAGAAATTAACTGCACTCATTACTTCTCCGTGATATCTATACAGATGATCCAATGTATTTTCAACCTTTGTCTTTCGTGGCTCTTTTATATTGTCTGTGAATCCTAAGTAACTTTTAATCTCTAACATATCAATCAACCTCACTTTCTTTCCATAAATCAATCAAACCAGGTAATACATAACCTAAATCTATCCAGCTGAATTCATCAAACTCTTCAAGTTCTTTAAGTTCATCTTCTGTTGGAATTTCAGCACCCATAATTCGCTTTACATCATCTTCCGTTCCACCAGCTTCAAGTATTCTATGTAATGTCATTTCTAATGCACCAGAAATATCATCACTTCCTTTTACTGTGATTGCATTCCGTGACCAATATTCATTGCAAAGATGAAATGTTACAAGCGTTTCATTTTCTTCTAATAAATCTTTTAACTCAATCATTTTCGCTTACCTCCTACAATAATTCATTCACATGTTTCTTTAGCCATGTATATGCCTTTATCATTGAATCAAATGGTTCAATTCCAATCCACATCAGAACACCATCTCCAACAACTGCTGTTGTCTTTAAACAATATTCTTCTTTATTAATCTCCCATTTCCCATCATGTCGCTTTTCCACAACATATTTACCTGTCCGTGGTTCAAGTTTTCCAAAACAATTCCGTGTAATCATTTCACATTCTCCTTCCAATAAATAAGACAGACACATTTATTTGCGTCTGCCTTATTATTCTCTGTATTACTTATTCAAAATCCACATCATTATCTACGACCTGTGTATCATCGGGATCTGACCAATCAAATTCTCCATCGCTCATATTCTCTGCTTTTTCAATAGCTTCGCTTTCCGTCTCAGCTTCTACAACTGTATATCCATATTTAACTACCATTACTCTCATTTTAGCCATAAATATTCACCTTTTTCCTTTCTTAATTTTTAATTTCTATAATTCCATTATCTTCAAGAATTGTCTTTACCATTTCAAATTGCATATCTCTATCTTCTGTATTTTCAACTGCATCTACAATAGATTCAATTAGCAACTCCATACTTTCACTTGTCAATCTAAATTCCATTTCAATCACACTCTTTCTAAGTAAATTACCAATTTCATTTTGATTACCACTCTGGCTCTTTATCAATCAAGTCCAAATAAAACGCATCTTTTTCTCTGTTCCAAAAATGTTCTCGCAAATCAGCAAGTGTTTTAGTTCCATTTTTCAACGCTTCATAATCTGCAAGTACCATATCATCTGTGTAATTTGCATATTCACTTCTTGCAATACCAAGTCTGAATGTCTCACCTTTTCGTATCCAACCAGATCTACTTGTATTTTTAGCTATCGGATAAGCACCAATTGTATATCCGTGTAAGTCTGGATATTTTTCTGTATTTTCGCTATGCCAATCTTCAAGCTGTATTTTCGTTCCATCTGATAAAACAGCTTTGTCAATTATTTTCTGCATAAATTTCACTTCCTTCCAATCCGAGTACATAACGATCTCTGTACCCATTCCAAAAATATGATTTCAAATCTGCAAGAGTTTTAGTACCATTTTTTAGTTCCTCATAATCTGCCTTTAACATATCTGATGTATAATTTTTATAGTAACAAATACATGAATGAAATTCTTTTCCTTTCTGTGCATACCATCCCTTGTTTGGTGGAAATGTTTTCTTTGCAATTGTACGGAAAACAATTTCCATTCCGTTATAATCTGGCAATTTATGTTCTCCACTAAAATCTCTAAGCTCAATTTCTATTCCATCTGGTGTAATGGCTTTATCTATGACTTGCATAATTCTTCGCCTCCATTTCTTATATCAGGCAATTATCATAATCATAAATATCTGGAAAAGCCTGTCTGATTGTGTACTTATTACTTCTATTGCTCGCAAATACAATTCCTTCTGTTTCCTTGTTAATGAATTTGCAAAGATAATCAACATCTTTTCTGTGATAATTTCTGTTAATAAGAATATCTGCCATATCTGAATATGACTTTTCATAACAACAATCACAATTATAAAATTCATTTCCAGTTCTCTTTTTTACATAAAGCAACTTGTCCCATTTCTCTTTCATAGGAAACTTTTTAATAAGTGCTGCAACCACCTTTTCTCTTGCTGTTCTTTGATCGTACATTGTTCCGTAAGTCTTATCATCAAACCAATTTCCGAGATACATATAAGACTGAATCCATGCTCTATCTTTTACCCAAGGTGTATCCTGCATTACATAAGGTGAATCAGTACATACAAACTCGTACCACTCAACACCACAATATTCATGTTTATGTTTCACCTTCGTGAACTGATATTTATGACCTAAATACTCAAATTCTGTATCTGGAATAGGTTCATATCCAATTTCCTTTTCTGCCCAACATCCTGTCCAATTTTCGTCATAATCATTTGCCTTTTCAGGATATAAGTCTGGATCTTTATAAGATAACAACCACTGATTTATTTTCATTGTGGTATCTCCGTTCCAACACTCAGCCCAAAAGTTCTTAGTCAAGTCTTCCGTATTATGCTGAAGCTTTTCCTTTACCTTATTCCACTCTCTTTTAATTACTGTTTCAAATTTTGGAAGTTTATTTCCATCCGCATTTGAATATCTGATTACTTCATTTCCATTTTCATCACAACAGATAAACATTACATCATCTGTAATTGGTGCATTTAATTCACAGTAGCCAAGCGGATCACATACTGAATACCAAGTTCCCTCATCCCCATATGTATATCTTCCGTAATATCTATGCTTTCCTTCAATTTCATCAACTGTTTTCCAAAGCTCCACATAATTGTCATCTTCGCCGCTATATAACTGAACTTTAATTTCTCTCATACTAATCAACCCACCTTTCTAATTTCTTTTAACATATTCGCTTTGCACATCATTAAGTTCTCTTTCATATCCTCAATTCGTATATCCATAAACTCTTTAAGTGCCTTGTCAAACTGTTTTTCTGTAATGTTATGACCATAATTTGCAATCACAACATCCATAATTTCTCTATATGAGAAGCCATTAAATAATGTGTCATTTTCATGTATTGGTGAGTTATAAGTAAACTCTTTTCCATTCCGTGAATCCGTTTCAGGATCATATAACCATCTGCTCATATTAAACCTCCTCTACAATTCCGTTTTCTGCGTTACTCCAATAGTACTTCTTTCCATTCTCCATATTCTCAAAGATTACTGAATATGAAAATATTTCAAATGGTGTGAATACTTCACCATCACAAGTTGTCGGTGACTTCTCTGTATTCCAATCAATACCAAGTTTTCCGTTTACTTCTTTCACTGTAAATACAGTTCCATAATTCCGTGTTTTAATCTCTCTGTTATATGTGTCGTACATATGCACTTTCACTTTGTCATTTACTTTTAACATTTTGCATTCCTCCTTGTAATAAAATAGGCAGCTAGGTATTTATTCTCCTAACTGCCTTTAATCTAATTTTTAACCCTTTCTTTTCTTATAACTCTCCATCCTGTACATGGGGCATCAGCCCATATTCTCATGCCTTTTTCCCAATCTACACCATCTCTTATGCATTCTAATAAATATTTATACATTTACCTTCGCTCCTTCCTTAGAAATCTTAGTTTCATTTTCGTCCTATCAAATGTAATGCTTTATCATAATCTTCTTCATTGAATACAACAATATCTGTATTATCTCCTGATATATCATCTGGACACCATTCCATGTCACTTGATTCCATAATATCAATTTCTCTTTTTGTAAGATTTTCAATAATATATTCCATAATAATTTCCTCCAATCTTCTAATTAAATGCGAATTTCAAATACTACTTCTATTCTTACATATATTCGTTCATTTCACGTTCCATATCTTTTTCATATTGTTCATCCCACCATGCAGCATCTTCTTCCTCTTCCCATTTCCATTCCTTTTCTCTTGTTTCCTTTTCCTGTTCAAGATTTTTAATCTTACCTTTTATAAAATCTGGAATATAAATGTGCTTATATATCGTAAGTGGATTATCAAATCTCGTATAATCATCATCTGTCCATATAATGAAACCACCAAAAGGAAAAAACTGCACCTTATCTCCTTCACTAATTACTAAAGCACACGAAGCTGATAAATCAAGGTGAATCAAACTCTTCATTTTAGGATACATATATTTTGCATTATATGATTCCTTATCAGTTTCATAATCTCTTCTAAAAGGATGTTTTGTAACACAGACATACTTGCTATACATAAAGAATTTCTTTTTTACCTTGTACTTATATTCTCCATTCTTGTCTCTCCATTCTTTATCAAGCTCACTTCGTAATCCCATTGAATTAGTCTTACATTTTACTTCTGTAAGATCTTCCGATAAAGCTCTGTAGAATTCAAGCATTTTGTATTTATCGCACATTTTCCGTAATTTTTCTAAGACTTTTTCAAAATTGTCTTCTGTTACCGTAATTTTTCTCATATCCGTTACCTCCGTTTTTTCTAATGAAACACGCATTTAGTTTGTGTTCACTTCTTCAAAATAATCTGGTGTACATGAATATTCGGCACCTACAATTCCTTTTGTACCCATATTTGTTTCAACTGTATATGTTCCGTCATGATGCTTAATTGCCCCATATACTTTACCAGTCGTCCAAACCGTAGCAAAATCATCATTGCCGGTTAAATCTTCTTCATAATCCTTTATACATCTTAACCATCTTTTATATTTCATTTCTCTTACCTCCAATTCATAAGCAATACACATTTTAATTTCAAATACTCATTGTTCCATCAAAATAATCGTTCAAACCTTCGAAATAATCTTCGTTCGACTGTTCCTGATGAACAAATCCCTGTTCACACTGTTCTTCATAAGCTGCCTTCTGTGTCTCTTTATAAATAATTTCATCAATTCTATTCATTTTCTCTTACCTCCAATTCTAAGGGAACACGTATTTACTGTTCTATAATCAGCTTTCCGTAATATGTGTAATCTAATAAAACAGCATCGACATTTTTCTTTGCCTTATACTTTTCAAATAACTCCTTTGCTATAACATCCAGTCTATCAGAATTACCTTTGTAATCCATTAATATTGATTTAGGCATATTCCATTCTTTGTTGCTTACTACAATAATCATTGCTCTTTCCATTTTTTTCATCTCCTTATAAAATATCCATTTACTTCTCTTGAGAATTCTTATTTATTCTTCTCTCTTCTGTTCTCTAATTTCAGGATTTTTTAAATTCAGCCAATCCTCTTTAAGCATTACAATTGCTGGATTTCCGTTCCAAATTATTCCAATTGCAAGATCCTTTGCATAATCCTTTGAAAATGTCATTGCATCCTTTCCGTCATCCCATTTCGCCGTCTTTGAGATTCTTGATACACTTGTTACATATTTAATTTCCGTTCTATCCTTGTAAGGAAATAAAATTCCTACTACATATTCTTCTGCTTTTCGTGCCATAACTATTTCTCCTATCTATTGTCTACAGTTTCAACGCAACTCTATTTACAACTGATCGTACTATTGATCGTACATTCTCAGCAGTTACATTGATTTCATATTTTGCCTTGTCGATTGTTACTATGATAAAATCTTCATCATAATATTTTTCTGTGTATACATTCACAGTTTCATTTCTATCTTCTGCCAGTCCATTAAATAATGGCTGTAATAATTCAATTGCTCTATCTATATCTCTCATTTGCCTTACCTCCTTGTATTTTTATCACTCCTTTAATCCGTGTTCTCTTATCAATCTCCGTGCAAGTCCTCCGTTTATATCTCCATGCACAGGAATTGACACGCTATCCGTGATCGTCTTCTCCCAGACTTCATGACCGCCTTTTGAACGGTCATGCTTAAATCCATTTGCCTTTAGAATGTCTGTAAAGGCTTTATATGATATTGGTGGTAGTCGTCCTGACATATTCATCACTCCTTCCAGTTAATTATTCTCTTTTATATTGCCTTAACTTTCTTTATTCCTCTTTTTGGAGTTTCCTTCTTAAATGGGTTCTCCATTTCATACTTCACAATATCTAATAAGTAATCAAAAATCTGTGCCTGTGTCTTATCCATGATGTTATTCACAAAGAACTCTGTTCCCTTGCATCTTGTAAGCAATGCCTGTTCCATTTCATTCGTTCTACCTTCACAGTAGGCATATAATCTCTTTAATGCACGGATGATCTTCGCAGTATACGCCTTTCCGTTATAGCTATCTGCATATCCATTCCATCCAAGATTTCCAAGTAAAGTAAGCATTGAATCAAGAAGTTCTGGTTTTGTCTTTGACAACTTAACACCATCTGAAATAGATGTAAGCGTTCCTACTGCATTCTCTGTTTCGTCATCTCCTTTTACTGCAACATTATTCTTATGGCATATCTCCTGTAATTTCACATAATCTGTTTTTCCTCCTGCAATAGCTGCCTTATATATGTCCATAGGTTGCATTTTTGCTCTATCCTGTGACTGATTAATAAACAAGTCAATCGCTTCTTCAAGTGAGCATTCCATAATTTCTACCACAACAGAATCCATTCTTGCTTTAAATGCCCCATAGATTCTGTGCTGACCATCAATAACCCACAATTTACCTTTGTAAAATAAAACCTTTGGAACATCCCACTTATACTTGTTGTATCCGTTTCCAATTGCATATGCTCTTGCGAGTTTCAATCTTCTCTGCCATTCTGGAATATGAATATACATCGGATCAACAACTAACTGAAGCTTGTCACCTATCATACTATTTCGCTTTGCGTCCTTAATCATTCGTGAAATATAATCTGTTTCCATTTTTCCTGTGAACCCTTCTGTATTCCGTAACTCCTGCATTTCCATTTCTGCTTCCTTTGCCTTTAAATAAACTCTCTTACACATAATTTTATCCTCCTTATTTTTGCGTATAATAAAAGCGACCACATTTTGCAGTCGCTTTGCATTACATTACTGTTTCGAATACCCCACTTCTAGTCATATCATCAAGCCATGAAGAGAATGTTGGATATTCCGTTTTATCAGCCAGATCCCTATAAACTTCATACATCTGTTCTTTTGTGAACGTTCTGCCTTTGAATGGTTCTTCATATGTTATATATTTTGACATACAATCATCTCCCTTTTATACATTCAGTATTATTTTATCTTCGCATAATACATATACAAGAAATGGTAAAAACAAAGTCATATATGCCCACGCCTGATATATAATCCCTATCGTAGTTACAACTGCAATCAGTGCAAGTGTGATTGCCTTCTGTTTCCATAACCGTTTCTTGTACTGTTTACTATTTTTCTTTGCCTTTGCTCTACGTATCAACTCTCTCTTTGCTTCAGAGAGTGTATATAACTCTTGCTCATCTTCTATGTAGTTATAGTTATTTGCTACCATTTGCATTGCCTCCTATATTGCCATTATCATTGGTACTATCATTGAATGTGCCTTGTCATATCTCCATATATCTTCGTTTACGTTGTTTGGTACGGACATATTCTCTACATTCCGTACTATTTCCTTTGCCTTTGCAGTATTTAAGCAAAAATCATTTGCCAACTGCATAATTTCTATTCCCCATGTCGCCATAATGCATACCTCCTAAAATCCTTCTATATTTAATGTTTCTCTTTCTATTGCTAGTCTGTAACGTGTAGCTTCACATTCACTATCAAATGTGGCTATCTTATTTCCATATTTGACTGTGAACTTTTCATGTCCACGGTTATCTATCCAACGTTTTACTGTCATTTACTTATTCTCCTTTCTGAATTGTAAACGAGCTGTATTTTGTCTTTACAATCTCGTCATCATATATATTTGCAGTTCCGTTGTCTGACATAATCAGAGAGCAAGTGTCACCAATTTGCCAATCTTCACATCCTGTAAATGCCCAGATAGTTCCATTTCCATCTTCAACTTCAACTGTATCTGTACTGTATTCAACAGATGATACAACTGTGGTGAGTGGGTAATGGTTTACTTTTGGCGTTGTATTTGCCTCAATATTAAAAAGTATGACGGACATTATTACACCTGTACTTATTCCTGCAAAAAAGGTAAATATAACTATAAGTGTTCTACTTTTCATTCTTGCCTCCATTAAAAATAGTCTGCCTTGTGCAAGCAGACTTGTAACTTGTATGAGTTTCATGATATAATCATGATTAAGCACAAACTCATTTGTGTTGATACATCACTGTTCTAGGCAAACTGTCGCAACCAGTTTGCCTTTTTATTATGTAATATTCTACGTTTGCTTTTAAAATCTGCATCCGTAGCTATGTGGGTTATAACCAAGCCCACTATCCGTACACAGATTCTAATTTGCATATGTAATTGTGAAACCTGCATATTCTGCCTTGCGGATCTGTTCGATAGACATCTTTTCTGTGCCTACATACATTCCCTTCCATACTACGTTTACCTTTGCCATTTTCAACAACCTCACTTTCGTTTTATATTTTTGTGCTAATAGTATGCACTAAAAAAGACAGAGTGTTTTTGCTCTGCCTTTTGTACTGGACACTATTTGATTTTTGGTATAAAAATAGCACCCTATTTGCATTTTCGCTTTTGGGTGCTATTAATTACATACTCTTTATATTGGCATAATTAGTCCTCCTTCTTTAAATATTCTAGTTGTCTTTGTAATTCTGCAATTTTAGCTTCTATTTTGCGTTGTTCAAGGACAGATTCATTTTCTATCCACTCCATAATGTCCCCTGGTTGGACATGTAAAAATGCGCAAATCTTGTCTATTGTTTCTGTATTAACTGGTCTGTTTTTCTGGAATTTTGCCACCAATGTTGGACTTAATCCCAATTCTTTTTGCAAATCAATATATTTTAAACCATGCAACTTTAAGTAGTCACCAAGTTTATTATATATTATCATCAAATCACCTCCAATTTTTAGTGACTACATTTTAACATAGTTGTTGTGCTTTTTCAATTGACTTTGTATATTTGATATGATAATATTGTTCTTGAAAGGGAAGGGTGCTAACCTTCCCAAATTATGTAAGAATAGGACTTACTTATTTGTTATCATCATGCCAATCTTGCCAAATTGCCAGTAGTAATATTACTACTATGATAACATCAAGAACACATTTAAGCACAATATCACCTCCTTTCATGATGTGATACAAACTCACTATTTTGTAGTGAGTTTATTTTTTTCAGGTGCAACATATACGTACTTGTACATATCGGTCTTGAGTGCGTTCTTGTCCTTCATAAGCTGAACAAGGGCACGCATAAAGCTATTCTTGAATGTGGTTTTAGCCTTGTAAGATAAGGCATTGCCAGTTTTGAATAACTGTTTATTGCTACTGTTTTTATAGCCTACAGCAACAGTCATAAAACTAATAAGTGTAGGTGTAGCTTCAATTTTCTGAGCAGAAAACCATTCTTTTATAGCCTTCTTAAAATCTTCCTCTGATGTGGTGTAAGCAGTATAAAGTTCATCTGTAATAAGTTCATAGCATGACTTAATACGTTCATCATATTCTTTTTTGAATGTATCATACTGTGCCTGATACTTTTCTACATCTGCTAAATACATAGCTTGAGCCTGTGGATCATCCTTCTTGAGTTCTGCCCACTCCTGACTAATCCGCAAGTTATTCTGAAGAATGAGTTTCTTGTCTGCCATCTCATTGATTGCAACCCAGAACTTTGCCATGGTTGCGGTAAATTCCTTGCTTGAGGTCATAAACTGAACCTTTACAGATGTTGTGTTAATAGTAGCCTTCTTATTGTTTTTCTTATTTGTTGTCATAATGAACAACCTCCTTCTTAAAATATAATTATAGTTATAGTGTTATTTTTAGGCTTATGCCTGATACATTTATGTAGGTGTCGAACCTATCACATACCCATAGTTCTTGTGTGCTCATAAATGTAGCCCTAATCCTGTGGTGATTTTCTCAATACCCCAACGGGGACGCCCTCCTCTCAAGGGTTTACACAGTTTCAACGGCTATAAAATAATTGTATATTTTCACAGTTCGGATAGGTTTTCGGTCATCTTCCTATTGTTGCTATATACGCCCCTGTGGAGGTTATACCCATATCCTTCTTTTAATCCTTTTGGTGTGGTGTAGAGAAACCACTCTATAGCAACCATGTGTTCTATCATAGTTTAGATTTTACAATTATTTAATGTATGTTATCCAACATTCATTTTTTTCTTGTCAAGGTAGGTTTTTTGCACTCATTCCACGGATGGAATTTGTGCGGTTTTGTAAATGTTCACGGATGAACTTTTACAAATTGCTAATATTTTGTGGACTTGTTCACTGAATTGTGATAGAATAAAGAAACTGAAGGCTTTATTCTAAAGTCCTTTGCGGTGTGGGTGTTGGTAGCACTTGCACCGCTTTTTTATTAGCTTGACTGTATATTACTACTTTTTAATGTAGTTGTCAACAACTTTTTTCATCTTTTTTCAAGACCTGAAAATTGATGAAGTGAAATAACTTGTTGATTGACTGTAACTGTATGATACTACACCATAGTATAGTTGTCAACAACTTTTTTAAAGTTTTTTGAAATAGATTTTATCTATTGTTTTATAAATTTTATAGTTTTAAATTATGATAATATTTTGTATTACTTTAAATAATACAGAATGTTAAAAATACGATAACCAATAATATATAATCTATATATCATAATATCAATATTACATTATGTAGTATTCAAAACTATATCCACGGTAAAATGTAGAAATACCGTAGCTTTAAGGGTATAGGGGGTAGCAAAAACTGGAATGGATCAGCTATTTTCCAATATTCCTATAAGCTGATTCATCTACACACCAACTTCAAAATCTAATCTCTCCCAATCCCTCAATCCCCCAACAAAATCAACTAAAATCACAATCTCATCCATCCAACACCCTTTATCGTATCCCATATCGTCAAACACCATGAAAATCAACAAAAAACCACCCAACAGTTCCAAAAATCTAAACTCAATTTCATCCAAAACCACACTCATCAATCCTAGTTTCTTCCTTATTAATAAACACTTTTTACGATACGCATTTTTCTATCCAACTTTACACTATATATCCTACTATCCAACATCTACCTACTAGGGGGTGTATTAAAACCATCACACTATCTTCTCCCCAAACGATCTATACCATCAAATTTAACCCTAAAATTTAATCTAACCCTTTACACTACCAATTTACCGACCAAGCCATCAAAATTAAAATTCACCCTTAAAATCATCAATTTACTCTACAGATTTTATATAACAAACTCAATATACAACAATAAAAATAGTCCCTATGATTAGGGACGGTATTTTCGCAGCATAGCAAGAAAATAATTTTGGGTAGACACATAATTCTATCTGTAAAAAATCATCAAACAGAGAATATATAAGCAAAAAACCTCTAATATTCAGAAGAAAGGAAAATTTGATAATTGATTGATATTACTTTAACCACAATGTCACTTACATACAATCATTGGACTTACAACACGATTTTCGATGTAAATTTGAAAGATAACCTATCAGGCGACCAATTTATCATCTAATAATCAAAATCAAAAATAGGTGTCATTTCCGTTAATTTAATCCCACAGATACAGAAAGGAATATTTCATGAATAAAAATATATATGCAATTGCACTCGTTAAAAAAGAAATATTACATAATAAATATTTTATCCTGGTACATGCTACAACAGTAAAAGAAGCTTATGAATTTGTTATTGTACAATTCAAGAAAAATCCTCAATATAAAAAATACAAATTTGACAATGCTAATAAATTATATTTCGTTGTGCCTGAAACAGAGAATAATAAAGATATGATCACCTATTACCCAATATCTACAATTATATTAGATGAAATATTAAGTATGTTATGCAGAAAGGAATAATAATGAATAATTTTGATCAGGAAATACCAAAGTACAGAAAAAACACAGGAAGTAACATATCCAAAGTTAAAAAGAAATCAAAACACAAACATCAATATGAAGAATGTATTATCAGATATAAATTTTCTTTCATGGGAAAGGATAATCTTACTATACAATTACTTAGCTACTGTTCTATTTGCGGCAAGATAGGTGATAGATTCAGTGAAGAAAAAAGTATTGTAGATGACAAAACTATTTATAAACAATTACCTAATGGATGGAAATATACAACTCACATGTCTGGTAAAGAAATATATGAACAGTACCATGATAGATTACCAGTTTTCAATGCTGAGTATAGTGATAAATATGTGAATCTTAATCAGAGAGAAAATAACTAATGGAGAAGAGAATAAGTATTTAGATAAATACAACAAGTTAAATGAATAATCAATAACAAACAACCAAAAGAAAGAAGGAATCATTATAATCGGAGTATATTCTATAACAAATTTAAAAACTAATAAATTATATATTGGAGAAAGCCTTGATATTGAAAAAAGATGGATTAACCATAAAAATGATCTTTTAAATAATCAACACGCCAATTATTATCTTCAACAAGATTTCAATAAGTTTGGGAAGGCATTTTTTAAATTTAAAGTTCTGCAAGAAGTTGAAAGAGATAGTATCACTATTACTCAATCAAAATTATTGATGTTGGAAAATGCTTATATAGAAAAATATAAAAAAGAAAATTATGAATTGTATAACATAGAAAATACGTTGGAAGATGTTTTATCAAATAAAAGAAAATTATTGATCTGCGAAGAAATTGCAAATTATGTTGTAGTGTCTCAATTTTTAAAAAATAAATATGTATATGATTATACGAATAAAAGATTTAATTATTGTCAAAGAGATACAATTGAAAATTTAATATTATCTAATTCTTCAATCAAAGGAAAAGAAAAAGCAAAACAAGTTGCAAGTATAATTTTAAAAGAGTTAATTGATCAGAATCTATATGAAAACTTTATAGTTGAAAACACTTACTCTATTTATCTATATCATAAAATTCAAGAACGCAAAATCATAGAAATTAATTCTAAAGGTCGAGAATATATATTAAGTCATTATGACTTTAATTCATTTTTATTAAGAAAAAGAACTTCTGAATCTAAAATTCATATACAACAATATCTATCTGAAAATAAAATTAAACCAGAAGATCAAAATAAAATACAGGATGTTTGGCATGGACTTAAAGAGAAACATATTCTGCCACCAGAAAATAAATATAATGATTTTCGAGATATGCTTATAAAATTAAATTTAATCATTATTGATAATAATAAGAGAACAAGAGCGACTGAATTTGCAATGAAAAATCAATATTTTCTAGTTGTTAAGTATAATAAAGCTAAAGACATTTATCAGTATGTTATATCTCATGATGGTCTAAAATACATTTCAGCTAATATACAATAAACGTTTTTAATTTACAGAGTAATTTGTGAAACAAATTGCGCTGTAAATAGTCTGTCTTATTATTAATGTTATATATCTTCTTTCAGTTCAGTTGACCTACATAAAAGTGTGGTCAAAATTTTCATATTTTAAAATTGGACATACATAAAAGTGTAGTTTACTGAACGCTCGTAAAGGCGTTTCTCTTTAAATAGAAACAGAGAATAAATAAATATCACATATAAAGGAGGATTTTTTAATTGCAACAAAAAATAGAATATTTTACACGTTTCCCAAATGGCTATATCCAAGGGAATATCAAAACAAAATATGGAGTTAGTAGGAAATTTTATATCACATATATACTTATAGATAAATACAGATCGTATGAAGATTATAGTTGGATTACTATTCGTAAAGTAATGGAATTCTATGGCTATAAAACAACCAAACATAAACCAAAAGCATTTCACGAAATTCTCGATGTATTAGAATATATGGTTAATAATAAGATGATTGAAGTAAAACAAGACCTTGATTCTATAGGATATGATACTGGCATTGAAATCAAGATTATTCCTGATAACTTTGAGTTTAGGAAAGATTTTTCAAAAATCACATCTTCTCAGCTTGATTTTATTATGATGAATGAATCTAGTATTAATAAAGAGAATATCTTAATGGCATTTCTATATATCAATTCATATATTTATGTGCGACAAAGAGATAAAAATGGTAATGAAACTATGACGAACCCTGAAACTAAACCAGAAGCTTTTTGGCGAAGTATAGAATCTATGTCAAAAGAACTTTCTATGTCAAAGGATACAATTAATCAATGTATTCAATATCTCACATCTTCTATTGACGACAAAGAACCACTTCTCGTTAAGAAAGAAGTTGGTAGCGTCCAACCTGATCCAAAAAAACCACCACAAAATGTTCCAAATATATATGTCCTTAATAAAGAAGGTTGTGACCAAGAAATTGAATGGGCTATTGCTAAGATGTTGGAAATCTATAATGTAGATTCATTTGGAGAAATCAAAAACGGTAATAAGTCGTAAATAAAACAGAGAATAAACATATGGCACAAATAAACGCAACACTACAAAGGAGCGATGCGAATGAACAAAAATAATTTTAGAATCAGAAGGAGAACAAAATCACATGACAAACTACACAGGAAATTACGATCATAGCACATACGGAGGAAAGATATATAGCTCAGATTTTGATATGAATTACGTTGGTACAAGAAATATTGCTGGCAGAATCATCTCAGATTGGAAATTTGATAGGGATTGTCAAGAGAATATAAAAGGTAGAAAAACAAAGGAGAATATACAGGATGCTTAGATATGAAAACTTTTCAAATATAGGGATAGAGACTAACTTACATAATGGCTGCACAATAATTGGACTTGCACTTTGGGATAAGGCTTTAGGTCAGTACACAGCGAATTTTTATATTAAAGATGACCAGGTTAATCATTTCGATCTCATGGAAGACCACTCATCTATCATTATTAAGACAGATGCACAGAATATAAGGAATGATCTTAATAAGTATATTAACGAGAATTTTGAGGCGGGCAAATTTAATTATTATATCAAAAGGGTTAAGTATGAGTTGGACTGCTTTGACTATGGCGATGATCTGCTGGGTGGTATGGATGAGTAGATTGAGTAGATTGAGTAGAGCTGATATGAGATATTTCCAGAAAGCTCGTCAAGCTGCGGAAATATCTGATTATAAAAGGACTCATGTGGGATGTGTTGCAGTATATCAAGGAAATATTATTGGGATAGCTTGCAATACAAATAAAACACATCCTATGCAGAAATATTACAATAGATATAGATATCATCCACAGACTTCTTATTTTTATCCTAACTTCATGCAGAGATTAATTGTATCTCTTCTATCCGACATCTGGATATAAATTTTTCAAAGGTAAAGTTATATGTATATAGGACTCGTTGTGATCAGGAATATGGAATTGCTCGTCCATGTCCTAGTTGTATGGCTGCAATTAAGGATTTAGGAATAAGACATATATACTATACGACAAATGATGGATATGCATATGAAGAAGTAGAGAATAATAGATTGGAGAAAATTATATGAGTGAATGTTGTGAATATTGTGGCGTAACTGGAAACGATCATGTTTCTGGTTGTCCTAATTGTAAAACGCCATTCTCGGCATATAAATGTGAGTTATGTGGAGAAGGAATTTATGATAGTGAAAAATATATAGGTAAATATTTGAATGTTGGTGGTAACAAATATGTGCATTATGAATGTGCGATAGAAGATCCTAAATGGTTGATAAAATTTTTAGGCGTAGATATTGAGATTATGAGGGATTGTGAATATTAGAATTTGGAGGATTTTATGTTAAGTAAAGAACAATTTATAAATGCGATTAATGAAGTTCATGCGGTATCTAAATATCAGAGAGGACTTAATAATTTTTTTAGAAAAAATGGAGTTGAGGGTTATATATTTCAACCAGACTGTACGGCAACAGTAATTAATATATTACATATTATTATGGGAGAAAAAGACAAGGACGAATGGATTAGTTACTTCTGCTTTGAACTTGATTACGGTGAAAAATGGAAAGCAGGAACAATCAAAGATGAAAATGACAATGATATAGTGCTCCAAACTGCCGAAAATTTATATGAACTACTTATGAGAGAATAGAGGTGAACTGACATAGGTAATTATGGTTTAAAAATAAAAAATATAGAAGCTAGTACCCTATTTGAATATAATATTGGAGTTAGAGATCATTATGAGTACAAAGATGCGCTGTTTGTAAACAGTTTATTTAAAGACTATTTGGTGGAAAATGGACTGGATACATGGAAAGATAAATCTACAAGAGATATAATTTGTTTAGAATTTAATTATGGTTCACGTACATATAGACAGGAACTTGATCATTTATACAAGGTTGCTTTGAGTTCAAGAAAAGAATATGTTAGGGCTTTATCGAGAAGGGACTCTTATGCTATTCAAAAAACCAAGGATAAGTGTAATAAAATAACTGAACTATTAGAAATAGCAAGAAGAAATAAATTTAAGTATTGTGGACTAGCCAAAGAGGAACTTCGTACAAAATTTTATAATGAAGGAGTTAATGTAGAATATATTTTCAGAAAACATAATGGTGAAATAAGGAAAAGAGAAACCCTTCATTACAAGATGCTTTATAGAAGTACAGGTAAAGCAAAAAAAGGATCTTGTATGTTTATCATTGATAAATTATATGATAAAGCAATTAATTTTTTACATATGGGCATTAAAATCCCTGAAAAAAATGCTCCAATCGTGGAACTTAGTGCTTATGCTCCTCTTATATCAAGTGGAATTGTAGGAAAGGTTAGAATAAATCCACGTAATATTTTAGTTTTAAAAGACGTAGAAAGATTTTTTAAAACAAATATTATTAGTATTGAAACTGACGATGAAAAACACTGCACAGCTAATCACATTGATAATTATCAGTTAAAAAATACATTGTTTGATGGTCAGGCATTGATAGACAGTAGTATTTTCCCTGAATGGGGGCATGGTTATATATTATTAAGACATCATTTTACCAAGATGGCTGCTTTTAATACAAATATCCAAAAATTCTTCAAAGATTATTTTGGTGATGGGTACTCTTCTGCTATCGTTAAGGATATGTGGGGAAATGAACATTATGTGAAAGATATTGAACTTATTACAACAGATAACGCAATAAAATGGAATAAATTTTCAGTCCCTTATGAATATTGGTGTGACTGGGTAGAGAAAAATGATTGTCAATTTGGCATTGTAAAAACTGCTCACGAAAGCAAACTTGGTAATGTGCAAAAAATGAGTTATCAGATGGTCAATTCTCTTAATGAAGAGATAATGGAGAATGTTGTAAAAGAAAGCGTTGAATATGTAGAGAGATTAAAAACAGATAACGATTTCTTTCTTGAATATTTAAAGAAGAATTCAAATTTTTCTAATGATTTTGAAGTATTAATTGCTCTATGTGAACATAATAAAGAATTTTATCGAAGTTCATATTTCAGAGAGAGAAAAAAGAAAATTATTGAAACTTACGTCTTGAATGTGAAAACAGGAAAAATAATTCAAAATGCTGATAATTTAACTGTTGTCGGATCTCCTTTTGCAATGTTGTTATACGCTGCAACGGGAACAGAGGATTCAGTGGATAATGATACAACATTTTATCACGAAGATGGAACGATTCAATGTTATACAAGACGTTTTGATAATAATGAACATCTTGCATTCTTCAGAAGTCCATTTAACAGTAAGAATAATTTGTTGTATTTACATAATCATTATGATGATAGATTAGAGAAATACTTTAATTTTAGTAATAATATAATTGCAATAAATATGATTGGAACAGATGCTCAAGATCGAGCTAATGGTATGGATATGGATTCAGATTTCGGCTATACAACGAATCAGATTGATATAGTAGAACACGCAAGAAAATGTTATGTTGATTATCCAACTATAGTTAATAATATTCCAAAAGAGTCAAATCATTATAATAATACTATGGATGACTATGCACTGGTTGATAATCTTCTGTCGAAGAGTCAGACAGACATTGGTGAATCAAGTAATCTTGCACAGATTGCTCAGACATACGCTAGTTCTTTTCCTCAAGAGACAAGGTATGATGATTATGTATCTATTTTATCCGTACTTGCGCAGGTTGCTATAGATAGTAGTAAGCGTAGATTTGATACAGATGTCGCAGTAGAGATAAAAAAAATTAAAGATAATATGAATATAGAAAAGAATAAATATCCTATCTTCTGGAAATTGTTAAAGAAAAATATAAATAAAGAAAATATAAATGATAAGCTTACTTGCCCAATGAATTATCTTTACAATTTGAATATTTCTAAACATAGAAATAAAACTTCTACTTTACCAATGTCAGAATTTTTCATTTCACACCCACTTGAGAAAGATAAAAAGCAATGTAAAAAGGTTGAAGAGTTAATTAGTAATTATTCGTTAGGTATGTTAGATTATCATATTGATAACAATATCTATGATTATTCTTCTCATTTGTTGTTACGAAGTGATTTTGATGAATTGTTGGATAATATAAGTAAGACTTATATTTCTACAAATTACTCTGGATTAATGTCGTGGCTAATCAATAGAGCTTTTAAGATTACTCCAAAACTAGTAGAAAAAACAACTAAAATAAAATCTAAGACTTCAAAGAATAAACCATTACTTATGAAGATACTTTATCAGGTTAGTCCACGATCATTTCTTAATTGTTTTAAGGAAAAATAATTTTCAACCCCCACTGAAGAGTTTTTATCTCTTGTAATCCCTTATTTTATCTTGTTTTTTTGATTTGTAGTTAAGTACATAAATGATAGAGAAAGTGAGAAATTTTGTAACAAGTATCTATAACCGCTTGTGTCCAATGCGGAATATAAATAGGGGAACATGTTTTGACATATTTTTATAGCCGAGCCACAGGCTTTGTATGTGGCTACGTTCTAATATATAAATAATAACTTCGATTATCAATATTGTTTACGCAATATTGGATATCTTCGTATATAAACGGAGAATAAATAATTAAGTCTATAGGACAATAATTACATCTATATGTATATGACGTCTAACACATAGCTATAAATCATTGCTGTGACGCTATGTGAAAAACTTGTATGTGGTGCGCCAAACCAGTTTTAGTACAGCAAGCGAAACTGTACCATATACAATTCTGTGGAAGATATATGAACTCATGTCTATGGGTGATGAGTGAAGGCGTTTTCAAGCAGAATAAAACATATCATGATTTCTTTGGCGGTAGTTGTACTTTCTTTCTGAAGGCACGACTACTGCTATCTTTGGGAATTAGTTCAGTTTGGTAGAACGCATGATTTGGGATCATGAGGTCACGAGTTCGAATCTCGTATTTCCATTTGCGGTAAGGTGTAAAGGTGCATGTTGGGTTCATACCCCAAAGGGTCTGTTCGAGTCAGAGTCACGCTACTCTTCCACTTTTCTTCATTTGTGGATGAAACTAAAACAGGAAGGTGGTTTTTACAATCGCAAGAAAAGCGAAACTAAAAGATGATGGAATCTTATTTTGTGGTAATAATGCAAAAGGTGTTACTGGATCAATGATTTATATAAGATTTGCAAATAAACAAATTTTACTTGAATGTGGCTTATTACAGGATAATTCATATTTGGCAGCTTATAAAGCAAATTCAGAAAAATTTAAATTTAAGCCTGATGAACTGGATTACGTGTTTGTTGGACATTCGCACATTGATCATATCGGATTATTGCCCCGTCTTATCAAAGAAGGATTTCATGGAAAAATAATTATGACATATCCTTCTTCGGTTATGTCGAAATATTTATTACTTAATTGTGCTTTTATTGTAAATGATGAGGCACGAGTTTTATCAAAAAGATATAATAGAGAATACGAACCACTATATACTGAAGAAGACGTGTATAAAACACTGGACTATATTCATGTATATAATGAGTATAATCATGTTTACAAATTAGATGATGTGGTTAGTTTTCAATGGTTTAAAAATTCTCATTGTGTAGGAGCTACACAGTTACAGCTTATTTTAAATGATGGAATAAAAACAAAGAAAATTCTATATACTTCTGACATTGGAGCGTTAAATACTAAAAATCATTATGTTGAAAATACAGAAATCCCAGCTACCTTTTCTGATATATCAATCATGGAGTCAACTTACGGTTTAAATACTAGAACTATAAAGAAAACTCGTGAATTCGATGTTGAACATTTGCGAGTTGCTATAGAAACTGTACTAGAAAGACAAGGTTCTATTATTCTTCCAGCGTTTTCATTTTCACGATCTCAGGAATTATTGACAACACTATATCTCCTATTTGGAGAAAATGAAGATTTTCAAACAGATATAGTCGTTGATTCGATGCTAACTTGTGATATATGCCAAGCTTACGAAGATATTCTTGATTCAGATTTTCATGAGTTATGGGCAAAAGTGTATAATTGGAAAAATGTAAAATATGTGCGTGAAAAGGTAGAATCGAAGGCATGGGTAAATGACTCTATACCTAAAATTGTAATCTCAAGTAGTGGTTTTTGCACGAATGGGAGGATATTATCTTATCTTGATAAGTATTTACGTGATGTCAATTCTATGATTTGTTTCTCTGGATTTGTAGGAACAGATGATTCTTATTTGTCATATAGAATAAAAAATGGCAAAGCCCATAAAACAATCAATATAAATAAAGTTCCTGTACCTAATAGAGCAGATTGCATAACGATGAGCACGTTCAGTTCCCATGCTAATTTTGATGACTTATTAAAATTTGGCAGTAACTTGAATACAAATCAGCTTATCTTGGTACATGGATCTACAGAAGCAAAAAATTGTTTGAAAGAGCATTTACGAGAAGAAATATCTAAGAATGATAAGTGTTATAAGGTAAAATGTTCTGAGAAAGATATGATTATACCATTATAGGAGGTGTCAATTATAGAAGAATTACTATTTGAAATTAACAAAGATGATGACATATATAACGAAATTATAAAGAATCATCTCAATGATAGAAGAATTATTATCAATCAGGAAATAACTGATGACTTATTAGAGAATGTATGTCTTATGATTCTCAAATGGAATTCAGAAGATAAAAATCTTCCAGTAGATAAGCGTAAGAAAATATTTATATACATTAACAGTGATGGTGGAGACTGCGTACTTGGTACTCAAATATTGAGTCAGATAACATATTCAAAAACACCTGTGGTTACAGTTGGTTTTGCAAAGTGTGCATCTATGGCTAGTTATATTCTTGCTGCTGGACATATTCGCTACTGTTTTCCAAATACAATCGTCCTCTACCATAATGGACAGACAGGCTATGTATCTAGCGGAAACAAGGGTAAGGATATCCAGAAGTTTTACGATAAGCTTGATGAACGTATGACAAAGTTTATGATAGAACACACTGATATGACTGCTGATTTTATTGAAGAAATCAAGGACAGAGAATATTATATGTTTTCTGAAGAAGCAAAAGAACGCCATATAGTTGATAAGATAATTGGCATAGATTGTGATATAGATGAAATAATTTAAGGAGAGCAGTGTGTTCTCCCATTTTAGTTGATAAGGAGATAAAAGGAAAATGGCAAATAGTAAGTTAAAGTTTACAAGAACAACAACAGATAAATTAACAATTAAGGCAGGTACACTTTCAGAGGATTGCTCTACTATTACATATGAAGACGAGAATGGTAGTGAACAGGATATAAAAATATCTGACCTTCTTGCAGCATTCAAGAATCAGGTGATTGATTTTACGGTTGCGCTCAAGACCGATGAGAATCTTGATGTAATCACTGAAGATGAGTAGGGAGTTGGTGATTGATTGTTTAATTTTGAAGAAGAATTAGCAAAATACGGATTAAATCAAGAGAAATATGAGCAACTTTTACAGGATTGCTCAAATAAGGTTCAACATATTTCAGATGATGATTGGTCGGAAATTTGCGCAAGGTATGGACTTGAATTTAATCCTGATACGATTCGTAAAGGGTCTCAGCCACCACTTATAGGATCTGCTTTTGTATCTGAATATTATAAGTGGAAAAATAGCATGGATAATTCTGATGGCAAGGATGATTCTTATTTTAAGGAGTTACAGATCCAGAAGGATGAACTGTATAAAGAGCGTAAACGTTTGTCTGATCAACGCAGAGAATATAACAGAGAGCTTATATTTGATGCTCGTTCAGAGCATTTAATGGATAGACTTGTTGATGTTGCCAATAGATTAAATGAAGAAAAGCCATTGATATTCAATGAAAGATGGTTTAAACCAAATATTCATAAAGAGGCGATCATGTTTTGGTCTGATTGGCACTATGGAATGGTTACGGATAATATTTGGAACAAATACAATACTGATATTTGCAAGAGGCGTATAAAAGCTTTTGTGGAAATGTCAAAAGAATTTATTCGTTTAAATAATGTTGATGTACTTAATATTGTGATGCTTGGAGATGCATCACATGGAGCAATTCATACGACTTGTAGAATTGCATCTGAAGAAAAAGCTTGCGATCAGTTGATGCATGTTGCTGAAATTATGGCTGAAGCAATCAATGATTTATCTAACGAAGTAAATCATGTGGTTTTGCATTCTTGTTATGGTAATCATATGAGAACTATACAAAATAAAAGTGAATCCATTCATTCAGATAATATGGAAAAAATCATCCCTTGGTGGATTGAACAGCGTTTACAAAACAATTCAAAGGTAGAGATCTTATATTCTGAATATAAGGAATTCACAAAATTGAATGTACTTGGAAAAAATATCTGTTGCGTACACGGTGACTTGGAAAAGAACTTCAAAGATATCGGAGTTACACTTAATACGATCTTCTCTCGTAAATTTGGTGAAACAATTGATTATACGGTATCAGGTGACAAACATCATCTTGAAGAGTTTGAGCGATTTGATATTGAAAGCATATTGATTAGGTCATTATGTGGTGCAGACGACTATTCAAATGATAGTAGATTGTATTCTCGTCCAGGGCAAACATTAATGATATTTAATGATGTGTATGGCAGAGAAGCAACATATAATATTCCATTAGATTTTATTAGTTAAAAACACTAATTTTACGACAAAGTAGACTATGTACGGAGATGCATAGTTTTTAATATTGAGACAAGTGACTGTGAGCATAGGACTACTCTTCTACTTTTGGGTAGTCTGACTTGCATGGCATCGTAGAGTCACTGCTGCGATGTAAATAGACCTGAACCCAACAGGCAATTAATAAATGGGAATAACTTCGGTTTTTGGGCTGATGAAGCCACATATGAGGGAGTGGACTCATCGAGCTGCTACCCTCTTTTGTTATTCGGCAAATTTATAGAAGTGCCGAAATTAGTTGAAAACTATTATTAATTGAGAAAAAAGGAGAAATAAAATTATGACAAAAGACGTAATGATTAGAGAAGTTACAGATAGAGCTACAGATATTTTCAATATAGATGTTGATGAGAATCATCCAAAGAAGAAATTTACTCAGAAGGAAATTACCTCTGTATTAAGAGCATTTGCAGATTGTGTTATTGACAATGTTACTGAAGACAAGACAGAGAAGATTCCTCTTCCTGGTGTTGGTAATTTCACCGCAAAGCATGTCGCAGAGAAGTCTGGTACTGTTCAGCTTGGGGATAATAAGGGTTCTACATGGCATAAAGATGCAGAAGATCAGCTTGTATTTAAGGTTTCTACGGCAGTTAAGACTCTGGGTTAATTGAGGTGAGCTTATGAAGAAACATACAAAATATGAAGATATGGATATCATCAATGTCGATGAATATGAGGACATTGTAGATGTTTTTCTTGATAGATTATTTAGTACAGAAAAAACCGTAGGAATTATTGTAAATAAGGAATTTGCTGAGTATATCACAAGTATCTTGTTAAAAATTCCTGAGACAAGTGTTAAAAAAATTGATTTCATTGATTGGTACAAGACAGATGAATATCTTGTATATGTTGACAATGACGGTTATGTTACTGCTATCCCTATTGGTGATGAAATTATTCTTAATGATGTTGATATAGTTTATATTAATATGGATGGAGATATAAAGCAGGATGTAATAGATTACTGTATTAATGAAGACAAGGAAGTTATATTATTTGGATTAACTGATGATTGCGATTGTGACGGTGATTGTGAGAACTGTATAAGTCATGATTATAATATGTACAAGCTTGATGATGATTATATACATGGATTCACAGCAAGTAAGGTTAACGATGGTTCTTATGTGAGTTATTCATATTATACAACTGAGGATCTGAGTGATAAGGATATTAAGAAGATCCTGAAAGCGTTTAATGTTTAGTCAAAGTATTCAGATGTGAATAGTTTGATACGTTTTTAATGGGTAAATTATTCATTTTAGAGTAGTTTGAAATAATCAGACAATTGTGACTTGTAAGTGCCTTTAAGTAGGGTAATTTGCCATTTTTGTCTTATTTTGAGTGTGTAGTTGTCGCTGCGCACTCTTTTATTATGGGCAGGTAGCCTAGTGGCGAAGGCAAAGAGCTGTAAACTCTTTACGCTAGAAACATCGGTGGTTCGAATCCATCTCTGCCCATTAAGAGGATACGGATAGCACCTCTTTCCCTAGTGGGGGACAATAAATATACCATGAATGCTCGGCAATAGGTGATATGTTGCCGCTATCCTTATTTAATGAAGAAATATATAAAATATATATCGAATAAATATTTGAAAGAAGTGGTTTAGTGTTTACTACTATCTCACTTCTTTTTTGTTTGAAAGGAAGTGAGATTTAATGGGTAGAAAAATACAGCATAACAATATTGTTACTGATGAGTTATTGGCTCAGTGTAATAAAGAAAATATAGAATTAGGAAATGATTTTTTGGACTATCTTCGTTCAGTTGATAGATCTCCAAATACAATCAATGCTTATAGACGTGACCTTTACATTTTCTGGGTTTATTTACTTCAGCATTGTGACAATAAATTTTTTATTGATTTGTCTAAGAGAGATATTGCTCGTTATCAGAGCTTTTGTCTTACTGAATATAAGTGGTCGCCAGCTAGAATGCGTAGAGTAAAATCTACTCTCTCATCGCTTTCAAATTATGTTGAAGCTATATTGGATGATGAGTATGAGAATTTTAAACCAATTATACGCAAAATTGAAAATCCTGCAAATGAGAAAGTATTTACCAAAACTGTATTATCTGATGAACAGGTGCAGAATATGCTTGATTATTGGGTTGAGAAAGGTAAATATGACAAGGCTTGTATTTTAGCATTAGCTGCATTTAGTGGTAGACGTAAGAGTGAATTGCCACGATTTAAAGTATCCTATTTTGATGATGAAAATATTATATATGGTTCTTTATATAAAACACCTGAAAAGATCCAAACAAAGGGAAGAGGCTCTAGGGGCAAAATGTTGACGGTATATACACTTGCAAAGCCATTTAAGCCATATTTTGATTTGTGGATGAATTATAGGAAAGAACACGGAATTGAATCTGAATGGTTATTTCCAAAGAAAGTAAATGGAGAATATATAGATGAACCTATGGATTCAGGGACACTTGATAGTTGGGCTGATACATTCAGTAAACATTTAGGAGAAGACTTCTATTTTCACAGCCTTCGTCATTTCTTTACAACTTCTTGTTCTCGAAGCGGTCTTCCTGATGATGTAATTCAAATGCTAGTCGGTTGGAGTTCGCTAGATATGGTATCAGTGTACAAGGATATTGATGCAGATGAGCAATTTGCAAAATATTTTGCTGATGGAGAAATAAAACAGGTAGAACAAAAATCACTTTCTGATTTGTAAGCAATCCCGATGAAACTTTCATCTAATACTTCGTCTAATTCCCTCTTGCATCACACAATTTTATGTGTTACAATACAAGTCAAAAGAAACAAGCAAATCCCGTTAAACGGTTTGAGCCAATAATCAAAAATGGCTAAATATAAAAATAAAATACTTAACACATTAATGACCGTGCTTTGGCGAGTGGCGGTCATTTTTGTGTATCAATTTATCTATAAGTCTTACTAAGTATGTAGCAATGATACTACCTACTGTTCCGACAATTAATGCAACAAAAATATCTATTATGTCATCCTCCTTTCTCATTATTTCCCTGAAAGGATTTATATAAACAGGATCATCACTGTTCCTGGGATAACTCAAAACCGCCTAACCATCTCAATCTAGCCAAAATCAAAATGTTGGGAATTTGCTTGTCTTTTCTATTATATCTCATATGACAGTTTCTGTCAAAACAATCCAAAATAAAAAACCTTTAAATGGGCAACCAAACAGAGAATAATATAAGTGAGTAACAGCCACTCGTAAGGCTGTATATAAAAGCACGAGATAAAAATATTGAGTTAGTTGCTACTCTAAAAGCACCTTCGCTACTACTCATTGGCGTTGCAAACTCGGAAGCGAATCAGAGTATAAAAGAAAGCTATGCGTTCACTGCTAAAATATAAGTGTGATAATAAATATCTTGGCATTTGCTATTCATGTAGCATTGTAAGACCTACTTCTTTTCTACCGACATCTAGGATTATCGGTGGCTCTTAGCCTTAGAAGTGAGAAAATGTTCGTGCTTCTCTGCGTTAATGAGAATTATTAAAATAAATGGTTACTCATATACATATCATGTATTTGACGTGTAATACACACGAGTTAGGAATGGGAGAATAATATATTATCCAGGTCATCAGTATGATTGGAACATGCATCTTATATCAGAGAAGATTTCGGTTCGATTCCGCTGTGGCGTTGCAACTGGATAAATTAATGGAGTATCAATACATAAGCGCAATGTAGTTTGGTTGGTACGAGTTATCACTTACTCTTCTTGTGCGTTGGTTAGCAAGAAAAACAAGTGCATGGAAGCATGAATCGGGTTGCTGATAAACGACTAAGTTCTGAAAAACTTGATATGTACAGTCCAATATCATCTAGTTAGTGCTTTATGCTGATCTAGTGGGTGAGATACCCACATTAGGTCTGTTCGTCTAGCGGTCTAGGACACCGTCCTTTCACGGCGGCAACAGGAGTTCAAATCTCCTACAGATCATTATAATTGCCTTAGTTTGTTGAGAAAGACATAAGATAAGCAGGTATGGTGGAATAGGCAGACACAGAGGACTTAAAATTCTCTGGTAATAATACCGTGTGAGTTCAAGTCTCACTACCTGTACTAAAATTTGGAGGAACAAAATGAAATATAAGATATTAACAAAGTACACATCTGTACTTAATAAGGATTTTTACGAAATATTTAGTATTGTTGATGAATCTGGTAATGTAGTTATTTTTGAAACCTCGGATCTCGATGAACTAAAAATAAAAATCAAGGAATTAGATAAGGAAGTTGGATATAAAAATATAATGATAGTATCAGATTTAACCTATGACATATTAGTTTCTATTGGTGAAGAAATTAATAGTAGTGAATTATCAGACGATGATATAGATGTTATATATAATACATCTTACAAAGAGGTTTATGGAGGTACTGAAAATGATTAAGGATAGATTACAAAAGCTCACTACTCTTTTACTTCGTAATGATAAGAAAATTTCTGATAAAATAAATAAGGTTTCTGCTCAGATAGACGGTAAAATTATTCTTGATAAAGATAACAACTCTATCAATATGTATACTGTTGAAGAAGGTACAACAAAGGAGAATACAAATTTCTTCCTTCGGTTAGTTCAGAATACTTACCATCAAATACAAATATTTGGTAATAGGTTTGAGATAACAAGTGAAAGAAAGAAAACAACTTATTCAGGAGATATTACCTTAACTAGTGAAGGTGGAACTACAACAGTAACCAATAATGATATAACTGTGTCGTCTAGTGGACAAAAAGTGGTTAATAAAAATGGTAAAGTAATGGCTACAACTGATGTACAAATTGTTGATTATGAGAATAATGTAACTGTTTCTTTGGCTGATATTAAGAAAGAACTTGATGAACTGAAACAGAATCTTGAGAATAAGGGATAAATTGCACTTTCATTGGAAATTAATATTGGAAAGTTTGAGAAGTCATTTCGTATGAAGTGGCTTCTTTTTATGTTGGAATAAAAGGAGGTGGTCGTTAGTTTGGCTACGACAAAAGAGACACAGCCCCCAAAATTAACGGCTGCACAATTAAAGAAGAAAGTTGAAACACAAGAAGAAAAAATCAAATCCCTCAAAGAAGGGGCTTGGTGTTACATGTGTGATACTCATAAAGCTAAAGATAAATTTTATGTAAGTACAGATCCTATGAGTAAAAGTGGTCTTACTCCAATTTGTAAAGATTGTGCTAAAAAAATAGCATTAAGAACTACAAATGGTGTTGACCAAGAACCTACGAGAGAATCAGTACAACTTGCTCTTAGATATTTGGGAAAACCTTTTCTCGAAAAAGTATGGGATTCAAGTATTCAAGAAGTTGAAAATCTTGCATCTGGAAAAGTTAAATCTAACGTATGGACTGCATATGCTCGTCAGATTGCTATGCCAAATTATATAGGACTAACATACTTTGATTCAGACCATTTTGTTAAGGATAAAACTGAAAATGAATCAGTAAAAGAACTTACGACTGAGGAAGAACTTATTGAATCACATGCAGGGTTGGATACATATGATAGTTTTTTAAAAAATAAGAATGATGTTATTCGACTGTTGAGCTATGATCCATTTGAAAAAGAAGATATCATAGACCAGCCATTCTTATATTCTCAATTATTAGGATTATTAGATTCTAGTGAAGACGCAAATGAAGATATGATGCGTACTTCTTCTGCTATTTCTATTGTTCGTGGATTTTTACAACAATCTAAAATTGATGATACCATATCAAAGTTGATGTGTGATATTTCAAATATTGAACGCAATTCTGCAACAATTAAATCTCTACAAGAAAGCAAAGGTAAAATTACTTCGGTTATTACAAGTCTTGCACAAGACAGTTGTATTTCATTAAAACATAACAAAAATGCTAAAAAGGGTGAAAATACATGGACTGGAAAAATCAAGAAAATTAAGAGTCTTAATCTGCGAAGTGGTGAGGTCAATGGTTTTGATATTGATACATGTAGAGGTATGCAACAGGTTCAGGAAATCAGTGATGCTTCTATTATGAAACAGTTGGCACTTGATGAATCTGAGTGGTCAGATATGGTTTCTGAAATGCGTATCGTTAACACTGGTCTTCGAAAAGAAAAGGATGCTTACCAAGAAATTAACAGAATACTATTAAGAGAAAATCTTGATTTAAGAGATACATTAAAAGAAAACAATCTATTAAATGAAAAACAGTTAAAAGATTTAAAAGATGTATATTCTGTCTTTGCAGAGTTTGATGAAGTTGAAGAATCTCCTGACGATGAAACAAAGGAGGTCACTAAAAATGAATCAGAATAAGCAAATGATTATGAATTATTATCAGAATGAAATTCTTGATTATGATAAAGATTTTTATAATCAATATGGAATATACGTAAAACCACATGGTTATTCTATTTCATCTCGTAAAATTGAGTCTTATATTCAAATTGCTGAAATTCAAAAATATCTGCAATGCAACCCAGTAAAAGCTATAGATCTTTTTTTTAACATAGAGCTTTTAGATGGGCAGGCACTTCTTGTACAAAGAAGTTGGGTTTGTCCAAATGTACTTGCTGTATGTACTCGTGGATATGGTAAAAGTACAGTTATTGACCTTGAGATAATGTCAAAAGATATGTGTTTTTGTAATGTATGGACATACATTGCAAGTGGTACAGGCGGTCAGGCTGAACAAACTTTTACTACTTTGGAACGACTTGCCAATGATAACATTGATACATTTTACGGTTCAACCGGTTCTTTATTCAAGAACGAGATTGAAATTAAAAATGCAGCAGGTGATGGATTTTCACACTCGTCCAATGGTTTTTCCTATTCATGTTATAACGGATCTATGACTAGGACATTGAACGGAAATATAGATGCCAAAAGAGGTATGCGAGGCACAGTAATTTTTGACGAAAGTGGTTTCTTGTCTGATGAAATGATGAATGTATATGGTGCATTCGCTGTTGTAAATAAAAGTTTAAAAACAGGTAAAGATGTAGATGGTAATTCAATTGATCCTATTCGTCAAAGGTGCTTACCACGAGATTTGTCGTATCAGAAATATTATATAAGTTCAGCTTCTTCAACTGATACTCAATTTTGGAGACTGTATCGTGACTTTTCTAAACAGCAAATTATGGGAAATCCAGATTATTGTGTTTTACATATAGATTGCGAACAAGCATTTAAACCAACTCTTAGGGGAGAATTAGTCACCCCTCTTCTATCTCGAAATACTGTTGAATCGGAAATGAGAACAAACCCAGAAAAAGCAAGACGTGAGTATTATTGTATTTTTACTACAGATGCTGGCACTGATGCAATTATTCGTAGAGGTGTTATTACACGAAACGAAGAAACAAGAAAACCTCTTCTTTACAATGATACAGGTGATAAAAAATTCGTCATCACATATGATCCTGCTAGAAGTCGAGATAATTCAGTAATTCTTGTTGGTGAAATTTATGAATATGAACAGGTAGACGGAAGTATTGATACAAGAATGAGATTGGTAAACTGTATTAATCTTATTGATGTTGGTAAAAAAATCAAATCTCCTATGCAGACACCAGATCAGATTGAATATTTAAAAAAAGTAATTCTTGATTATAACGGTGGAGCTGACGCATATGGAAATATTGTTGGTGTATATATTGATGCAGGTAGCGGTGGATCTGGTGTTAATATAGCTGATTATTTAATGCCAGATTGGACAGACTCTGCTGGCATTGTTCATAGAGGATTAATAGATAAGGAATACTCTGCCGATTATGTTAAGAAATTTCCAAATGCAGTAGACAAAGTACATCTTATGTCCCCTGCTGGTTACAAATCTGAAATGTATGAAGCAATGATAGAATTGATGAATCAGGATAAAATCAGTTTTACAGCACAATATGACCATAAAGGCTATCTCACTGTTTTTGATGTTGATGAGAAAAAATTGGCTAAAGAAAAAGAACGAATTTCTGCTGAACTCAGAAAACAAAAAGTTAATGAAAAGGAATTTGAAACTAAACTCAATGAAGAATTAGAGAAAATTGAATCCGTTAATACAAAAACTATAAAACTTGATTGGCAGGATGAAATTGCTCTTGCTAACATTGATGCTTTAAAAGAAGAACTTGTAAATATGGTTCGTAAGAAAAGAGATTCTGGAAAAGATTCATTTGAACTTACGCCTGAAAAAGCCAATAAGCTCCACGATGATCGTGCGTATACGGCGTGTATGGCTTCTTACGCCCTCATGTGTGAACGTAGAAAAGCTATTACAAATAGAAAACGTCCAACCGAAGATGCCACAAGTTTTATAAATAAACTTACAATTCGTAAAGCAAAATACAATTAAGGAGGTGCATTATCAAATATGCCTAGACCTAAGAAAGTAGATGCAAATTCTAATGCACCTGCTAAAATAAATAATTCACAGAAGAAAACTACTTCTTCTAATTCCAAACAGCCAACCGCAAATGAAATGCGTGAATGGTATGAGAAAAATAAAAGTAGACTTGAACGTTATGAAGACGCAACAAGTGCAATTACAAGTCTTCGAGATATTCAGAAATCATCCAGATATACGTCAATTAGTAACTATTCAAAAGAAGATGTAAAATCATACATAAAGAATATCTCTTCTAATGAAAAGAATCTACGAAGCCTATCTCGTTATCTTTATTATCGTTCAGAAATCTATTATCGTCTTTGTAAATATTATGCAAATCAGATTGATCTTACAATTCGTAATATAGTTCCCCCATTTATAATCTCAGGCGAAAATGATGTGCAATCCACATTACAAAAGTATCAAGAAACAGTTGATATAGTTGACACTCTAGGATTGAATTATGAATTTCGTAAAGCTGCGTCTATCACTTTAAGAGAAGATGTATTTTATGGATGTGCTTATTATACAGAAGGACAAGGAATGTTTGTTCTTCCATTAGATCCAGATTATATGAAAATTGCAGGTATGTTTCCTGACGGTTCATTTGCAGGAGCTATGGATATGAGTTATTTCCGTAGCCATCAGGAACTTCTTGAATATTGGGGTGAACCATTCAATAGTATGTGGAATACATATCAGAGTACAAATGAAAAATATCAGTTAATCCCAGAAGAATATAATGTATGTATTAAATTTAGGTCTGAAGACTGGGAGACCATCGTTCCCGTGCTTACACCTATATTTTTATCATTGATTGACCTCATGGATGCCTCTGATTATCAGGCGGTTCAACAGGCAGCTAATATTTATAAATTAGTGTGGCTTGAAATGAAAACTATGGGTAAAGATGTAGATGATTGGACTGTGAATCCAGATATAATGATTCAGTATTTCAATCGTATGCTCGAAGAAGCATTACCGCCTTATATCTCCGCTGCTATTGTTCCTGGTGAATTACATGAGATAAGTTTCCCAGATGATGCGACAGGTGATGTTACAAAGGTTGAAAAAGCTACAAAAGAAATTCTCAATACGGCTGGTGGTGCTCAGATATTAAATCTAAACTCTGCCTCTAACTCTACTGCCTTTAAATATGGCGTACTTGCAGATTCTACATTTTCTATTTCAACTCTTATTCCACAAATTCAAGCGATTGTAAATCGACTTCTATCTAATTGGATTTCTGAACCTTGTAAGGTTAAATTCTTTGATGTTTCTATTTATCAGAAGGATGATTTTAGAAAATCAATCTTGGAATCATGCACTAATGGATTACCAAACAAAATTCTTTATAACACATTGAATGGTGTGTCTGAAAAAGATACGTTATCTATGAACTTTTTGGAAGAAGACTGTTTGCAGCTTAGTTCAAAATTCAAACCGCTATCTAGCACTTATACTCAGACAGACAATAATAAAGGCGGTGGTCAAGAGAAGGATGATTCGGAACTTACAGATGCTGGACTTCGCACAAGAGACGAGAATTTAAATGATAAATAGGAGTTGGTGGAATGAATCAAAAATTTATACAGACACAAGATGCACCTACTGCTACTCTCCTATCCCAATTAGGATATCAACAGGTGCAAAATTCTAATGGTATTTATGTATTTTTGAATACTGATACCCTTCGGTTTTCAGAAAATATAGATATAAATAAATTAAAGTATACAAATATGCTTACATTTTAGTCGTCTTCCTTGGGCGACTTTTATTATGTCAGAAAGGAGGAAAAGACTAAGTAGATGCCAAAGGTTATTAAAAAGAAAATTTTAACTGAAGATGATTTACTAAAATTCTGTCAAGAGCAGGAATTTGCAAAATTCAGCTCTAAAGATACTGGCTATCAGTTGGCTTTAAAAGTACCTACTACTTTTGAGATAGACGATACCGTAGATGAAAATCATCGTGGAATGATGCGTCTTAAATTCAGAATTTTTCATACAGGGCTTAACAGAAATAAGAGTTATGTATCAAAAGAATCTGCTGAGAAAGCAATGAATACAATTGCTGACAGACCTGTGTTGGCTGCAATCCATCAGCTTGACGATGGCAGTTGGGATTTTGAAGGTCATGAGATGGAAATTGTTAAAGACGAAAAAGGTAAAGAAGAACTGAGATATATTGAATCTCAAGTTGGTTCTTTCTCATCTGAACCTGCATTTTGGGAACATGATGATAACTTAGATAAAGATTATGTATGTGCTTATGCTTATATAAGTGAAGAATACACAAAGGCTTGTGAAATTATTCGTGCGAAACAAGGTTCGAAAAATAGTTGCGAGCTTTTTATTGATGAACTCTCTTATAACGCCAAGGAGAAGTATCTTGAATTAAACGATTTCTATGTAAACGCTTCGACTTTGTTAGGAAGCCATGATGATGGCACAGAAATTCAGGAAGGCATGGAAGGTTCTCGTGCCGATATTGCAGATTTTAGTGTAAATAACAATTCGGTAAAATTTGACAAAGATGAAAAAATGATTGAACTCTTAGAAAATCTTAACAAGACACTTTCTAATTTCAATAAAGAACAGACTCCTGTTCAAACACAATCAGAGGAAGGAGGAACAAATAATAAAATGACAAAATTTGAAGAGTTACTTACCAAATATGGTAAGACTGCTGAAGATGTAACATTCGACTACGCAGAAATGTCAGATGAGGAACTTGAAGCAAAATTCGCTGAGATGTTCGATAATGACAATTCAGACGGAGACAATTCAGATAACGGAGAATCTGGTGAGCCTTCCAATGATGGAGAAGGTGATGGTGAAGGAGCTTCTGATCCAGATGGCGATGAAGAAAAAAATATTTCAAAAAATGAGTTATTTAATAAGTTATTTGAAATTTCATTTGATGAAATCAGATATGCGTTAAATAATTTGTGCTCTGTATACAGAAATGATTCAGAATGGTGTTACGTATCTCAGGTTTATGAAAATTATTTCATTATGGAGGATTGGGACAGCGACAAGTATTATAAACAGTCCTATGAAAAAGATGGTGATAATATTTCATTATCTGGTGAAAGAATTGAAATGTTTGCTATGTTACTTACTGAATCAGAGAAGCTTTCTATTGAGGATATGCGTTCAAATTACTCTACACTCAAAGAGTTTAAGGAGACAGCAGAAAAGAATGAACTTCATGCACAGAAAGAAGCTATTATCAATGCTGATAATTATTCTGTTCTTACAGAGAAAGATTCAGATGGAAATTATGTGAATGCTGATTTTGCCGAATTAGTAAAGACTATGGATAATTATTCCATAGAAGACTTTGAAACAAAGGTAAAGGTTATGCATTCAGATTATATGTCTGCACATGCGAACTTCTCTTCTGTTGACACAAAGAAAAACACAAATTCAGTTAAGATACTTACAAATATGAATAAGAAATCAAAGCCTAAGAAAAACTATGGCAATTTATTTGATTAAAAACTGAATATAACTTCATTTTGTACAGAACGCTTTATGCGTTCTTTTTTTATTGCAAAAAAAACAAAATTTAAGGAGGAAAACATAATGGCTATTAAATATGCTGCTACAAAATTTCCACAGATGGAAATTGGTAATTTACTTGCTCAGGATTATGGTGAGCACATTTTATCCGTAAAGATCACAGAAGATACACCTAACGGATATCATTTCAAACCAGGTAAGATGACTTCTCTTGATAATTGGGAGATGGAAGCTGCAACTGAAATTGATGCTTATATCGCAATGAAGGATGCGTCAGGAAGATACCTTGTTGTAATTAGAGATCCAAAGGGAGTTGGTGTTATCTATCAGAAACCACTCAACAATGTCGAGAGTCCTCGTTCACTCGCACTTGCTTCTAATTTCTATAACGATCCAGCAGACGGTGCAGTTCGTGGATACATGCTTCATTCACAGGATCGTTATTGGCTTACAGAGGACAACTTTGATGGCTCACCTACAGTTGGAGCTGAAATCACAACGATTTCTAGTGGAAAATTAAAAATTGGTGCGTAATAGAAAGGAGGATATAGAATAATGATGAGATTTAGTACAGAACATTTAAGAAAAGTTTTTGAAGATGCTGATAAGTATGAAAATTTTAAGAAGCTTACATACAATTTAAATCACGGAATTGATATTTATGAGTACGATGATGACGGAAACCAGAGAAAGGTTTCTAAGCACGAAGCAAACAAGGCAATCCGTAAAATTATTATGGAAGTATGTGACCTTACTGAAGATGATCTTAAATCCAACAAGAGACGTGAAAGAGCTTTAGAGCTTCATCACACAGAAGTATATGAGTTACTTGAGTCTGATATTGATTTTAAGGTAGATACAGCATTTAAGGAATCTGAGTGGTTTAATGATTTTGTAGATATGAGAAATGTTAAACTTGGTGACGAGGAAGAGTTCTGGTCAAGAGAAAAGGTTATGCTTGCTGTTGCTGAAATCAGTGGCGACCATCATGATCTGACTTTACAGTACTTAAATGAAGGTACAGCACACAAGATTCATACTAAGAAGTATGGTGTAAAGATTGGTAAGGATATTGATCTTATTTTACTTGGACGTATTGATTTCACAGAGCTGACAGATAAGATTGCAGAAGCATTTGTATATAAGGTTCAGGAACTTTGCTATACAGGAATTTATGGAGCTGCTGCTAAGTTACCTAACAACTCTCAGTTTGTAAAAACAGGTGCTTTATCTGCTTCTACAAAAGACAAGTTTGATACACTTCTTGAGGATATTGGAACAGCCAATAGCGCAGAAGTTGTTATTATGGGTACAAAGACTGCATTAAAGAAACTTAATGGTCTTACAGAAGTTGATTGGAGAAGTTTATCTCAGAAGGAGGATGTTGCTAAGACAGGTCGCCTTGGTACATATGAGGGAACAGAACTCATTGAGATTCCTCAGAGATTTGCTTTCAATGATGTAACAAAGAGACTTATTGACGATAAGAGACTTCTTATCTTTGCAAAGAATCAGGAACAGTTCGTGTGGTTTACAGATAAGGGCGAAACTCAGATTTATGAGTTTGGTACTCAGAAGGGTGAACACGCTGATGACTTCCAGAAATATGAAGTTCAGAGAGAAATGGGTGTTGAGGTAGTATTACCACAGTACTTTGGTCAGTGGACTCTTGAGTAATAAATAAAATTGAGTGGTTAGATTATCTAGCCACTCTTTTTATATTGGATAGAAAGGAAAAAATAAATGGCATATACAAAAAAGACAACCACAAAAGCAGTAGAAAATACTAATACTGATGTGGCTGAAAAGAAATCAGAAAAAAAGAAGTTTGAGCCAACAGAAATGATTCCATGTGTGTCTCTTACCGCAGGAGAATTATTTTATGTTGGACTTAAATCAGATACTTTATATACATTTGCAGATATTGATGACGTTCAGGAAATTGAATTTAGAGATTTGGATTATGCAGCAAGGAAGGGTGACAAGATGATGTTTAAACCTCGTTTTGTTGTGCAGGATGCAGATTTCATTGCATTACATCCAGAACTTGATGATTTATATTCTACTCTTCACTCGACAAATGATTTAAGAGATATTTTAAAGATGACTCCTTCGCAAATGGAAAAAGCAATCTATTCTCTTCCAATTGGAGCACAGGAAGCATTAAAAACTATTGCAACAAGTATGGTTGATGACGGAACACTTGATTCTGTTAAGAGAATTCAGAAGCTTGATTCTATTTTTGGAACAGAGTTACTTTTAAAATTGAATATGTAGTAAAGGAGGCTCACAATGACGCTTCCATATGAAACAATTTTTTCACGAACAAGAGGACGAATTTCAGATCCGAAAGAACTCTCTCTTGACGAAAACGATTTGCTTGAAATTTATACAGAGCGATTAAGCAATGTAATCTCTAATCCAAGGGTGCGTAGACTGTTCTCTTCTCTCACACTCGATGATGAAATTCAACAGTTGGATTTTACGCTGAATAATTCAGTAGATGAAACGGCTGATATGAATTTTGTCGTAGGAATTCTTGTACTTGGAATGACGATTGAGTGGCTACAACCACAGGTTGATTCTATTATGCATACATCAGTAATGATAGGCGGTAAAGAAGAAAAGAAGTTACTTGACAATCATAAAAATATGATTGATCGTCTGGATTCCATGAAAATTGAATTAAATAAACGTATTCGTGATTACGGATATATGTATAATTCCTATATTAACACGGAGTCCTAATATGCAATACATATATGGTGACTTTACAGACAAGCAAATCAATGAAGCAGTTCGTGCAATGCATGGTGATATTCACAAACTACTGCTCTATAAAGACAAAACAATTGAAGAGAAAATATTTGAAGATGATGAAGCATTTCTCGTCTTCTTTGAGAATGTTATGTTTAAATTAGGTGGAATAAAAACCTTGTTTAATGATAACGGACTTATGGTAACTCTTATGGCAACTTTACAAGGTGCTATGGATAATTTCAAGAGTGACCATTTCAGTTATAAAAAATTCCGTAGGGCAATCTTAGATTCTCACGGATATATTAAGCAGATGTTTGAGGAGGTGGGTTGCGATGCCGAGTCTACAAACAGCTAGGCGAATCGCTAACGCCAAAACAAATAATGCGAAAACTTTAGGTCAGATTTATAAGGAACAGTCTGATTGGGCGATGGAACAGACATTTGAAAACGACATAGCTACAAGGACTTGTTACATTTATGACTACTTTCATGATGACTTCTTCACAGATGAACATGGAATTACACGTTCACTTGCTGAAGGTATGACTTATGAAAATACTAATAAGACAAAGATAGATGCAAAGTTTATTATCAAATCTTATCAGTCAATGGACAAAGACCAAGTGGAATACTATCTTATGTTTCGTCCAAGTCAGCCTGTAAGATTCAATGAAGGTGATGACCTTTATTATTATGAGACTGATTTTAGGAAACGCTATGGGGCAACATTTCCAATAGGACTTTTCGTGGATGTTCCAGATGATAGAGGAATTTATCATAAGTGGATTGTTTGTCGTGATGAACCTGCAAATCAGTTTCCAAAGTATCTGATTTTACCAGTAAATTACGAACTTACATGGATTGAAAAATCTAATGACAAGCGCATCAAGAGACGTATGTGGTGTTGTTTAAGACAACAGAATTCCTATACTATAGGCACTTACACAGACCGATATTTTACACATACTGATAATCAGGATAAGATATGGTTGCCAATGAACTCTATTACAGAGAAGTTTTGGTACACTTCTGAAGATTCTAAAAATATGCGTGTTGTAGTAAGTGCTTTAACAGAACATCCTACAGTATGGACAGTAACCAAGGTTGAAAATTCAATGCCATTTGGTATTCAAAAGCTTACTATATATACAGCGTTTTGGAATGAGCATACTGATTATGTCAATCTTGAAACAGGCGAAATGTATGCGAACTATTTCGATTCAGAAATTGCCCCAATAGATCCATCTACTCCAACTACTCCCCCATCTTCTATTACAGCAAGAATTTCAGCATCTACTTCAACTATTAAAGTTGGTGGTTCTTATAAAAATCTTACAGTAAATCTATTTAATGATTCCAATGAAGATATCACAACCGAATATACTGATGCAACCTTTACATGGACTTGTTCTATTGATAATGAAGATTGGACTGATAAAGTTATATGGCGAGCTGGTATAGAGTACAACCAAAAGAAAGTAAAATTTCCAAATGATACTTCCGTTATCGGCAAAATACTGTCTGTTAAGTGTGAAATTGTTAAGGATAACTTGCCGATAGAATCTGAAAATTTACTGTTGGAACTAACTGAGTAAGGAGATGTTGTATGGTAGAAAAATTAATTACAAAGAATGATTTGTTAAATAAACTTCGTGCGTATAGAACTACTCCTGATGATGAAAATATTCAGTATAAGAAAAAGATTAAGAAAGCACTTATGCTCAATCCATGTCTTTTATATGCACTCAATGAGAAGTCATTAGAATCTGAACTTTTTGATGATGATGGTAATATTAATTGGGAATGGAACGAAGACACAAAGGAATATGAACCTCTTGGAGAATGGGATAGATATTTTGGTGGAACATCCAACATCCGTCCTTATTTATTTATTCCTGATACTCAGACAGAAGCAAAACACTATATCTGTTATCAAATATCTTTTGATGAGATGCCTCGTTATCAGGATACATTAAAGTATACGAATATTACATTTACCATTTTTGTGCATGGTAATGACAGAGATGATAAATTAACAGGAATTCCAAGACATGATCTCATTGCCTCTATTATAAGAGAGCGATTTAATTGGTCAAATATATTTGGGATGCAAACACATCTTGTATCATCAAAGGAATCTACTACAGATAATAATTATCTTGTTCGCACTCTTGTATTCCAAGTTATTGATACTAATGGAATCGTAAATACAACCAATGGAAAAACAAGTTTGAGTAATTATCAGTTAAGGCGGTGATTTCATGGCTAATATATCGTCTGGTGCATTAGATGCAATTCAAACCGCTACTATTGAAGACAACCAAAAGAAGCAAAAATCATCTAATGATCAATATCATTTTGATAAATTAAAACTTTTCTTTGGTGAAGATTATTATGTACACGGAATTAAAATATCCCAACCAACTATAGGTGATATTTTAGATATTGGTGAATCAAAATTTTATACTGCTATCTCCCCATTTATTAACAATTCCACTTCGATTCGTCTTATGCTATTTAATCTCGGTGTAGAAAATTGGTGCAAGGTAAAAGATATAGAGGTATATAATCTATTATCTCAAATTCCAGAACAAGACTATTCTCCACTTCATTTGATATTTCATGATGTAAATTTCCTAGACTATAAAATTGTTTCTTATACTGATGAAAATTCAGAAGAACAATTTGGGTTATATAATCCAGAGTCTAATATTCTATTGTCAGAAAATGAATATATGGAAATTGCTGAGTATATCAGAACCATTATGAATATTCATCCTAAAGTAGAAAAGGCAAAAGGAAGAACTACTAGAGATTGGATGAGACAAGAAGACCAAATGAACTTATCTATGAAAAAACCAGATGATAATTCTGAGTCTAATCTTCTACCTATTATTTCAGCATTGACAAATCACCCTGGTTTTAAATACAAACTTGAAGAATTAAAACAAGTAAAAATATATCAATTTTACGATGCAGTTCAAAGACTTCAAATATATGAGCAAACCCATGCATTGATGGGTGGAAGTTATTCTGGATTCTGTGACACAAGTAAAATTGATAAAGAACAATTTAATTTTATGAGAGAAATATAGTTAATTTGAACATCTATTTGGATGTTCTTTTTTATACAAATTTTTAATAATTTAAGGAGGAAATAAAATTATGGCATTTAAGATTGGTGACGTAATTATTGATAGAGCGCAGTTTGGTTATGGTGCTACTAAAGCTGGTGTCCCACTGTATGCTCTTACTCAGCTTAATAATTTTAATATTGATATTACTGCTGATTCAACAGACGTTAATGATGCAAGAGGTAATCTTGTATATAGAAAGTACACAGGTAAGAAGGGTGATGTTACTGCAACAAATGCATTCCTTAATCTTGCTGTAGTTTCAACTATTGCTGCAACAGATGCAGAAATTGCAACAAGTGATAATGCTATTGAAATGCCTATTCTTACAACTCTTAAAGCTGGTGAAACACTTGATCTTTCAGAGGACTATGTTGATGGTTCAGCAGTTGTATCTGGTCTTGCAAATGGTGCGCTTGGCAAGGAATATAAGATTGCTGCTTCCCCTGAAACTGCTACAAAGACTGAGTTTGGTATTGCAACACATGTACTTACTCCACCAAAGGCAGACGATGAAACAGAGTTCTTTGTTAAGTATAAGAAAAAGGTTAAGAGTGGTGCGAAGGTATCTATCACTGGTAACAAGTTCCCTAAAGCTCACGAACTATTTGTTAAGGCACTTGCAGTTGATCCATGTGATAAGGAAAGCTTTAGAGCTGTTGTTATCCACATCGCTTCATTCATTCCAAGTCCAGAGGTAACAATCGCACTTGAGGGTGGTGACTCACAGACTATGGATTATAAGGGTTCAATCCTTACTGATACATGTACAACTGAGCAGATGATGGTAGAAATCTACTTCATTGATGAGCCAGAGGAAGCCTAATCTGATATCAATCTAATTAATTATAAGAGTGGTAGTCCTTACTATCACTCTTCTTTTTAAAGGAGGATTACCTTGAGTAAGGAAAAGATATGTGCTGTTTGTTATAAGTCATATGAGTATTGTCCCGTCTGTGGAAAAGATAAGGATAAGCCTACGTGGATGTTCACATTCTGTAGTGAAAATTGTCACGACATTTATCTTGTAACATCTTCTTATGCAAATCATAAGCTGACAGCAAACAAAGCAAAAAATAGATTAGATAAACTTGATTTATCTGGATTAGATAATTTTGGTGGAAGTTATCAGAATGTCATTGCTGATATAAACGAAAATGTAACATTAGACAAAATTGGAGATATTCCTACCAAGGATTCTATTCCAACAGATACAACTAATAATTTAGTCAAGGAAAATATAAATAAGTATGAAAAGATTAAGTATTCACCTAAAAAGAAAGGGTGATGTAATTTGAATAGTGATTTTAGAAAATTCTGATGGGAATATGACATTACTATTCAAATGTTATATTCCCATTTTTTTACGGTAATACAGATAAAGGAATGAAAGGAAAATGATAAAAACTAATTTAAAAACAAGAGATTACTTTCCACACGAAGCAGTTAGGATCGTTAATCCCAAACAGTATCTACTATATATTAAAAATAATGTATATCCAGTTGATATGTACACAAGTATAGATGATAAAACAAATAATGTAATTTTGGCAATGGTATTTCTTAAAGCAGACACTACTGATGTATATAAAAAGTGGTGTAATTATGAGTTAGATTAGGTAGGTGATTGTATGTATCTTGATAATGCAGCTACTACCCCATTAACTCCACAAGTTGAGGATTATATAGTATCACTATTGGACATATATCAGAACCCATCTTCAATGTATCAATCAGGTGTTGAAGCTAAGAAAATTATTACCACTGCAAGAAATAATGTAGCAAAATTCATTAATGCAAATCCTAAAGACATTATCTTTACGTCTGGCGGTTCAGCCAATAATACACTATTTATAAAAGGTTATACTCAGAAAAACGAATGTAAAGTATTATACTCTCCTACTTCACACAAGTCAGTATTGAAATGTGTGGAATCATTGAAATATAAGTATCCACTTAAAGTTGATTACACAGGAAAAATAGATATCCAAGATCTCAAGGAATGTTTATCTATGGATACCATGAAGAAACTTGTGGTTATAGAATATGCTAATTCTGAAATAGGAACTATTCAAGACGTAAAACAAATTATTGAGATATGCCACTTTTATAATGCGATAGTTTATGTAGATTGTACAGGCTCAATTAGTCAAATCCCTGTTGATGTAAAAATGTTGAACGCTGATAGTCTGGGATTTTCGGCACACAAACTCGGAGCGTTAAAGGGAACAGGTGTTTTATATAAGAGACCGTCAATAGAACTCGAACCACTCATATATGGTTCACAGGAACAAGGCTTGTTTGGTGGCACTGAAAATGTAATAGGCATTGCAGCACTTAGTAAAGCAGTCGAGGATTATAATTACTTTTCTATCACGTCTGAGAATAGAGATTATGTTCATGATTATATCATCAATAATATAGTAGATTCTCATATTATAGGTGCAGACGTTGATAGTCGCTTACCACATAACTTATATGTTTGTTTTGATGGTATTGAAGGTGAATCACTGATGATATTACTGGATATGGCAGATATACAGGTGTCAACTGGTTCTGCATGTGCATCAGGGGATTTGACGCCATCTTCTACTCTTACAGCAATTGGATTAGATGAGAAACTAATACATAGTGGTATTCGTATGACATTTAGTGGATACGAAACAAGAGATGAATTGGATTATTTATGTTCCAATCTAAAACGATGTGTGGAGATATTAAGACAATTAAATAAGTAATTATGATGAGAACGGTTTTGCCGTTCTTTTTTATTTAGAAAGGAGAATGAATTATGAAGGATATATTAGGTAGTCTTGACTGGACAACCATTCTTGGTGTTATATGGACAGCTATTATACTTCCAATCGGTACAAAAATTCTTACATCGGTGAATAGATGGCTTGAAGCAAGAAAGTTAGATAAGTATGGTCAAATTCTCTATGAAGAGGTTAAAAAGGCTGTCAAGGCTGTCTATGAGTCTGTTGTCAAGGATATCAAAGGTACAGATGAATGGACAGAGGATAAAATGAATGAAGTTAGAGAGCTTGCTAAGACTAAGATACTCCAAGCACTTCCAACAATTGTATATAAGGTATTGAGTGAAGCGAATGAGGATTTTGGTGATTATCTTGATTCTCTTATAGATACAGCACTTTATGACACAAAACACGAGGAGGTGTAACTATGGCTAGTATGAATGGCATAGATATATCAGCGTGGCAAGAAAATATTGATCTTAGTAAAGTCCCTTGCGATTTTGTTATTGTAAAGGCAACTGAGGGTACAGGATACACAAGTAATTGTTGTGTAAAACAGTGTGACAAGACTCTCAAACTCAATAAGTGCCTTGGACTTTATCATTATGCCAATGGTGGTGTTGTTAAGGCTGAAGCAGATCGTTTTCTATCAGTTGCGAAGAAATATGTAGGTAAGGCTATATTCATTCTTGATTGGGAATCGGGCGGTAACTCTCAATTTGGTAAAAATGATTATGCTTGGTGTAAAGAATGGTGCAATTATGTATATAAGAAGACTAAGATTAAGCCGTTTATCTATATACAGAAATCGGCTATGAATTATGTTAAGAATGTAGGTGCTCCACTTTGGATTGCCCAGTATCCAGATTATAATGAAACAGGTTATCAGACTACTCCTTGGAATGAAGGGGCTTACTCATGTGCGATTAGACAGTATAGTTCTGTTGGTAAACTAAATGGTTATAATGGACATCTTGATCTTAATAAAGCATATTTTAATAAAGATCAGTGGAAGAAATATGCTTCTAAGGTTGGTGTTGTATCAAGTATTTCAAGTATTGTCAGACCAATCACTAAGCCATCTACTACTAAACCTGCACCTTCAAAACCATCTACATCTTCTACCGTCTCCATTATCAAAAAGGGACAGACTGAGGCGAACAAGTTTGCTGGATGTAATATTATTGTTGATGGTATCCGTGGAACTGAGACAAAAAAAGCTGCTGTTAAGGTAGTCCAAACAGGACTTAATAAGGATTATGGTGCTGGTCTTGCAGTAGATGGAATTTGGGGTTTTGCTACTGATGCTGCATTTGGTTCGCATTATGTTAAAGTGTCAGAATGTCAATGGATGGTTACAGCACTTGAAATATTATGTTTGCTCAAAGGAAAAAATCCAAAGGGTGTTGAATATCCTGGTGTGTTTGGTCAGGGACTAAAGAAAGCTTGTGGAACATCAAAAGCTACCAAGAAAACTTTCAAGGACTTATGTTCTTAGAAAGGTGGCTTGAATGAAATATATAGAAGCCGTATTTAATCAAAATTATATAAGTGTTATCCTAGCAGTGTTTTTACTATTATTTGCAATTAAAGAAATAATTGATCTCATTTCTTATTTCAAGGAGAAGGGACGAATTAAAACTGGTTCTGAGCAGGACAAAGAAAATGTTGAGAATAGACTTATGACTTTAGAAAAACACGATAATTGGCAATATAAAGAAATATCTAAAATGTCAAAGGGTATAGATGATATAAAATGTCAACTAACTGAAAAAGAAAGAGCTGATAAAGAGCGTACAGTTGCGACATTAAGAAATCAGTTATATGGATTACATACTAAATTTTCTGAAAAAGGTTATGTTGATAATTCTGGATTAAAAACTTTTACGGAGTTAGGAAAAATTTACGAAGCCGCTGGGGGCGATGATATTTACCACGAAAAATTGAAACCAGAAGTGTTAAGTTTGCCAATTAAGGATGATTAAATATTTCTACCACAGTAAAAATTACTCATATTATAATATACTACATAAATAAAATATATTTGTACATATTAATATTATGAGGAACAAAGTGTGGTATTATCGAAATCAAAGAGGATTAACATTACAACAATTGTCAAAGTTAACAGGTTTGTCTGTTGCGGCTATTAGCAAAATTGAAAATGACAACACTAATGATATACTTCTCAAAAATGCCATTGTCCTATCTCGTGCTCTCAAAGTTGATATGTATGAATTATTTTGCATACCAAAATAAGGAGGGGGATAACATGGATAGGCAATATTACAATGTTATATGTGAAGAGATTTCAATTTTAGGAGGAAAGGTTATTCACATTGACAAGAATGTTGGTAGTTTGGACGAAGTTCATGAAGTTGTTAGTGAAAATGTTGGTAAATATCCTAATGGTAAATGGGAATTATACCCTATGATAATAGCAATGTAAAAATTAAATAAATATGTTTTAGAAAGAGCGAATCCAAATGAATTCGCTCTTTTTATATTGGAGGAATAATGGGAAATATTTTACAACTTACTTCTCCTATTAGCCCCTCGGTAAATCACTATTTGTCATATAGAGCCATTATTAAAAACGGCAAACCTATGGCAATGAGTTATAAAACGCAAGAGGCGATAAAATATCAAAAGAATTTTATTAAATATGTTCAGGAAGAAGTAAAGAAACAGGGTTATGATTTAGAACCAAACGCAAATCAACATTTTTATATAGATTCTGTCTTTTATTTTGACAGAATAGATCGTGATGCGAACAATTATTTTAAATGCATGTTAGATGCCATAACAGAAACTAGATTAGTTTGGGTTGATGACAATGTAACATGCGAAAGAGTTCAGAGAATTTATTATGATTCAGAGAATCCTAGAGTTGAATTGACTATCTATCCTGTTGACTACATTGGAGTTTTTGACAATGCTTCACAGTTTGATGAATTTAAGTCTCACTGCATCGGATGTAAAAGATACAAACGAAACTGTAGTCTTCTAAAGAAAGCTATAGAAGGTCGAATTCAAAAAGAAATACATAATGGAGAATGTGAAAAATTCTCATCAATAAATGATTAAAGGAGCAAAGGAATATGAAAATTTTAGAATTTGTAGAAAGATACAATAACATGGCAACTCAGCAGTTAAAGGATAGATTCGTTAAGGAGAAAATCAAAATCACCCCATATGTATCAATTATCAAGAAAGATGCTTACGCACAGTTGATTGTAGATAAAACAACATTTGAGCAGGAAGCTTATGATGACAACGGAATAACAAAGTATCGTAAAACAGATAAGATTAAAATCAATTCTGTTGCTCAGTACATACAGTTTTGTCGTGTCGTAATTGAATTATATACAAATCTTGAGATTGACGAGGATGATAAAGGATTTATCAAGGGATATGACGCACTTAAATCATCTGGTTTACTTGATGTTTTAATGGTTGGTTCTGATAAAGCTGATCCACTTATTCCTATAAGTGAATTAAGTGAGTTCAAGACAATTTTAACAATGAAACAGTCAGATACTCAGTTCAATGAGACAACTACTCAGGCATTTATTAGTAAACAGATTGGAAGAATTTCTGATTTGGCAAATGCAACTCTCACACCACTTGTTGATGTTGTGAATAAGAAGCTCGATGAGATTCCAAAGGAAGATTTAGATAAGGTTGTTGAGTTTGCTAAGAATGGTGGATTTAAAGAGGTATAGAACATGAATAATTTAAATCATCTTGGAGAATTTGAAATTATTGGAAATGATAAAAAATATGATTTTTTAATTTTTGATAAATACACTTCTGTAGATTTCATCTTAGATAATGATGTTACTATCAAACTTAACGGAGCTTTAATTCAGTCTGTCTCTTACACTTCCAATAGTAATATTGTAATCTATTTACTGTCATTTAGTCCTCTATTATATGACTGTATGATTTCAGGAAATAAAATAAAGACTATTAGAACACATGAGCTGAGACTTGATCTAAAAACACACGATGAAATTGAATGCGAATCAATATATAATAATTTTGAATTTGAAAATTATTCAGTCAGTGAAGATATTCATAATAATAATGAGTATATTTATGTGTTAAAAGGTGTATAAGAAATTCAAATTTCTTGTGAAATAAACAGGCTCTATGCGTGTCAAAGCGTATAGAGCTTTTCTTATGGAGAGTGGTAATACTGCTCTCCTATTTTAGTGGAAAATAGTGAAATTATAGTGAAATTTTTTGAGGTGATGAAATGGCAAAAAATATATATACAGATTTTAAAAAGAAGTTAGACAGAATTGAAAATCATATCGCAGAAGAAGTCGCACCACAAGCAAATGAACTTCTAAAAGAATCTGTCAGATATTCATTGATAGATTGGTACAACGACTATACTCCACAGTCTTATGAAAGAACATACAACTTCATGAAAATTCTTGATTCTACAAGAACAAGAGGAAAAGGGAATGTTCTTCGCTTTTCAGTTGATTCAGGTGCAATGGATTCATATGTCGGTTGGTTTGGTAAAAGTTTACAGCCAAGTACAGCTTTCGACTATATGTTTATGGATGGAGAACATGGTCATGGAAAATGGATGATGCATCAATCATTACCTCCATATATGTATGTTGAACGAGACATTGAAAGTGGATTTGGTGGTCGCTTAGACAAAATTATAAATAACAGAATAGAACAAATTTTGAGAAAGTGAGGTAGAAAATGCCAGGTACATATCAGTATGATGTAGAAATCAAATCGAATGTAGCAAAACTACTTTCAGATATGAAACAAGTCCAAGACAGATTAGACACTGTTGAGGGCAAAGAATATAAAATCAAATTGAATGTCGATGAAAAGAAATTATCCAGTGTAATTTCTAATCTAGAAAAAATGCTTGATTCTCTTGGTAAAGGAACGGGTGATTTTAAACAGTTTGAGAATTTATCAAAAGAGTTATCAAGTATTGTATCAGAAGTACAGAGTTTAAGTAAAGCTTTTGGCAAAGTAGATGATTCTGGTGCTAAAACACTACTCTCTTCTATCCAGAACATTGATAAGTCACTTTCTGAACTGAGTCAGAATATTCTCAATGTTAATAAAAACATGAGCAACATGGGTGGCAATACGAGTGGTGCTGTCAAACAAGTGGAGAATATAACTAATGAGAGCAAGAAAGCTGCTTCTGCTCTTGAAGATGTTGCTAAAGCGCAAGAAAAAGTCAATGGACAGAAAACGAATATTTCATCTGGAAGGAAAGACGCATTTCCTGATAAAGATGTTTCTGCCTCTGTAGAGTCTGCTACTAATTCCATCAAAGAAGAGAATAATGTATTAGAACAGAATACTCAGAAAGTTAAGGAAAACACACAGGCTAAAGAACAGAATGCCAATGCAAACCTCAATAAATATGATAAACGGTTAGATTCTTACAATGGCAAAGTTGATAAATATCAAGCCACTATTGACAGATTTAATGATGGTGGTTGGACAAGTGATGCATATTTAAAAAATGTACAGGCTGTACGTGATGCTGTCAAACAGTACGCAACTCTTCTCGACAATATAAAGACTAATCAAAATGGTATCGCTACTGATGAGGATATTCAGAACTTAGACAAGTACGAAAAAAAAATCAAAGATACTATCGCTACTGTTACTAATATGTCGGCTTCTGAAAAGGGATATAACTTTGTTTCAGGTCAGAAGGAATTAGACAAGATTCATAAGCTTCTTAATGAAAATAGCAAGATGTCTTCTGAAGCCAAGGCTAAGATTAAAGCATATTATCGTGAAATTGAAAGTGGTAATCCTACCATGAGTCTTGATAAGATTCATGCTGAAATTATGAAGATTTACAATGCTGAAATTGAAGCTGGTCGTGCTGGTAGAAGTCTGAAGGATATTTTTCAGACAAGCAGATTACATCAGATGGTTGCCCAGGTCGCTGGGATGTTTAGTTTCTATGATTTGATTAATTTGGGCAGACAATTTGCATCAACTGTAACGGATATTAATACACAGATTACAGGACTCGCAAAAGTATCTGAGCAATCATCAAAACAGATTTACGCTGATTTTGACAGTTATGCGGATATTGCAAAGGAAGTCAGAGGTACAATTTCTGATACTATTGCAGCCACCGCAGACTGGTCAAAAAATGGATATAGTATTCCAGATGCTAAACAATTAGCTGAAGTTTCTCAGTTGTATAAGAATGTTGGTGACGGAATTGATATTGACGCAGCCAACGAGTCACTTATCTCAACCTTAAAAGGTTTTCAGCTTGAAGCGGATCAAGCAGAACATATAGTAGATGTATTTAATGAGGTCAGTAATAACGAAGCCATATCGAGTGGAGGCATAGGCGAAGCCCTTCAGCGTTCTGCCGCTTCATTTAATGCTGCTTCCACCTCGCTTGAAAAGTCAGTTTCGCTCGTAACGGCAACGAACTCTGTACTTCAGGATCCAGAAAAAGTAGGTAACATGTGGCGTACCGTTTCGGCTCGTTTGCGAGGAAGTGAAACAGAGCTTAAAGAGATGGGTGAAGACACAGATGGTCTTGTAACTTCTACATCAAAACTGCAAGCACTTGTAAAAGGGATTACAGGTTTTGATATTATGAAGGACAAAGATACTTACAAGGATATATATGATATTGTCCTTGGTATCGGAGAAAAATGGCAGGATCTTAGTGACATTGATCGTGCTTCGCTTTTAGAGGCTTTGGCAGGTAAACAACAAAGTAATGCCCTGGCTGCCGCCCTTAGTAATATTGATATTCTTAAGAAGAGCTACGAAGAAGCAACCAATGCTGAAGGTTCAGCTCGTAAGGAAAACGAAGAATATAGCAAATCAATTCAGGCTTCAATTGACTTAACAAAAGCAAAGCTTGAAGAATTATCAAATGACCTATTATCTTCAAACTTCTTGAAGGGTGCAATAGATGCAGGTGGAAAACTGCTTGAATTATTAGATTTTATAATTAGTGATGGCAGAGAAATTCCTGCTATCTTTACAACAATCGGTGCTGTAATAGGCGCAAAAAAGCTGAGTTATGCAAGTATATAATTTGCAAGGTTATATACATATACAAATGTAGTAAGCAATATGTGCAAGGCTCAGAATATATCTCGTGCCGAGGTGAGAATCCTTGGGTAAAACACAAAGAACTTGTTATTCGACAAGGAAGATATATAAGTAAAATCAACTACAGATGCTACACTGTAGACCTCTGATATGACTGTGTGTGAACTACGCAGTTTCTAAGATTCGTAAGACTTAGACAAGGACTGGAATGACTCGTGCGACTCGTAATGTAACATGATGATCTAATCAGCAGAGAGGCGTACTGCTTTATAAGTAAGTGCTGCTCCCATCGACTACCAAGAGGGCGTAGGTTATTGCAACCCACGAAAGTATAGTCAAACACCTATCATTGAGTGTGATAGTGAAAAAGTTCAACTGTAGCTATACAGTGCGAAATAATAGCGAGTTTATTACTCTTCTACTGCTGACTTTGTAAAACAGAGTAGAAAAATAATTTATATTCATATATACATTCTATACCATATGCGTTTTTCGCATTTTTGTAAAAAAAGAATCTCCTGTTTATTTACAATTACTTCAAAATGTGATATTTTTGAAAAAGCAACAAATCAAAAATTTTAATTTTGGAGGTAATTAAATGCAAAACACTACAAAACCTAAAACATTATCATGGATAAACAGTCAATATAAGAAAGGCAATATTAGTTTCAGTCATAAGTTACAGCGACCAATTAATCAGTGGTCTACTCAAATGAAGAGTCTTTTGATTCACAGTCTGTTAATGGGAATTCCTGTTAATCCCATTTATCTTGTAGAAGAGGATAATGTAATGGCTACTCTTGATGGATCTCAGAGAGTTTCTACTTGTATTCAGTATATTAATGATGAGTTTGCCCTTAATAAATATACTCCTAATGTAGTTATTAGATATAAGGAAAATGGTGAAGAAATTGCAAAGGAATTTGAAATAGCTAAGAAAAGATTTAGTAAACTTGATGACATTGTAAAGGAAGCCCTTCTAGTTGATACATTAGATTTTTGTATATTATCTGATTATACAGACGATGATGTGAAAATGATGTTTGAGCGTCAGAATAGTGGAAAGAAACTTGGAGCAAAATTATTAAGAGTATGCAAATGTTCTGACGAATTCAGCGATATGGTCTACTCTCTCTCAGCTAATCCTCTAATGGATAAACTTATGAGTCCTAATCAGAGAAAGAGTGGCACTGACAGGGATGTTATAATTCAGACTATTATGCTTATTGCAACAAATCAGGAGCATCAGTTTACATCATTCCGTGCCAAGGATATAGATAACTTTGTTATAGAATATGCTGACCAGTACCTTGATGTAAAAGATACTCTGGAAGAAGCAATGAATAAATTGGATGCAGCATATGACGATTTGGATATTCCTGTAACTTCTCTTCCTCAGATTTTGTACGCTTGTTATAAGATTGTTAAGAATAAGAAATCGTTTGGAGCATTGGTGGATAAGATAACAGAATTTTTAAATACCTATAGCGACAACGAGGAGTATAAGCTCTTTGTTCAGCAAGGAACAACAAGTTCTGAAAATGTGGATGGTAGATTCCAATATTGGAGAGCTATTGTTAATGAGCTAAATTAAATATCAATATATAATCTTGTTTTTAAAGACGTAAATGATTACTCTTCTATTCCATATTTATATTTAATCGAATTTTTTTATGGAAATATTTGCAAATAGCTTGTATTTATAATATAATAATAACAAAGCTAAACATAAGATGAAATAAAACTACATTATCGGAGAAAATTATGAGTAGCAGGTTTTTCATAAGTAGAAGATTGAAGAAAGAAATTGAAAATGATCTAAAAAAGAGATCCATGATTGAAGAAAAAATTAATAAAGATATGGAAGCTTTTAAAGATGAAATTGATGATGAAACCGTCATTTCTATATTTGAGTTCATTGAAAAATATGGAAATAAAAAACAGAAGGAAAGTCTTTCTGAAATAAAAACAAGATATAACAATTCTTCATTACTTATAGATGATACACTAAAGCTTGTTGATTGGTATGACAAAATGTGTAATTTTTATAATAGTAAAGATGAAATGGATTGAAATGAATAATTATATAATTTTAGAAAAGAAAAAACACATAAAAGATATAAATCAGGTAATCAAACGTTTAAATTTGACTAATACATTAAAGAATAAAAGAACCTCGTTATGGGAAAATGATGATATTGAGATAAGTATTGACAAAAAAATTATACGGATATTGATATATTCTAAAAATGATATTCAACATTATACTAATTTTATTTTGCAAAGGTGAAAACTATGACGAAAAACGAAAGAAAAGAAATGATTGATTTTTTAGAGGATATATTTGATAACTCTAATATTTTAAATTATAAATATGTTGATATTGATGGAGATAATGATGTTAATTTTTTCGTCATTCCCAAAATTAATAATAAGAAATTAAAGCAGGACATTCAAATTCAATTACTTATTTATTGCTCTGATGATGGAAGTTTGAGTTTTTATTGCCCGTCAATGTTTAAATTAGAAGATAAAGATAGTCTTATGTTTGTACTCTCTGTGATTAATGATGTTAATAATAAAATTGCTGTAGGAAAAGTTTATCTAAATAAAGATAATAATTCTATAGTTAGTTATATTTATAGAGCATTGTTTAACAACATTTATAATGAATTAACACCAGATTTAGTAAATGATTATATTGATGCTTTTCTATTAACTTCTTATGAATTTTATTCACAAATAAAAGGTATTATCCATGAAGACGAACAAAAGTCCTAATTTTTTAATATTGCTAGGCATTCTGCTTTTAGCTACTTTTATTAGAATTGTGCTACGATCCAATCAGTATATTGATAATATAATAGCAGGAATAAATATTATATCTTTATGGTTTGTCGTATATTTAATACTAGAAAAATCAAAAAGAAAATTTATTAAAAGGCTTAAACAAAATAAAATAATTGGTATACAGACTAAGATAAAAAAGAGAACACATTTTAACTTTGTTATATATTATAAAAGTTATTATATTTATTATGGGACTTTTATATATGTTTATTTTCGCAAATGCTATAACTAATGACATTATTAGTTTTATTTCTCTATTTTTATCTATAGAAGAAAAATCTATTTATAATTTTATACAAGATATTTTTTATAAAAAGAAATAATAGGGATGGTTTATTTTCCATCCCTATTGCTAACTAACTCTCTTGCTTTTAATCTAACATAATATCTTTCTATATCTGCTACCAAACATTGTATAAAGTCTTTCATGTCATCAATACCATAATCGCTATGTTTCTTAAAATAATGAACTTCATCATTACCTAACCACGTAGCCGCTTTTGCGATATCTTGAATATCTTCATCTAATTTATCAATGCACTTTCCTAGTTGCATTTTAATAATTTTATCCTTATTATCTGGATCTACCTTAATAAGATAATCTTTGATTAAGAATTCAATTGCTTTTCTATAACCTAACCCAGCTAACCCAATTGTGTCTTCATTTTCTTCTGCATAGCAAGCTTGTCTATATGTTTCTACAAACATAGGTGACAATTGTTTTATATTTTCAGTGAATTCTGGTAATATGTGTTTTCCTGGATATGTGCATGATGGGAATATGGGCGTAAAATCATATGGCATCATGTCGTTTGTTATATAGTAGTTATGTGGTATGTAATATTTTGCGATATATAGTTTGCTGCAACTTGGGCAATGGAATATTATATAAGCGGTTGGTGGTATATAGCTATTGTTATCCCCAATAAGATATCCATCAATAAATGTAGGGCTTGTAGCTATGCCACAATGAGGACATATTCTCACTTCTTCTACTGATTTTAATTCAATAGTTGTTTCTTTTTCTAAGTTTAAGTTTGGGTGGTAATGTAATTTGTAATTTTTCGTCATATGGTACTCTCCTCTCCTGCTGATTTTGTGAATTGTAAAATATATAGTTTATTATACAATATTACTGGAAATATATCTATAAAACATATGTTCTGATAGTATTCTGTCGATTATTGGTATATAATGGTAATATTAAATACTAATGATTGGGGAATACTATATGGAAAATGCATATAATAAAGCAGTATCTTCTTTAAGGGATTTTACGGACAACACAAATAAAGAAGATAATGAGGATATAAAACGTACAATAAACTATTTAGAGTGGAATTCATTTAAGACAGACATAATTAATTCTGAGTCCGATTTTATTTTACCATCTAATTTTGATGAAGTTGTAAGACGTTGTAATGTTATTTGGGTTCATTTTGGATTTAATATAGGTTTTGAGTTTGGTGGACATCATCCTGCTATCGTTGTAAGAAAAATGGGAAATGCTGTCTATGTTATACCTTTAGACAGTGGAAATATTCCAGATGATAAAAAAGATAAAGATTATCTAATCCCTATTAGATATGTATATAATTTTCCAAAAATTCCAAGACATTGTAATGTTTACAATATGGTAAAAATAGATTATAGACGTATTGACTTTTCGCAAAATATTGGTATGATTTCTGGAAAAGATATGGATAAAATAAGTAAGGCTTTAAAAAATTTTGTTATTTATTAAAAATGCCTTGACACATAACGCAAGGAAGTGTAATATAATATACGATAAATATGGTCAAGAGATTTTATATCTCTTAATGTGAAATAATTTTGACAAGAGACATCATTATGATGTCTCTTTTATTTTGCAAAAAAAGAATAGTAATTTCTCACTACTCTCTTCTACATCTGGACTTATAGATTGAACATTTGTTTTGTGAAAAATTACCAAGGACTACCATTTATATCCGCAATTCTGGCAACACATACTCTTTCCAATATTACTACTAGCTAACCCAAATAACCCAGTGGACAGCCAACGTTTAGTTCCTGATATCTTTTTAATGTTTGTTGATCCACAGGTAGGACATTTGGGCTTGTTACTTGATGAGGTAACACTCTTCTGCTGTTGAACTTGATTTTTAAACTGCGCCATTTTTAATTGAAATTCAATTGGATTGTCTTGTTTGAGCTTAATCATTGAATCATAAAATGATGCACTACGAGTTATGTCACTTAGCTCATCTTCCTCATCTCCCGTTAGTACCGTATCTACTAATTTATGTTTGCATATTGGACATTCAAAGTTATCATCGGCTACCCATGTAATATAGCCAGACCCCCAAATATCATCATCTTTTCTATTATTTTGACAATTTTTACAAAGTTTTATATATTTCATTTAATATACCTCCATTTATAATGATTATATCATATATTTATACAAAGTAAATTATTTCTCATTTTGCTTGCACAATATGATGAGAAAGATGGTTTTTCATTTCTTAATGGAGGGGAAATAGCTGATGATGTAGCTGATGCTTTAAATAAATTGCAACCTGGAATGATTGCAACATCTGACGACTTTGAAAAACTTGCGAAAAAACTAGGTACATCCGATCAAAAATTTATTAATTTTTGTACAGATTTAAAAAATGGAAATATTACTCTTAAGGAAGGACAAACATATCTTCAAGCATATCAAGAAAATGTAACTAGTCTATCGGCAAGATTGAAGTCGTTTGCTACATCTGCTAAAGCATTTTTTAAAAATCTTGGCGGTAATCTCCTAGCTGGAACAATCAATGCTCTCGGTGGTATGCTTATTAGTTCTGTTGTGTCTCTTATAGGTGTTGGTGTCTCTAAACTTTATAAACAAATTTCAGGAAAAGCTGCTGAAGAGGCAAAACAAGAAATACAACAACTTGGAGAAACTGCACGTAGCGAATTTGATTCTATTCAACAAAACTTGTCTTCTACCATTTCAACAGTAGATGAAGTTAAACAGCATTATGCAGAATTGGCTCAAGGAGTTGGAGATTTTGGTAAATCTACTCAGAATCAAGGCACATTAACAACTGATGATTACAAAGATTTTTTAGATATAAGTAATCAACTTTCAGATCTATTTCCTACATTGACACAAGGGTATGATGATAATGGTAATGCTATTATTAATCTTAATGGTGATGTAACTACAATTACTTCATCATTAAATAGTTTAGTCGAAGCACAAAAGGCTGTTGCTTCTCAACAGATAGCAGATAAAATGCCTGATATTTATTCAGATTATCGTCAAAATGTAAGTGACTATGCCGATGAGTATAATAATGATCTTCAGGCAATGCAAAAAGCTCAAGAAGCAATGTCTTATATATCCGATCCTTCTAATTATAGTATTGATCAAAATGGCAATGCTTTTCAGTACCTCCCTTATTTTAGTGGCATTGAAGAAGTAATGACTAAATATGGATTAGATTATGATCAATGGATGAATGAGTGGGGAAATGGCTTTAATACCTATGTATCATTAGATGATAACGAAAAGGCAATATTTGAGAATATATATAAAGATTTCTATAATCAATACTCAAAATCGTTAACTGATTTAGAAAAGAAAATTGATAATGAAAATAAGCAATTTGGACAGTATGTTTTCCAGTCGTTATATAATGATTCAACATATCAAGATTTTTCAAAAAATGATCCACAGAAAAAAGGCATTGTAGATAGCATTATTTCAAATCTTGATTATGATACTGTTACTGCCAAGTATGGTAAAGATTGGGGCGAAGCATATAAGAATTTAATACAGAAAGAAATAATAAATTCTATTGCTGGTATAGATGATACAAAAGTAACCGATGCAATAAATAAGGTTTTGAATCAGGATCTTTCTGTTTCAGATTTTAATGATAATATTGCTATTATTCAAGGTTATGACAATGAGCATACAGAAGTAGATTTCTCTTCATGGTTAAATCCTAAAATCGAAAGTATGCAGGCTGCCCAAGATACTTACAACAACATCATCAATCGTTTTAAATCTAAGGATGCTAAACAGAATCTACAAGACGGTTCTCAAAAAATCAAAACTTTCCTTGATTCTAATGGTATCAGTCAAAACGCTGACAAGCTCACTGAGTTTAACACTGTAACTGCTGATATTACAGATGCGGATGAAGCGATTCAAGAGTGGACATCTCATGCTCAAGAGGCTGGTGAAACAGTATCATCTCTTCCTACTACAATTTCTTCTGCATGGAATCAGATGTTAAATTCAACTGATAGTGACACTCAAAAAGCTGCCGAAGCACTTCAAACACTTGCTGATAAAGGCGAACTTACGATCAAAACATTTTCTGAGACTGATGGAGCTAAAAATTACTTTGATGGTTTAAATATGTCTGCCGAAGAAGCAGTGAAGTACATCAATAGTCTATCCGATAAAAACTCTCAGCTTGGTGCAATGTCCAAAAATATCAAGTCAATAACTGATGCACTTGGCACAAAGGCTTCCGATGGATTAGTAAGCGTAGACGACTTATCAGGTTTTGACGCAACAATCAAAGGACTAAACACATGGGAGAAATTTTCTACTCTTCTTGGCGATGCTTCATCATCAATGAAAGACTGTCAGAAAGTTGCCAATGAATTAGCCACAGAATACGTCAATAGTGAATCCGTGCTGTCTAATCTCAACGAGACAAATAGAGCTTATTACGAGTCACAGCTTAATAATATGGGAGTGACTAATTCTGCCGCCGTTGTTGAAGCTGCTCTTGCAAAGAATTTGGGCGAAGAAAAGATAGCTACAGAGGAAGCTGTCAAGGCTGATCTTAGTTTACATGGCACAAAGATTGATACTACCAATGCTACAGAATTATTCTCAAATGCGACTGCTGGCGAGATAATTCAGCTTGCAAACGAAGCAAGTCAGTCAGGCGTAAGTTCACAGGCTCTTGCTTTACTTGCAGTGAAGAAATTAAATAACCCTACTCTTACGACTGATGGTGATATTAAGAACTTAATGGATTTGTGTAAAGGACTTGATCTTGCAACGCAGGCTATTAAGACATTCCAGAGTATAAAAAATAGTGTAATGAATCCTGATGGTACATTTAAAGCTACAGGAACTGCGGGAGCGCAACAGTCAGAGGCTTTAAATAATGCATTTAATGCCATGAAGAGCCTTGTCAAAACTTCCGTTGGCGGTGCATCTGTTAATTCGCATGGTAGTTCAGGTGGTGGAACTTCAGGTGGTGGAGGTGGAGGTAGTTCATCCACTGCAAAGACACCATTCGATAAACTCTCTGATTGGGCATCTCAATTCTTCGATTGGATTGAAGTTCGCCTGGATAGACTTCAGAAGAAGATCGACTCCAATATATCTAAAGCGGAATCAAAACTAAATGATAAGCGATACTCTTCTGCTACAGCTAATTATATGTCTGCTGTGGGTAATACATACACAAAGATGTATACAGAGCAGAAAGGTAGAGATAAGTATCTTAATACGGCAAATAGTTATCTTAACAAAGCAATCAGTCTTGGTGCAATAAACAAGAAACTTGCCAAAGAGATTAAGACTCGTGTTGCGGATGGTTCAATCAATATTTCAAGATACAGCTCTGATATTCAGACAGTTATATCGACCTATAAAGATTGGATAGATAAGGCGAAAGACTGCACTACTGCTATGCAGACACTTCATGACTCTCTCAGGACATACGCTGAAGATCTCAAAAAGGTATCTGATGCACAGAGAGATACTACAGTGTCTATCGCCGAGACAAAGCAGACTATTGCCACAGGTGGTGTACAAAATACGGCTACAGCCAAGAACTCATCGCTTGGATATAACAATTCTGTCCTAAATACAAAGAACAGTGCATATTACACGGCTGCTAAGTCAGCTAATAGTAATGTCAATAGATTTGCCAAGAGTGCTACTTCTGCTTTGAACAAGGGCAAGATAAAGAAGAATACAAAGTATAATGCTACACTTAATTCTATCAAGGGTTATATCAAGAAGCGTGTTGCTATTCCAGATTCATTACTTACTATTGTGGCAAAGAAGAACGCTACCTTATACAATAGGTTGTACATGTATAATCTCAGTATTGAGAACCTTCAGACTGCTAGAGAAGAATACACTACAGCATTTGCAGCAAATAATGCAGAGAAGTACAACAATATAGCAGACAAGTACAAGAACTGGGATGATGCTACAAATGATACTATGGATATGAATAGTACCAAGTCATCCAATGCAGTTTCAGCAAAGGATAAAAACAGCTATCTTGATAAGCAGAAGTCAGGCTATGGCACAATCGTCACTCGTGACAAGAATGAGCAGAATGAATACAACAAGGCTAGGGCGACTGCAAAAAGCAATATGTTCAAATCTGCAAAGGGAGCGTCATATAGCAGTCTGTTAAAGACCAATAGAAATACAGTTAATAAGTATATCAATGATGCCAGAAAGTCAGCCAAGAGTGGTAAGATAATATCTGTTTCTACTCTTGCAAAATTGTCTGAGTATTACAAGAAGGGCTATATATCTTCTGGGTTCTTCAATTCATGCATTGATTACAACAATGCGTTGGAGTCATATAATCAGGCAAAAGCACAGACAGAAATTGATGAGCAAACACAGATTACTCAGAGAGCAGAAATTGCTTCACAGAAGTTCTCTAATATCTCAACTGAATATGATAATAAGCGTCATCAGTATGATCAGACTGCAACTGAGCTGAATAATAACATGTCTATACTTGAGGAACGTGGCAATGGTGCTTCTGCTACTTGGTATAGTAGATTAGCAAAAAATGAAGAGTCAAGTAGAAGTAATTTAATTCAGAAACGTACAGATCTCGTCAAGGAATTGAATAATGCAGTTAAGAATGGTGATGTTGCCTATAAGAGCGAAAAATGGTATGAAATGAGATCACAGATAGATGATGTGACCAATTCCATTGACGAAGCAACTAAATCGCTTGCTGAATATAATAATCAAATCATGCAAATACATTGGGATAGAATTGATGAACAGGCAAATAAGGTTCAGAACCTGATAGATGAGAATAACTTCATTATTGATGAATTATCTCGTAGAGATTTGACTTCTGATGATACTGGTGGATTAACCTCTGAGGGTAATGCTGTCGCTGGACTTCACATATCCAACTACGAAGCATATAAGAAAAATGCGGAAACGTATTATGCCGAGATTGAGAGTATCAACAAGAAGTTGGCTAATGATCCATACAATCAAAAGCTAATTGACCAAAAAGAGAAATTGGTCAAGTCTTATCAGGATTGTGTAAAGGGTGCTGAAGATGAAAAATGGGCGACCATTGATTTGATGAAATCGGGTTACGATGCCTTAAAAAATCACATCTCAGATCTTATTGATAAATTTAATGACCTTCTGGATTCAGAAAAAGATGCCTATGATTATGCAAATAATATTTCTGAGAAGACAAAGACTCTCTCAGATCTTCGTAAACAGTTGGTTGCTATTTCTGGCGATACATCAGAGGAGACTAGAGCAAAAGCCCAGGAGCTTAACCAGTCTCTCAAGGATGCAGAAAAGGATCTCAAAGATACACAGTATGATAAGCTTATATCTTCAACGAAGGATATGCTCTCTGACTTCCAGACTGATTTGGATGACAGTATTCAGGATGTAATCAAGAATCTGGACGACAATTTCAGCCAGCTCATAAATAACATAGATAGTCATTGGAACAATGAGACAATTACAAGTCTCATGGAAAAGATACAGTATGTCGCAACCGATTCATTCAACAATGTATCTGCTGATGGAAAAATATCTGAGAGCACTGGTAATGTTGTAAGTGATATTCAGAGTTTTATGGAGAGGGCTTGGGCTAAATACGATCGTGACGCTGAAACTACACAGCAGGACAAGATAGATGAAGCGACAAAAGAAAAAGTTAAGAATAATATTCTGAACAATTCTAATAGCGGATCATCTTCTGGATCTTCTACAGATGTGAAAATTGATGCCAATAAATTGATTAGTCGAATTGATAATCCAACCAATAAGATTTCTCCTGCATACAATAATACCACAACCAATACAAACAGCACAGCTCCTGTCGGTAAAGTATTATCAACTTCACAGAAAAAGTGGGTTAATGACTTCTTGAAGAAGAACATTGTTGTTGCAAAACAGGATGTTAGCAAGTATGGTAATCTGAATAAGGTACTCTACCGCAATTGGGGTAAGAAGATTCTTCCTACATCTAAGTGGACAGAGTTAGCTAAGAAGATTGGATTTAGTAACTTCTCATCTGCTACAAATTCTGCTTTTTATCAGACACTTCACAGGTCGGGTATTAAGGGATTCAAGAAGGGTTCTGACGGTATTCCTTATGACATGATTGCCAACTTGGGCGAAAATGGTACAGAGTTACAGTATGATGTATCTAAAGGTATTCTAAAGTCTGTTGGACAAGGTGATATGATATTCACTGCTGAACAGGCGAAAACTCTGATGGAATTTGCTAAAAATCCTATGGCATATAAGAATATGTATACTGGTACAGCGTTTAGTATGCCGAGTGTACCTGTAAATAATAAGGTGGATAATGATGTGAATATCTCTATTGGTGATGTCAAACTTGAGGGTGTTCAAGATCCGAAACAGTTTGCTACTGCTATGAAAGATGTCATTAAAAACAATACAGGTGGAGTTCGTAGTATGATTAAGGAAGATACCATTGGTAGTCTCAGTAAGGGATATAACTCTCAGAGCGTGAAGAGATGGTAATTGAATAGGACGGAATAACTACAAAGATATGGAGAGATTTTTGAAACATCGGTTTCAAATCTCTCCTATTTCTTTGGTTTAAAATGACGAAAATTAACTAAAAATGAGGTGACAACATGACAATCAAGCGTTTCCTTCAACAGAAGTATGTTGAAGATTTACGAGCCGAGAACGCTGAATTAAGGCAATATATAAAGGATAATAATGTAGGTGTTCTCGCTATAAATATAGAAGAAACAATCAGAACTCGTGAAGAATTGGAACAAACTATCTCTGAGGTAAATGAGGTCAAAGGACAATATAGAAAGCTTCTCAATGACCTTCTCAAAGATAAATACGAATTACAAAGACAAATGTTAGAAGTTAAGAAACAGATTTAAAAATATATAAGGAGGCATAAGTAAAATGGCGAAGGTGTTATTTAATAGCCAAGGTATAATAGAGACTCCTACTCTCCTATTACAGCACAAGAATTTTGGAACAATTGGTAATGGAGGGGTTACTAATGTCTCTGGTTTAACATACAAGAGTAATTTTAATGATGCAAACGAAGTATCATTTAAAATACATAAGTTTAATGATGAAAAGAAACATCCACTATGGGACTCTATGGTGGATTTTAAGATTATATACATTCCTCAGTTACACGAAAGGTTTGAAATATCAGTAACAACAAATGAGGAAGATCCTAATGACGTATCTAAGTCAATAACTGGTACATCATTATGTGAAGCAGAATTATCTCAGATCACACTCAGAAATGTGCAAATAAATACAGAAACAGATATGATAAATCCTCTGTATGATGAGAATTTTCCAACAATTCTCTATCGTGATCCAGAGGAATATGACTCAGTAGAAAATCTTGCTATATGGGCAAAATCAAAGTATGACTACCTTAAAGATAAAACAGCTTATCCAACAAAGGAGTCAGTTATTGCAAGGAAGAAAACAATTCTCAAACATGCCTCACTCTTACATCGTGTTCTTGAAAAAGCTCCGCACTATTCAATTTTATATGTCGCTGACACTTTGACGAAATTAAAGACTGTACATGAATTTACATTTGATGGAACAGATATTCTGTCTGCTTTGAAAGATACAATTGCAGATGATTTTCACTGTGTCTTCATATTTAATTCTGAAAACAGAACCATCTCTGTGCTAGATCTCTATTCAACATGTAATAACTGTGGTTATAGGGGAGACTATATGGATGAGTGTCCTGAATGTGGTTCTAATAATATAACAAATAAATATGGCGAAGATTCTAATATCCTCATCAATAGCACTAATCTTACAACTCAGATTACACTTGATTCTAACAGTGATTCGCTGAAAAACTGTTTCTATATTACAGGTGCAGATGATGCGATAAATGCTGCCATTGCTAATGTAAACCCTAATGGTACACAGTATATTTATTATTTCTCAAATGAGACTTTGGCTGATATGCCAACAGAGCTACAAAGTAAACTTAGGAGTTATAATACTTTATATGATGAAATCAATAAAACAAGAGAATATAATCTTAAGGCAGATAGAGTGGCTGAATACAACAAGGTCATAAATTATATCAATACTAAATTCGCATCTATGTCAAAAGATGATCAGGATAAGATCGAATATCCTACTCTCACATCTCCTCTTGTTGGTTATCCAGCACTCGCTTCTGCATGGTATTCTGCTATGGATGTATACTATTTCCTGAATGATTCTATGATGCCAGTAATTGATGTTGATGGCATGGGGCTAGATGACAGTATTACAGCTATTCAGGATGGTCTAAAAGACCTCGGTGGTGTTGCTGTCACAGGAATCAAGACTATCACTCAGAGCGCAGTTAAGGGTTCTATAGAATCACTGGTTAAAACATTCTTCTCAGCATCTTATTATGATATGAATATAACAGATGGGGTACTGTCTGATTATGATTCTTCAACAGGTAAGAGAACATGGTCTGGTACTATCACGCTTACAAGCCATTCACAAATGGATGAGAACAATCAGTATCTTAGTAAATCAGTTAAGATTACAACCGATGTAATTGAGTCTACAGAGAAATATATTGAACAGAAAATCACACGTATGACTAATCGTGCCGATGATATCACAGATAAGCAGATTACGAGTATTAAGCTTGCAGAAGATAAGTTCAAAGAACAACTTGGCTATTACTCTCTCACTGAGTTAAATAACCTCAAGAAGGAGTTTGAAGCTTGCAGAGATATTGCAGTTGATGGATTTACGGATGAAAGTGTTGATGTTCAATACAATAATAGTGAATTAAAAAATAAATATGTAAATTTCTATAGTGACAGAATTGTAGATATTCAAAACGAGATTAAGACTAGAGAAAGTCAGATCGAAGCAGTTAATGCTGTATACAATACAGAAAAGTCAACAGGTGAGATACAAGATATTGTCAATTCAGTTAAAACAGAACTTGACTTGGAAAATTACCTTGGTGAAGAACTCTATATGCTGTGGTATTCATACAGGCGTGAGGATGATTATAGTAATGATAACTATTCTTCTACTGGGCTTGACGACGTGACTCTTATAAAAAGAGCAACTGAGTTAGTTGAAGCTGCGCAGAAAGAGTTGTACAAAGCTGGTAATCTTCAATATAGTCTTAGTGCTACAATGGGTAATCTTCTTGCACTTGATGAATTTAAACCAATCAAGGACAAATTTGAAGTTGGTAACTTTATCAAGGTCGGAATAGATGATAAGGTATATTCTCTCAGATTGATGTCGTATGAGACGGATTTTGATTCTATTCAGGATATACCTGTAGAGTTTTCGACTGTTGAAAAGGTGCACACAGGATATTCTGATGTGCAGTCGGTGCTTGATGCAAGTAGGTCTATGGCTACATCATACTCTTCCGTCAAGGATCAAGTTGACAAATCAAAGAAAGCTACTGATACAGTTAATGATTGGTCAGATAATGGAATTAATGGCGATAATACGCAGTTTGCAAACAGTTCAGAACAAACTATCCTTATCAATAAGAATGGTATCCTTGGTCGTAGTTATGATGACCAACTTGATGAGTTTTCATTGAAACAATTTAAACTTGTCAACAACGGAATGTATTTTACAAAGGATGGTTGGCAATCAATTGAGACGGGCATTGGTAGATTTACATACAGGGACATCAACGGTAATCTTGTTGAAGATTATGGCATTATTGCTAAGACTGTAGTTGGTAATCTTATAATAGGTAAAGAACTCCAAATCTACAATGAAGATAAATCTATTGTTATAGACGAAAATGGTCTTACAATTGATGGTGGATATCTGAAGATTAAAGGCACAGAAGTTGGCTCTGATGGAAAGACTATCTCTGAGGTTATTATTGACCTTGATACAGCTCAAAAGTTAGTAGCACTTGCTCAACAAGCAGCCGATAAAGCACAAGAATCGGCTAACCAAGCCCAAGCATCTGCTAACAATGCTCAGAAAACAGCAGATGAAGTAAAGACTGTTACAGATAATCTTGTAACTGAAACGAATGAAATCCGTGAACTTGCCGAAAAAGGTGTGGATCATGTAACAACCTATTTCTATCAATCTGATTCTGCTACAAAGTTAGTTGGTGGCGAATGGACAACAAATAGTGTTAAATGGATAAGCGGAAAATATGTGTGGCAAAAAGTTATTACATACTACAAGGATGGAACAGATAATTCTCAAACAGCAAAAGCTATTTGTATCTCAGGTGCTAATGGTCAAGATGGTAAGCCAGGTGAAAATGGTGTAAAGGGTAAAGGTGTAAAATCTATTACTCCTCAGTATACCGTTTCTGATAGCAACATTTTACAACCAAATGAAGGTTGGTCGGATAAAGAACCAACTTGGTCTGAGGGTAAATATATATGGACAAGAACTCTTGTTGTATATGATGATAATACACAAGAAACGACTACTCCTATCGTGTCTAATGGATTAAATAGTGCTCTATCTATTTCTACTGCCGCAAGAAAACAGGCTGATTCAGCTAAATCTACAGCAGATAGTGCCAATACAACTGCAAGTGAAGCCAAATCAACTGCCGATAGTGCATCTCAGACAGCTAACAAAGCAAGTGAGAATGCGACAAGTGCAGTAGAGAAAGCAAATACTGCCAATACAAATGCATCTTCCGCATTGACTACTGCTACTTCGGCAAATAAAACTGCAAATGATGCGTCAAGTAAAGCTGATAGTGCAACAAAAACGGCTAACTCGGCAAGTGAAAAAGCTGACACAGCAAACGCAAATGCTTCTTCTGCTGTTGATATCTCTAACAGTGCCAAAGGTATTGCAAATAGTGCTAAGTCTGTAGCCGATACAGCCAAGGGATTAGTAGATGATGTAAAGACGGATTTATCAACTAATTACTCAACTACGGAAATTATAAATGATAAAATCGACAAAAAAGCAGAAACAATCACTACATCTATTACTAAAACTGTTTCAGAAACTTATGAGACAAAATCTGATAGTTCGCAGAAGCTTACAGATGCAAAATCTTATGCTGATGGTGTAGGTAGTAATACTCTCTCATCTGCAAATGAGACAGCCAAAGGATATGCTGATAAAGCAGAGAGTAATGCAAATGCAAACACGGCAAATCAGCTTAAATCTTATGCTAAAACAACTGATATGAAGGTTGAGATTGAAAAGAGTGCCAACGGAATTAAGCAGACTGTTGCTGAAACTTATGTTAGTAATGCTACTTATGAAACAGATTTGAGTAATATCCAAGGTCAAATAGATGGAAATATTCAGACATGGAGTGGTACAGATGTGCCTACATTGAAGAATGAACCTGCAAGTACATGGTCTGATGAAGAGAAAGCCACCCATATCGGAGATATATATTATGATGGTAATAGTCATGCATATAGATTCAGAGTTGATAATGGAGTGTATTCATGGCAGATTCTTACAGATACAGACGTAACAAAGGCATTGTCTGATTCTGCTGATGCCATATCAAAAGCAAATGCCACAGAGAAGAAATTGACGACAGATTACAAAACATGGTCAGATACAAGTTCGGAGATTGAACAGACAAAAAATGGTATTTTACAGACGGTAAAAGACACTTATGCCGAATCTGCTACTGTCACAGATTTAAGCAATAATCTCAAGACAAATTATTCAACGACAAAAGATATGAATAGTGCTATTAAAGAAAAGGCTGATGAGATTACTCTTAGTATTTCAGAAACATATTCTACAAAGAAAACTGTCGAGGAAAACTTAGCAACATCCAAGAGTTATGCGGATAGTGTTGGTTCTAATACACTTGAATCAGCTAAATCTGATGCAACTTCTAAAGCAAATCAAGCTAAATCTGATGCCATTGCTGATACGGATAAGAAATTGACATCATATTCGACTACTGAGCAGATGAATGCTGCTATTAAGACAAGTGCTGATAATATTACATCTGAGGTATCTAAGACTTATTCAACCAAAGAAGAAGTTGCGAATATTCAAGTTGGTGGAAGAAACCTGTGGGTTATATCAGATTTGGTTAATGGTTACACTTCTATGGCTAATCCTATGGGAAGTATTGTGGCTGTTAACAATGATATTCATAAGATTGTAAAAACTCTCAAGGAAACTGGTGAGAATAAAAATGTAATTGTTCAACTTTGGAATCCAAACAAAGTTATTAATACAGGTAATACTAATAGAATTGTATTTTTTGATAGTGAAAATAATTTCATAAGTCAAGTACAAACCATTAAGCCAACAGGAATTGCTTATGATTCTCAAACTGTTCCAATACCAGACAATGCATTTTATATGAGGATAGGTATGATATGTGGTGCAACCAGTTATGACAAAACTATTAAAATAAAAGTAGAATTTGGAAATAAGGCAACCGATTGGACACCAGCCCCTGAAGATGTTGATTCGGATATCTCGACTGCAAAAGCAGATGCTATTTCCTCTGCAAATGCAAGTACAGATGAGAAACTAAAATCATATGAAACAATTACAAATGTTGATTCTAAAATCTCTCAATCAGCTACAGATATTACATCAACAGTCAAAAAGACTTATGAAACAATAGATAACGTCAATAAGGTGAGAACTTCTGTTACAGAAGCCGAAACAAAGGCGCAACAGTCCTTGGATCAATTTTTATGGCTCGTAAAATCAGGTTCATCTTCTACTTCTCTTACTCTTACAGATTCTGCTGTTACGGCAATCACAAAGCAATTTACGATTAAGTCCCCTAATGGTTCAGCAACGATTATTGAAGGTGGAAAACTTAAAACAGATGCATTAAAGTCAAACAATTATGTAGCTGGGAACGATGGAACATATAGTGCATTTGGTACGTTTCTTGACTTGTTGAATGGAGAAATTCACACACCTGGATTCTATTTAGATTCGGTTGGAAATGCGTTTTATCAAGGAACAGTAAATGCTGATGCAGGTTATTTTGGTGATGCCAATAATAATTGGTATATTGGCTCTGCTGAGTTTGATAATATCAGGAACAAAGATGATGCACTTGTGAACAGTGTAGAATATAGTGCATTGATCTCTAAGGGCAACGCTGCTCTTACGGCTGGTCATTGGTATCTCATGTCACAAGATGGTAGTCTCGGCATTCAGTCAGGATGGACAACTATCAATGGTGGTAACTATGTCTTAGATAAAGAAACACAGAAATACTATGATATGGGTATGGTTGAACCTATCTTCGGCTCTAAAAATGAATGGGATAATAAATTCTTATATATTCGTAGAGTAAAAGATCCGTCTTCTTCTCAGGCAACTTGGGAGTATCTTTTTAAGGTTGATAAAGATGGTACTATTTATGAAAATGGTACAAAGCTTTCAGATAAATATGCTCGTAAGGATGCTGTAGGTAGTACATATCTTCCACTTACAGGAGGTACAGTCACAGGTAATTTAACTGTTAATGGTACTCTCACTGCTACAGCTAGTAAGGCTAACCAGCTCACTCATACATTAAGTATCAATGGTAAGTCATGGAACGGCTCGGCTGATTTGACAGTTGGAACTATTGGTGTTGCTTATGGTGGCACAGGAAAATCATCTTGGACTACTAATGGTATTGTATATGCAAGTGCAAGTGGTACATTGTCGCAGTTATCTCTTGGAACTGTTGGTTATATATTACAAAGTGGAGGTACTTCTGCCCCATCATGGGTTAATCCATCGACTCTTAATGTAGCAAGCGCAATAAAGGCTACTCAAGATAGTTCAGGCAATACAATTTCAGACACATATCTTAGAAAAGATTTTGATTCAGTTAGTCAGAACGTATCATTTGGTGGTTCGGTTGATATAGATGATCTTACAGCAGGAACACTTCTTGTTAGTGGAGTAGCTAGGTTCGCTAATGGACTTATCGGTAATCTCAATGGTAACGCTTCTACCGCTACAAAACTAGCAACTGCAAGGAAGATAGGAAATGCAAGTTTCGATGGGAGTGCTGATATTACTTTGGCTCAGATTGGAGCTTCAGCAGTTGGTCATATACATGATTATTTACCTTTGAGTGGTGGAGTTATTACAGGTGATTTAGTCATTAATGGGTATCTTCTTGGAGAAGCCAAATCTACAGGAGCTACTAATCATGCCATATTGCTTGGACACGCAAATCAGAATTATATGAACTTCTACGAGACGGGTGGATTATTCCAATTCTATAAAAGTACAAGTGGTAAAAATACACTTCTTGGCAAGATAACATCTAATGGTTGGGAAGGTAATGTAGTTGGTAATGTAACTGGTAATGCTTCAACTGCCACTTCGACAGGTAAATTTACGACAGCTCGGAATATTACGATCGGCTCGGCTAAAAAGTCGTTTGATGGTACATCAGATATATCATTTTCTCTCTCTGATATTGGAGCGTCTTCATCAAGTCATACACATAATTATGCTTCAAAGGTGACTCTTGCTGGTATGGACTATTCATGTGTAAGCAATGCGATTACTATTACAAAGGCTAATCTTCAGACCGCAATAGGTTCAACTGGTCTTGGTCTTATGACCGAAAAGGAACGTAGTAAACTGGATTCTATCAAGGTTTCAAGTGGAGGCACAATCGACTTCTCAGGTGTAACTGCTAGTGGTGCATTGACTGCCGTAGTAGGTGATGATAAGACAGTTGCGATTACTCATAATACAAGTGGCGTGAAAGCTGGTACATATAAATCTGTTACTGTTGACACTTATGGTCATGTAACGGCTGGTACTAATCCTACTACGCTAAGTGATTATGGTATTACTGATGCATTGAGTTCAAGTACGAAGTATGCTCTAAGTAATAGTGTTGGTGGCAATGCTTTAAAGGCTAATTTATTAGCTAATTTAGGTCGTCTTACAGATGCAAATGTTACTGTTACTGGCAGTGGTGGAGTAGCCACCTTCAAGGCATCAAGTTCTATGACTTCTCATAAGCCACCTAAAGATGGTCATATTTTGCATTTTTATTGGGATAACACAGGTAACTGGGATAGCCAAATGTGCATCTCGGCAGATTCTTCTCCTACTGTATATGTACGAGGAATGACTGGACAAGCTAATACCTATGGTGATTGGAAAACATTATTAGACAGTACAAATTATACATCTTATACTGTCAAGAAAGACGGTACAGGAGCAAGTGGCACATGGGGAATTAGTATAACAGGTAATGCTGCTACCGCAACTAAGGCTACATCTGCTGATTCAGCTACTAAGGCAACTCAAGATGGGAATGGAAATACCATTACATCAACCTATCTTCCTCTTACTGGTGGAAGCGTGACTGGTACTATAACTACATCAGCGTCCCAAATTCTTAAATGGACTCCTTCGACTACTGACAATAATGACACTGGATGTAGTTGGTATGGAATTGGTACATATAAAGCGAGTGATGGTTATAAAAGGTTAAATATATCTCATTATTTTGGTATCAATTTTACTACTAAAAATTCAGATAGTTGTTTTACTCATAATGGTAATACTATAATTACGTCTGCAAATATCGGATCTCAATCGGTTGCTTACGCCACTAAAGCAACCCAAGATGGTGCAGGCAATGTAATTACATCTAAATATGTCACAATAGATACAACACAAACCATATCAGGAGCAAAAACCTTCTCGAAGGAAACAACGATTTCATCTGCCACAGTTTCGACCAGTAAGACCACTGGCGCACTGAAAGTAAAGGGAGGAATCGCTTCTGAGGGGCAAATAAGCGCAGATAAAGTAATGATTGGTGATAAGTGTACATTAGAGTATGATGCCAATTTACAGTGCTTAAACTTCGTTTTTGCTTAATGATATATGTATTTTTAAGGAGAGTAGGGAACGGTACTACTCTCCTATTTTATAAAGAAAGGAGTGTGATAGATTGTTATGTTTATGGTTGCCATTCACAGATGGGACAACGAAAAATTATGGTTTAACAAATATGGATGTAGTAGACTATGGAACTTCTGTATATGACCAAGGAAAACTCGGTAAATGTAGATCGTTTGTTGGTAATGGATATTTACAGTTATCTAACGCTTTTGGAATTGAATCGGGAAAAGATTTTTCTTGTTGTTATTGGATAAAAGAAATAAGTAATAATATATTATCTAAATTTAGAGTTGTATATCAATGTGGCAATTTAATTATTGGACATTATGGTAACAAATTTGATATTTATAGTATTACTGGTAATACACTTGATCTTACTTATGTTTGTGACACGACAGAATGGGTTCATTGCTGTATGACATATCAAAGCTCAAACAATACTGTAACAATATATATAAATGGAGTTAAATGCTCGACATCACAACCTAAAAATTTAACTGGTTTATCAGGCACAACAGCTCTTATTGGTAAAAGAAGTTCTGAAACTTATCTATTTGAGGGGTATTTAAATGATTTCAGAATTTACAATACATGTCTTTCCCCACGTCAAGTCAAGGAAATATCAGAAGGATTAGTCTGCCACTACCCTCTCGGAGAAGTTGATGGAAAAATTGGTGGTAGGAATCTGATCAAAAACGGCAAAGGAAACGTGAAAGCAGGTTTTTTCAAAAATTTTCCAACTGTAACAGACGAATATGGTGAGTTCACTTTAAAATCAAAAAAAACATATAAAGGTATTATACTTGACGGATTTGTATATGAATGCAGAGATTACCCAGTTGGTGAAAAATATACATGGTCGTATGACATAATGTACACTGCTTGGAATTTTCCTACAGGTTCTAATAGGGGGGAACTCTGGATGGGACAAAGATATGTTAATGCCCCAAGTGGAGAAACCGCCACTGGTGCTTGGAGAGGGGTAACTCAACATAATTTACCCGTAGTAGGGCAAAACGGATGCGAATTAAATAAATGGTATCATGTAAAGCAAACCGTTACTATTCCTCAACAAGCATCTTCAAATGTTGGACAACAGGGTATTATATCTTTTTATAATTCAAACGCAAATGTTGAGGCGAGTTTTACAGCACGGCTTAAGAATGTAAAACTCGAAAAATCTTCTACTGCTACGCCTTGGACACCAGCTCCTGAAGACGATGCTTCTTTTTATGATAATGTAATCTACGATACAAGTGGTTATTGTAATAATGGTAGTGTAACAGATTCTACATGTCCTACTTGGTCAAGTGATACACCTAGATACAAAGGAAGTTATGCGTTTAATGGAAATAAGCAGGTAATTGACACTCCAAATGTATTTCACCAAGAAGATATTACTATATCATTCTGGTTTAAAAGACTTAAAGACACAAATACAAGGCAATTTTTATTTACTATTTGGGAGGGGTTTTCCTGTGAATTAACGGCTGATGACATTCCACTTTTTAGAATCGCTACAGATGTATCTCATGCGGTTGATGCTTTATCTGATAAAAAAATTACTGTTAATGATGGATGGACTCATTTTTGTGGAGTGTATAAAAATGGTGAGTATTCAAAAATATATATTAATGGACAATTAAAAAAATCTGTTTCAAGTGCATCTAAAATATATTGGAATATTCATTCTTCCAAAATAGGTATATATAATAGCCTTAATACATATTATAACGGACAAATATCAGATGTAAGAATCTATGCTACTGCCCTTTCCGATTCTGATATTCTTGAATTATATCAATCCTCTGCATCAGTGGATAATAATGGAAACTTAATGTTAGCTGGCGAGGTGATTGAAGAATGAGTAATATAACTAAGCAAGGGAATTTGATTACTACTGAAATATATGAAACAGATGCAGTTGTTGAAGATGAGAATTTATTAAAATACGCAATCAATGATAACATCAAAATCAGAATTGCGAATGATTTTGTCGTTTGTAATGAAATATGGGAAATTTAAAATTAAGTAATTAACACACATAGAGTCTACTTCGGTAGGCTCTTTTATTATGTAGAAAGGAGTGTTAAATGCGAAGTTACGTTCTAGTAAACAATAAAGAAACTTATACTCTTGTGAAGTTTTCCGCACAGGATTTTGCGAATGATCCTGTGCTCTATTTGCAGACAGATTACTTACATGGAGTTAAGGAGAATTTCAAGAAAATAACAGCCATTCAGGTATTTCAGAATGATATATCTGTTGGCTTATATGAGATATATGATACATACTCTGACATTACAGACTGTGGCGCACAGTACAATGAAGATGTGAACCAATTTGTCGATTGCTTGGCGGTTAGACTAACAAAGAGTAATCTTGCTGAACAAGTTCAGAGTTTACAGGATATTATTAGTCCTGTTATAGATTTTAATACAATGTCTGATGAGGAAATTAAGACATATAAGAAAGACATTCTTAATAATACCTGTACAGCAGAAATATCAAAGGGTGTACAAATAGAAACAGATAAGGGCACAGAGACATTCAGCCTTGAACAACATGATCAGAACAATATCTCTTCTCTCTGTTTGACTGCAATGCAGAATCCAGCAGTTGCATATCTTCCATATCACTCAAATGGTAACGAATGCCGTATGTTTCCTGCTAAAGTAATTATATCACTCTATCTTCAGATGCAATTAAAGATTACTCAGGAAACTACTAAATGTAATCTGCTTCGTGTACAGTTAGACGGAGAGACAGACAGAGATACAATTATGTCTTATACATATGACACACCTCTTAATGAATCATATCAGGCACAGTATAACGAGATTATAGCTAATACTCTTGAGATTATACAGGGACTTATTGCTGGGTTTATGGGCGGTTCAGGAACTACAGATGGCTCAGATAATACACCTGATACAGACACATCTACATCAGAAAGTGGTGATTCAGATGGCGAAAATACAGAAACTACTACAGAAGATACTACAGCTAACTAACATTGGTATAGTATCTGGTTTTATATATTGTGGTTTAGAAATTTTATGGCGAGGTTGGACACATTGGACGATGTTCATACTCGCTTTTATTGTGGGAATTATCATTTCACAGTACAACAATATATTCACATATGATATGGATTTAGCATGGCAAGTGCTGTTTGGTGGTTTGACTTCTATCATGTTGGAATATTTATTTGGTATTACATTCAATCAAGATTTTACCATATGGGACTATAGAGGACTTTGGGGAACATTTGCACATAATCAACTTAATATCCTCTTTTGTTGTGCTTGGTTTGTGATTGTATGTATATCAATTTTTATATTGGACTGGTTTGAGTATAAGGTGCTTCATGATGAAAATAAACCTTATTATGTTGTGTTTGGACATATATTCAGACCGTATGGAGAATAAGTTAATGGGCTGTTATATGCCCTAATTTTAGTTGAGAAAAAGGAGAAAATATTATGTCATTTAATAAGAAGATTACAACAAAGGAATTTTACAATATTGAACTCATCAACGTAGCTGAGTGGTATTCACAGAGTAGACAGACTGATAGAAACAAGTTCAACTCTCTTCCATTTCAGGTACAGCTTGCTCTCAGAACAAATATTAAGGAAATCGGTAAGACTTATGAGAGTTTTATGGAGATGAAGAGAGATCTCTTGCAGTCACTTGGCGACAAGTATGTTGCTGATGGTAAAACTGAGGAAGTTGAAGAGAACGGTCAGAAGAACGTAAATGTCAAGGAAGAGTTCAGAGAGGAATATCAGAATGAGTTAGCTGAGTGCGATAAGAAGCTTCAGGAAGTTCTTAGAGATAAGACACAGGTAACTATCACTACATTTGATATGGATTCAATGTACGAGACTCTGCCTGATGACTGTGGACTCAATATGGATGATATAGAAATGCTGTCATTTATGGATAAGGTAGATGATGAGGAAGATAAAAATACAACGGAGGGCGAGTAATATCGCTCTCTCAGAAAGGAGTGATTTTGCTTGGCACAATTAGGAAATTTGCTTGTTACAGGATCGAGTAGATTACTGGGCAAGCTTTTTTGTAATGATATAAGTGTTAAGACGTTGAGTGCGACTAATTTCACGGCAACAAATATAACGACAAGTGGATTGACTGTTAATGGTAATGCTACGACTACTGGTACGTTGAATGTAGGTAATTCACAAGCTAATGGTAAAATATCTATTAACGGAAAGGTGTCTATTAGAGATTATGCGAACAATGGTTGGCTTGGTATAAATGATACGGGTGCTTGGACAAGTGGAGTTTATTTTGGTTCTAGTGTAATAAGAACAGACGGTGGCTTTCAAGTAGGCGGTAGTGGCAAGATTGTATTAAATACATCTTCTGCAAAATTCAACGTACCAGTCACGATTAACAACTCTTTCGCTGCTAATAATATCACAGCTACCAATGTAACGGTTAATGATACCCTCAAGGCATTCAAATACGAGTTAAATACTATTCAAGATTTGGGTGGTGAGTTCTGTGTTGCTCCTACAATATATATTCAATCAGGTGCAACAGTTAATGCATCTAAAGCAAGTTCTACAACCATTACTGTTTCTATTTTAGATAAAACAGCAATTACTTCTGATTCTATTCAAGGTGTTCGTTGGGCACAAAATTCTAAAATTAAGTTCCAAGGTAAAATTGACGGATTGAATATTAGATGTAGTGGCATTATGGCTGCTAAATTGAATACAACTGCTAATACTATGTCACTAACACTTACAGTCGAATCTGCGATAGCCGATCATTTTGCTACGGCTAAAAATGGTGTATCATATAGTGATATTAGTGTAATGCTCTATCAGAGATACGGTAAAAAGATTGGCTCAACTACTGAGAATGTATATTCCCCTGTCGGAATTAGAATGTCTGCTACAGGTAATGCAAATTCTGCGCCTTATGTTGATATTTGGGGCAATAAATCAAACTCTGATCCTGATACAGTGTATACTGTTCCAAGTGTGAGACTTGGTTACCTTGATGGATTAAAATGTGGTACTTATGATTGCGTTGGTTATGGTTTGTATGCGGATAATGTATATCTGAATGGTACTATTATAAGTAATTCAGGAACTATCGGTGGGTTTAATATTAACACTAATGCATTGGTTAATGGAACTTGGGGAACTGACAAGTCAGTATTAATGTCAACAGGAACGACAGAAAATAAAGCAGTTGGTGGCTCATCCGCTATTTCTGGTTGGTGTTTCACTGCTGGTTCTAAATTTGGTGTTACTACAAGTGGTGATTTATATGCAAGCAATGTAAATATAAGTGGTAAAGTAACGTCAGATAATATTACAGCAACTTCTGGTAGTATTGGTTCTTTTAAACTTGATTCTACATATTTACAGTCGTCTGATAAAACAGTTGGACTTAGTGCAACTGAGACTAATTGGGCATTTTGGGCTGGTGGATCTACAGGTGATACTGCTAAGTTTAGGGTGACTCGTGCAGGTACTTTATACACAAGAGATATCACTGCTACGGGTGGTACTATCGGTGGATGGAATATCACTGATGACACTATTGAAGGCAGTAATACATATAGCGATATTTTATATACCATTGGAATGAAAAATGTAGTGAGCGAGTCAGGGGATAATTATACTAATATCAGTGATCAAGCATTTATCTATTCGGATATAACCAAGGATCAAGTTACAACGAGAACTATAAGTATTAGACCAAATGGACAGATTCATCTTCAAGGTACGTCTTTATCTGCGGAATCAAATGGAGGAGAACCTGGATATTGTATTGTACATAATAATGGATTTCAAGTTTTGTCCCCTGATAAAAAAAGAACATATTTTCGAACTGCAATATTACACAACTCTGATAATAGCTCATCAGGACTTTATAATAATTTTACCTTATATACACAGACTATGACATCAACACATATAAATATTTGTAATTTAGATGATTATGCTAATCTTATAAATTTAAACTACGGAATATATTGTTCAAAGGATGCGTATTTTGGAGCGAATACAGAATTTGGTAATTGGAAAATTTCAAATACAAGAATAGCTAGTTCCAATACTATTAGTATGGGCGCAAAAGAAGCTGGAATTATGATCGTTAATGAAAAAGATAAACCTTATGTCTTAGTTCAAAATTCAAGTGGAAATTCTTTGTTTTCAATTGAAAAAAATGGTTCTATTACCCATAATGGTAATACAATTGGGCAAACATATGTTAATTCTTTTACTGATAATAAAGCAATATCTAATGCTGTATGGGCTAACACGGGAGTAAATATTACTTTACCAGCAGGTACTTATGTGATTATGGGTAGCGTACATTTTGCCAATGCAAAAGGAGGTAGACGTGCTATAAGATTTGCATCTGGTTCAACAGGTTTGGCTTATACAGAACAAATTGTTCCCGTTGATAGTAATGCAACTATTAATTCTGCACTTCAATGTCAATGGATTGTTTCGCCAACTTCTCAGACAACATATAATTTACAGGCTTTTCAGGCATCAGGTGGAAGAATAAATATGACATCAAGTTATATTAAAGCTGTGCGAATATCATAGGAGGTGGAATATGAATATATTAGATTTTACATTTAATGGGAAGAAATTATCTGATTTTGGTTATATCTGTTGCAACTTTGACAGTTCATCAGGAACAGTTGAAGTATCATCCGGTGCTGACGTGACGTTGAACCAAGAGAAACCATCAGGATCGAATAAATTCAATTTATATTCTACTTCTTATGATGAACCATTTACTCTTTCAGTTTCAATATGTTTGAATCCTTGTGGAAACTATGAGAATATGGATATATCAGTTGAGCAAGCAAGAAAAATACAGAAGTGGTTAAGTTTGAGAAATAAGAAGTTCAAGCTTGATGTTATAGGGTTTGAGAATATATATTGGGTAGGAACATTTACTTGTAAGCAAGTAATGCTTAATAGCTTGATAATTGGCTTTAATTTGACATTTACAGCAAATACACCTTATGCCTTGCAGGAAGATAAATCGTTCAATATAGAGCTATCAGACACTCTTGAAAGTGATATTGTATTCACTTCTGATGTATATGGATATATTGATGCAGATTATGTTATTACAGTCAAGGAAGCTGGTAATTTGAAATTTGATACATATTACTATAATCCTAATACTGAGTCGTATACTCTTGATAGGGAATTCACAGTGCAAAATTGCATTGCTGATGAAAAAATATATGTCAAGGGTGATACTCAGCTTGTAACCAGTAGTAGGACTGTTCATGAGTTAGGCAAGGATTGTAATTTTATTTTGCCGAGAATAGTTAATACTTATCAGAGCGATGATGAAGAAGTTAGAAATAAGATCAAGAGTAATTTGAAATGTAACGTTCAGATTACATACAATCCAACAGCTATGATTGGATATGGATATAAGAGTTAA